ATGGCAAGAGTAAGAAAAGTAGAGCTTACATCAGAAGAAATTAAGGCACAAATTACATCTATAGAAGAACAAATTACTAAGCTTACAGAAGATATCAAAGGCTTGAGAGTGCAGAAAAAGAATCTTTCTAAAGATCTTGTTGCAGCAGAGAAGAAAGAAGCAGCCGCAAAAGAAGAACAATCTATGAAGGATATTGCCAAATTACTTCGAGAAAAAGGACTTTCTGTAGAAGACGTTCGGAATATGCTTGATAAAGAATCAAAGTAAAAAAATGGGTAGCCAAGTATAATGCTTGACTACCCATAAATTATAGTACATTGTCTTTTATATATCTGACTTCCAGAGATTCAATATCTGGAAGTAATTTCTCATGATAAATATCATTTCCACCAGCCTTTTCATAAAGCTTTCCCATCTCTAGGAATGTCTTTAATCCATCTGGTGTGATGTATCCTTGTGCCATAAAGTCTCTATGCATTCTCCAGAGAGAACTTCTAAATGATGCTACAGTACACTCATCTTGATTAGTTATAAAGTTCTGCATCAAAGTTGTAAGATCAGTAAGCTGTGTGCTCAGAGTATTTTGATTTGTTCTCAGATCATCTCTGATATTAATGGACTGGTCATGATAATTATGTTGAGACTGCTCAAAATCAGCAATTTTCTGTTCCATATCAGACAACTTCTTCTCTAAAGCTTTCTTCTGTAGAGATGCTTTTGTTTCGAGACCAAGAACATCAAGAAGTTTCTCCCATCCAGCTTTTAAAGCTATAACAAGCATTGCACAAAGAAGTAAAGATATGATCACATTGATCTCACCAAACTCATGGATTTTCTGTATCTGTTCAATACCCATGACGTACCTCCTTATGCCTTAATGATATATTTGGCTGATACATAGCCAACATATTCTTTTTTAGTGATTGATACTTTGTACCATCTGTCACCTTTAGTATCTTTTGTAACTCCGAGGACATTAATAAGATTGTCTTTATTTAACATCGGATACTCTGGAAGTAACGGATGTTCAGTACCGGGTTTTTTGCGAACATTCAATTTACTTGCAGTTACTTTTCCTACAAATGGATATTTTTTTGTAGTTGTTGCAGCAGGAGTATTAGGATTTTTAATGTTAGATTTTTCTACATACCCTATATATTTTGCAGCGATACGAACCTGATATCTTGTACCAGATTCACCGATGATATCCACAAGATTACCTGCATTAAGTTTAGGATATGTACTTAACTTAGAAGCTCCTGTAGCGCCTGAGAATACATCTGTTCCATTAGCTGTACAAGAACCTACCCATGCAGTATAAGATGGCTGTACAGGTGCAGGAGATGATGTAGAAGAGGTGTTAGAAGTTAAGATGGATGTGACAATAGAATAGTCTGGACGACAAAACTTTGTCCCAGGGAGATTTGAATTATAATAACTCTTAGCATAAACTCCACCACCATTTGGAACAATAGAAGAGCCTCCTGAAGTGTTACCTTCAATAGTATAAAATTTATCTCCTTCGACTTTTGTTACTAATCCAGTATGAGCGAATGTACCATTACGATAGAAGATTACAATGTCTCCTCGCTGTGGATTTGCATACTTTGTGAAGAGATTTCCAAGAGTAGGACAGTATACATAAGGCCAATGTTTAAGGAGTTTTTTAGCTACATCAAGACCGAATGTTTTCATCATGCACCAACTCACAAACGCTGCACACCAAGCCTGTGCCTGATACTGAGGATATACGTCTCTCCAGTATTTAGTGTAGTTATTGTAACCTGCATTTGCAGTTTTATCATCAAGCTGAGAATTAGATTTCTTCTCTAAATATCCAACCTCATTTTCAGCGCAAGCAATAAGAGCATCAATAGCTTTATCTTTATTCATAGTATCACTTCCTTGTGTAGTTGTTGGTTTGAGAGAGTTTGTAGAAGTAGTAGAAGATTTAGAATAGTCTTTATAGAATACACTTCGATCGGTTTTTGTTGGAATACCAGGAATGGTTGCCTTACTAGAATATTGCCATCCAATAACACCAGTAGAAGCAGGAACTCTTAATCTTTCCTGTAATTCACCGGTATCATTATTAGGATATCGGGCAACCCAGCAATCGTACTTTTTAGCACCTTCTGGCAACTGGTTCTGATACCAAGAATAACCACAATAAATGCCAAATTTATATCCAGCTTTGACAATAATAGCTCTAAAAGCTTCGATCATTTTCATCATTAAACTGTCAGATAAGTTCTCCTGACATTTATCCTCTATATCAAGAAACACTGGATAATCCAGTTTTCTTTTATTCAATGTTTTAATAACTACATTTGCTTCATTTTTAATCTGAGCAATAGTAGTAGCATAGCTGTATTTATAGACTCCAACAGGAATTTTATTCTCAATACAGCCTTTATAATTAGGTTCGAATGTGCTATCAACAATATTTCCTTTTTCTGTAATTCTTAGGATAGCGAAGCCCATTCCATAACTAGCAACAGTTTTCCAGTCGATGTTTCCATTCCATCTGGAAACATCAATTCCTTTAATTTCTGCCATAATATCAAGCCTCCTTTTAGTCAATAAAAAAGAGAGGCTTTTAATCCTCTCTTTCAAGTTCTTTCAACATATTAAGTTCTGATTCAGAAATAATCTCAAGCGCCCATTCATCTGGCACATAGTTTTTCATTCGCTTACTTATATTATTTTTTCTATAATATTTATTCCAGAAATACAGATTCCCAAGAGCACGAGCTTTATGCATAACACATATATAAGTAGCTTTTGAGTCAGGAGTACCATTCACTTGATAATCATAACCAGAACAATTAGAACATCCTGCAGCTATAGGACAATAGAAACATTCATCTGTACTCTGTGTCCTTCTATCTATTTTTGCCATACAATTAATTCTGCATTTATAACATTCTGTGCATCCTATACCATTATCTACATCACCAATAGAGTACGGTTCTTGCTCTCCATTAAGAGAAGATTCCATATATCTGATACATGGAAATATGCGACCTTGAGGATCGCAAGCAATCATTGAATTACCAACGCCTCCACACCAACTTTGTAAATCATCAGGATCTTTAGGCTGAAAGAAGTCTTCATTATAAAGAGAACAGAAGAAATCACGTTCAAAATCAAAATTCTGTTCCAAGAAATAATCAGATATACGTTTCATTTGATCATAAAGAACAGTTGCATGTACAGGTGTCCAACCCTTTTCATATACACAATTGGCATTGATTTCATCATATCCAAGATCGACCATATGCTTAATAGCATCGTATAGAAAGCTGATATTGCCCGGAGCAATTGTGATCTTGCTTCCCATATGATTTCCACGTTTCATCCAATCTGACGCAGCATCGACAGCTATGTCATAACTTGGACCACCATCTGGAAAAACTCGACAGGAATCATGTAATTCTTTATTCCCATCAATAGTAACTGAGAAAGATAATCTATTGGCCCACTTACGAAGAAATGCTTGTACTTTTTCGTCTCTGTATAAAACACCATTTGAACAAATAGAGAACATAGTTTTCATGGCCCAAGGATGATCCAACTCTATGAGTTTATCCATAATATAAGTACAGATTTGATCTATAAGCTCTATCTCAAGAAAGGGTTCTCCTCCAATGAAATCTACAACCAATCCAGGAGATTTCTCTGGATTGATATAAGATTTAAAACCTTTTTCACCTGATACAACTAAATCAAAGAATTTCTTAGCTGTTTCAAACGACATTCGATTTTTTCCTTTGTGTCCTTGGTAACAATATAGACACGCAAGGTTGCAATCATCAGTTACTTGAAAAGTGATACTCTGTGTTAATATTCTTTGTCCGTCATCGGTTTTTACCTTCTTAGATGGATAAAGTCTAGCTATCTGGTCCGAATATTGTTCTGTCCTTTTCATGCTATTCCCTCTAATTCTGGAATCTCACAATTACATTTAATAGTAATAGTCATTTCGTCAGAATTATTTGGAATAATCCAACTATACTGATGACCTTCGAGGTATTCTGGGATGTATTCCTTTGCCATCTCATTTGCAAGAGCAGCATACTTTCTCTGTAATTCTGCACCACGTTTATTGTAAGACATAAGAGTATCTCCATTGATGAGTTCTAAATCGCTTGGATGTGATTCAATAACTCTCTGTACAATGTCTTTTACGAAGTTTAATTCAAAATTAACTCTTTCAAGCTCTGTAGCTTTTTCTTTATCAACCTTTACGATTATTTTTCTCATATCCTTATATTCCTTTCATTCTTAATTATTTATCAGAAGCTGTTTCCGTTTTTTCTTTAGTTTCTTCTTTAGTTTTTTCTGTTGTTGTTTCAGTGGTCTCAGTAGGAGCTATGGTTTTATCTGCAGCTAATGAGATATTAATAACACTTCTTTCATTGGAGATTTCTTCTGAAATACTTTCAATTTTCATTCCAGTATAATCTTTCTGGGTATTCCCATAAATAATTTTAAAACCTGTTCTATTTTCATCAGTAATCATATCCTTAATAGTGTTTAAAGATTTATCAGAATTGAAGATAGAAATAGTAGCCACGATATTTCTATTCATATCATTTCCCAACCCATCTTTATATCCTTCATATGAATATGTATCGTTAGCACGAGTAATAATTAGTTCTTGTCCATCTTTTAAAATAAGTTTCATAACAATTCCTCCTGTAATTTAAACATGGACCAAAGCATTACACTTTGATCCATGATCCGTTTTGTTTTACAAATATTTTTCCTGATTTACGGGTGATTCGACAGAAACCATTTCCGGTATGGCCTGTTTCATTTGTTCCATCAGGTGATTTAAATGATTGATTTCCTGCTATAGTTTGCGCATTGGTAAGGTAGTAAGAAGAATTTACATAATTACCACTTGGATAATTAGCAGCAGTAGCTGAAGTGTAAACATATCCTGAACCTCCGCCATTATAGTCTTGGTAGTTAGTACTATCACTATAATCAGAACATGCACCACCGCCATACCATCCACCTCCGCCACCGCCGGAACCATAATTATAATTAGTTCCAGAAGTTGTTGCAGAACCACCTTGACCAAACGAACCATTTGTACCTGCAGCAGTTTGTGTAGCTCCATATCCAGAAGCAGAAGAACCACCAGTAGTTCCACCGCCATATTTTGTTGTAAGCGAATTTTCTGATGATGAACCTCCACCGCCACCAGCGACAATAACTCTAGCATAAAGATCATTTTTTTCTATACGAACATCGGTTGCACCGCCGCCGCCTTGTCCATAACTACTATAATTATAAGTTCTTGAACAACCTTTTCCTCCTCCGTTAAATCCACCAGGTGTTTCACCTGTTGAAGTTGTAGCTTCTGGTTGTCCACCAACATAAATATATAAATCCGTAGAATTTTTAGTTAGAGTTATGGTTCCGACAGAATATCCTCCAGCACCACCATAATAACTACTATATGAACCTCCTTGAGCACCCCAGCATTCTATTGTATATTTTCCTCTTGGAAGTGATATAGCTTGAGCTGTTCCTGTATAAGCAAAATCCATTACGGCATTAGCGCCAGCATCATAAATTTTATTGTTCATCTTCATAAATACTGGAGCTGCTTTTTTAATTTCATTGTTCATTTTACAATGTAGAGTTTTCTTTTTGATATAACAGGTAATCCTACAATAGCCATTATCAGAATGACCAGTTTCTGTAGTGCCAGAAGGAGATTTAAAAGATTCATTGCCAGATAAATTAGAAGCATCAGAAAGATAGTAAGATGAATTTAGAAGACAGCCTTGAGGATAGTTAGAAGCAGAAGAGGAAGTATAAACGTAACCAGAACCACCTCCGCCACCGCCATCATCATCTCCAGAACCATCAGGATAAGTACCTTGTCCACCGTACCATCCTCCGCCACCGGCTCCACCATAACCTGAAGCGTAATAACATCCAAAACCACCGAAACCAAAACCAGCAGCACAATTAGAAGAAGAGTTTGTAGTACCTTGTGAATTAATAGCACTTAAAGATGAATATAAAGCAGTTTGAGATCCACCATACCCATATGAACCACATCCAAAATTTCCCCTAGTACCAGATACACCACCTGCATACCCGCCACTATAATTAGGACTACCATCAGAACCACCGCCACCTGCAACAATTACTCTTGCATATAAAGAAGCACTTCCAATACGAATATCAGTAGCGCCACCACCACCTTTATAATTGTATCTATATCCACCACCATTGAAACCTCCGGGATAGATTGAATTTGATGCTGATGTAACAGAATTTCCAGATCCACCAACATATATGTATATAGTAGTTTTTTGAGTCAATGTTAAAGTTCCTGTAGAATAGCCACCTTTTCCACCATAACTAGAATTAGAACGATAACCTCCCTGTGCTCCCCAGCATTCAAGAACATATTTTCCGGGTTCGAGGGTTACAGATTGAGCTTTACCTGTATAAGCAAAATTCAATACACTCTTTTCCGAGTTTCCACCGTACACAGAAGATACAGAACAAATAGCAGTACAATTATTATCACATGAAGCTTCACAAGAAAAGCCGCATGAATTATCACAAGAACCACCACATCCACCTGTACAGGTTCCTTTGCATCCGCCAGTGCAGTCATTGGCGCAAGTGGTAGTGCAAGTAGTATTACAAGTGCCAGAACAACCACCAGAACAGGTAGAATCACAACCATAACAACCAGTATAACAACCGGAATCACAATTTCCTGAGCAATTACTTGAGCAAGATCCACCACAACTGGTGCAATCGTTGGCACAAGAAGCAGTGCAAGTATGCTCGCAATCATAAGCACAAGTAGCAGTACATGCAGCATTGCAATCATTAGAGCACCTTTGAGCACAGGCGCTTGTACAATCTCCATCACAGTTGTTCCCACAGCCAGTGCATCCGGTTACACAAGCACTTGTACAAGCTCCAGTACAGTCATTAGCACATTTGGCAGTACAGTCAGAACAAGTACTTCCTGAACCTCCCTTACAAGTTCCATCACAATATCCAGAACATCCACCAATACAGTTAGTAGAGCAAGAACCACCACAAGAACCACCACATCCACCAGATGATGAATGAGTGCAGTTGGTAGCACAAGAAGTTCCACATCCACCAGAGCAAGCCATAAGCCTCACCTTCCTTTCAGTCTTTTATTCATAAGTAATCCAAATATCTCCATTCTTTCCGTCACTAGCTGCAGGTTCCGTTGTTGAAAGATGAATACCTATTTCAGCTAACGACCAGCTTACGTTTCCAGATCCATTTACAGATTTACTTGTATTTCCTACAGTAACGGTTCTTGTTGTTCCCCAATTAGCAGTAGTAATATTAGCTGTACCATCAAAATTCGTACCATTAATAGTTCGTGCGGTTTTTAGTTTTTTAGCAGAGCCGCCACTACCTGTTCCGTGAAATATAATCGGCATAGTTAAGCCCTCCTTTTATAAATCTATGTGTTTCCAACCAGAGTTCGTTTTTACGTATAATCCATATTGTGTTGGGTTCAAATTTGTAATTCTGCAGAATCCATTGCCTGTGTGACCAGTTTCTGCTGATCCTGTAGGAGAAGTAAAAGAAGTGTCTCCTGCGATAGTCTGAGCATTTGTGAGATAATGAGTAGAATTTAGTAGACATTCGTTAGGGTAATTTTTAGCTGTAGAAGAGGTATAAACATATCCTGAGCCTCCTCCACCCCAACGTCCATCAGAGTCAGAATCACTGTCATAGGCTCCGCCGCCACCGTACCAGCCGCCTCCTCCGCCACCACAAGAGTAGCCGGAAGCATTTCCGCCTTGACCAAAAGTAGCCTGAGTGCCTGTACTCCAAGTTATACCACCTGCAGTTTGTGAGGCACTACCGCCAGATCTATTTTGACCAGTAGTATAAGAACCGGTAGTGTTATTATAATAGCCATCTCCACCATATTCTCCACCGCCACAACCACAAGGATTAGCATTGGCACTTGTTACACCAGCTCCGCCGCCACCTCCGGCTACGATAACTCTTGAATATAGAGAATTTTGACCTATACGAACATCTGTAGCTCCTCCACCACCTCTACCAGAAGAAATACCAGTTCCTCCACCATTGAATCCTGCAGCAGTAGAAGAGGAAGATCCAGCCCCACCAACAGATATATAAACAGTAGTTGCTTCAGTAAGAGTAATAGTACCCTTGGAATAACCACCGTATCCGCCTATGTAACTACTGTAAGTTCCTCCTTGGCCACCCCAGCATTCTATTGTATACGTACCTGGTTTTAGAGTTTTAGATTGTACTGAACCTGTATAATTAAAATCCATTATGTTGTTCTTAGCATGAGTAAGATATATTACATCTGATAATTTAGTGATTTTTACATGTCCATTACCAGAATGACCAGTTTCTGTAGAACCAGAAGGAGCAGGGAACGATTGATCTCCGGCAATAGTTTGAGCATTAGAAAGATAATAAGAAGAGTTAAGTAAACAACCATTTGGATAATTTGAAGCAGTGACAGAAGTGTAGACATAACCTGATCCACCACTAGAACCGCCCGTATATCCGGCTCCGCCACCTCCATACCAGCCGCCTCCACCGCCAGAACCGCCTTCTGAAGAACCGGAACCATTGCCACCTATACCAAAAGTGCCAGCTGTGGGCATTATATTGTAAGCTGAAGTATAAGCTATTCCTCCTGCTGTTTGAGTACTATTGTAAGATGAATTATAGTTTGATAAGCCTAATATTCCACCGCCAGCGGCACCTTTAATTGTCCATCCTGTTCCAGAACCGCCGCCTGCAACAATTACTCTTGCATATAATGAATCAGTTCCGATCCTTATATCCGATCCACCGCCACCAGAACCTCCGGAACCACAAGTATAATTTGACCCACCGCCGTTAAATCCACCATTAACAGTAGAATAGCTACCGGTATTTGATTTAGTTTGTCCTTTTCCACCAGAATATATATATACTTCTTGTGTTTTACTTAATGTAATGGTGCCAACACTATATCCACCAAGACCACCAACTGCATTTATATTAGAATTACCATTAGATGATCCATTCCCACCTTGAGCGCCCCAGCATTCAAGTTTATATGTACCAGGAGCCAATGTAACAGTTTGAACCGAACCAGTATAATCAAAATTCATAACAGAACCATTATAATTAGCAGATCCAACGCCGTACATTTTGTTATTATTTAATTTGAAATAAAAAGCAGTAGCCTTTTTCATTGAATTGTTTATTCTGGTATATAGCGCCGTATTCTTGCATTCAATAACAGTAATTCGACAATAGCCGTTCCCAGAGTGCCCTGTCTCAGATGAACCTGTGGGAGATGTAAAAGAAGTGTTACCTGCTATGGTTTTAGCAGCAGATAAGTAATAAGAAGAGTTTAATAAACAACCTGACGGGTAATTAGAGGCTGTAGCAGAAGTATAAACGTAACCAGATCCTCCAGGAGAGCCAGATGTGTCACTTCCACTGCTACCGGTAGCTGGAGTTGTTTGACCACCGGCTGGATCAGCACCATACCATCCACCGCCACCACCTCCACCATCATAGGAAGTATGACCGCCGATTCCAAAATATCCACTTGGAGCAGTTTGACTACCAGGTGTTCCAGAACCTGAAGTTCCGCCAGTTTCACCGCCACCATATCCGCCAGTTTCGTTGTCTTCACCGCCACCTCCGCCACCTCCAGCTACGATAACACGAGCATACAATGAATCGGTACCAATACGGATATCGGATGATCCACCGCCACCACCAGCACCTTCGCTTGTGCTGGAAGCCCAAGATGAACCACCATTAGGAAATCCACCATCTGCTTTACCGTTGCCACTTATGCTACCAACTCCACCAGTATAAATATATATAAGTGTTTTTTGGTTTAGTGTAATAGTTCCAGCGGAGTATCCACCTTTTCCGCCCATACCAACCTCTATTCCTGAATTAGAAGAACTGTATCCTCCTTGAGCACCCCAACACTCCAACTTATATGTACCTTTAGGAAGTGTTACAGTTTGGACAGTACCAGTATAATCAAAGTTTAAAATATCACCAGTTTTAATATTACTCATCGCCATACACCACCCACATATCACCAGGTTTACCATCAGTTATTTTAGGTTCTTCAGTAGAGAATGTCACATTCCTTAACTGAGATTTCATAATATCTGACTGATAAGCAGTTACAGCTCCATTAACGACCGGTTTATTCTGTAATCCATTGTAATCAGTTGTGCCCGGATCACCTTTATCTCCATAAACACCTATAACGGTTGCATTTGTATACAGATGATTATTATTTGATAAAACAAATTCATGATAGCACCACAAATATTTGTTTGTAGATGTCATAACCTGAGCGGAAGTCGCCCATCCAGTAGTTGATCTGGTCACTCCCTGCGATTTAGAACTTGCAAGATAATGAGGGATAACACTTGAAATACCAACTCCCTGATCACCTTTGGGCAGTGTAAAATTTAATATTGCATCTGTATCTGTACCAGAATTGGTTACTGCAGCCGAAGTACCTGTTTTAGCAGTACCAATTTTAATAGTTGCATTCTTACCAACTCCAGCAAGACATTGTTCACCTTTGTAAATTGCCATGTTATCGCCTCCTTTTATAAATCATTTCTTATAACAATAGTAATGGGAATATCTACAGTTGGTTTCTCGGTTGCTTTTATAGTAATCTGATTTGTAGTCTGCCCTCCATCTGCTAACATAGCGTTCTGATATGCCTCTATTGCTTGAGATGATGCATTAGAAGCATAATTAATTTCTACTATATTTGAAGTAGTCGCACCAGATACAGGTAATACATATGTATACGGAGCAGAGGAACCAGTCCATTTACTAGCCGTGAGAGTAGTATTAACAAGTGTACTTTTCTTTGCATATGTTTTTTCCGATTTAGTACTTGAAAATGTACTGTTGGTTGTTACAGATGAGTCGTTAATAACATTTGCAGAATCATATTCATCAATAACATTGTAATAGGTATTTGCATTTAAAGTTCCAGCTTTCTTTTTTGCAAGATAGTTAGCTTTTGTAATTTCAACAGGAACATTAAGTCCCATCTGAGATAAGGTAATATCAGCAGTACCATCAAAAGATGCGTTACCAATTTTTCTAGGTGTGGATAATTTAATTGCTGATGTAGCAGCACCGCCAGCAGAAGAGGATCCTGCATAGTTATGAGTATGAGATGATGGTGCGAATGTAGATGGCTTACCTGTAACATTACCCCAAGCAACAGAATTTGCACTGCCAGCACTATTCGCATAAGATGCAGTACCGCTATCAGTACCAGAAACGATACTACTATATGCTTGTTTATGAAGTGCGGTACCAGCAGCTGCAATAGTAGCATAACACTCGGTAGATGTTTTTGCATCTGTTGCAGAGGTTCCACTTACTTCTGAAGAATTGACCAGCACCCAAGTTCTGCTAATACCACCACGCGCACCACTTGCAAGTGTACGGAAACAAGTTCCAGCATACGATCCTCCTGTTTTAAAGAAGGCATCTGCGTAAGTCTTTCCAAAAACATTGTAAATTCCGACTTGTACGCTATCCGCACTTAAGCCACAACGAACCAGCCATTTTACTTCAACTGTCGATGCTAAGCTGCTGTTATTCGTACGTAATACAATTCGTATAATACCGAAGCCACCACCACTATAATCCTGTGAGATAAAGAATGTGGTTGATTTATCTGAATAGCTTGCAGCAATAGTATCCAGTTTTGCGAATCGATGGAATGGATAATTGTTTTTGTCGCCTACACTCGCAGACGAACTATAAAATCCGATATTTGCAGAGGAGTTACCACTACCATCATAGTTAAAACTTAGCGTGATGTCAGTTCCACCAGATACGGTTCTAGCAGTTGCTAGTTTATTTGCGGAGTTTGCAGCACCACCAGAACTAGAACTTCCTGCATAATTGTGCGTATGAGAGGTAGGAGATTTCCCATTTAGAGCAGTTGTAATAGCATTTTGAGTCATGGTACCATCTGTAGCCGACCCAGTTTCAGTATAAAGCTTAGTTATTCCTAAGTAACTTGATGTACCTACAGAATATGTCGTATTTGTAGGGATTACCCATGCACCATCTGCACGAAGAAACTTTAATTGTTCTCCTATATTAGGTGCAGGAACAAGACCAGCACTTCCGGCAGAAGAAGAAGTAGCACCCTTCATGTTTCCATAAGTATGATCGGTAAATAATGCATCTGCAGGCACTGACTTACCAAGTGTATATGAACAAGCTACTGGTTTACCACCTGAGAAATATACTGGCTGAGTTGATGATCCAGCATTAGAAGTAAGAGCAGCGGCAGATGATGCGCTACCTGCAGAAATAGCATATTTAACACTTTTTGTGGCATCAGCAGTATTGTCAACGTTGCCTAATCCAACTTCACTTTTAGTATGCGTATGTGAAGACGGAGCTTTCCCGTCAACTAACTCTTTTAATATTTTACCCTGTGCAGCAGATAGAGACTCAGTTGTAGAGCTGCTTATTAGATTATCCTGAATACCTCGCCAAGTGTCACTTGAAGGAGGCGTATAGCCAAGAGCGCTTATTACATCGCTTTTTGTAAGATCAGCTTTTACATAAGAGAGTTCTGACCATTTATGCGTACCATCTCCCACTTTATGTTTACCGAATTTATCACTTGTAATTGCTATTTCTCCACTTAAAAGAACAGGATTATTTTTATTCCAATTAGCTTCCGTATCATATTTATGTTTGATTCGTATATTGAGATTTTGTTCTCCCATTGTGCACCTCCCTTTTTTAATTTTTATTTAAATAGATATAATCTATAATTTTCATATTTAGTAAAGCAGCCTCATAAAAGAGGCCACTTTCATTTAAACAGATGTCCCACAATTTAAAATAAGAGTATTGGCTCCATTAGTTAAATAATCAGTATTTAAACTTTTAACACTAAGAGCAACATTTCCTCCACCGTTAAATGCTACAGCATCAGCAACGGCACCTCCAGTAAGAGAGAAATTTCTTGATGCTGCAAGTTTTGTTGCAGAAGCAGCATTACCTGTACAAGCAGCCGCAGAAGTAGCAGTCGTTGCGTTACCCTGAAGAGCACCTGCAAAAGTAGTAGCAACAAGTTTCCCAGCAGTTGTATCAAGATATACACCTGTATCAAATACCTGTTCTCCAATACCAGTTGTTGCACTTGTAGTACCAGTTACATAAGCCTTTGCAGTAGTATTAAGAGTATTCTTTACTTTCTGGTCAGTTGTTTTGTAACCTTTTCCTTCAACAAAAGCGGCAACAGCTTTTGAAGTTGGAAGCTTAGTAGAAGTAGAAGCGGCTGCGATAGAAGAATCTACCTGTTTTGTAGCAGCTTCACCTACTGTAATCTCTCCAGACTTAGCACTTGTTGTAAGATTCTGTGTTGTAGTGGAATACTTAACAGTAGTAACGATTTCATCACCAGATGGTACAACAATCCATTTTGGATCCTTTGACATAGCGACTACTAAGTCACCGACCTTAGCTGTCACAGCAGCTCCTGTATAAGAATTATCAGCAGCTACAGAAACCTGAGTAATTACTTTATATGTATCGCCTATTACAACAGAAGATGTAGGAAGAGCAGTAGCAGTACCATTAGTTCCAAGTGTTCCTTTAAACACCATTGCATCAGAAGCAGCAATAGAACTTGAAATTTTGGCATCTACATACTGTTTTGTTGTTGGCTGTAAAGCATCAGTTGGATCGGCTGCAAGCGTTACTGTACCTGTGAATGTACCACCGGCTTTTGGCATAGCCGCGTCTGCTTTTGCACCCTGAGCGGATGTAGCATAGGCACCTGAAGCTGTGTAAGCAGCAGAACCTAGCCCTTTAACAGCAATATTGTCAGTAGCATTGCCGTTAACAGTTAATTTAATTGTGCCGTTATTAGTTCCAGAAGTAATAGATACAGACTGAACTGATTTATCTGCTTTAGCACCTTGTGCAGCTGTTGCAAATGTCTCGGCACCTTTAAATGCGGCAGAACCAAGAGCACCAGAGGCATGCGGAACTAACTGTCCGGAAGTATTTGTTACTACAGGAACATTGGCTGTCGTTCCAAGAGCGGCTCCATTTACAGGAACTTGTCCCTGTGAAGCTCCAGCTCCTTTATATGCAGCAGATCCCAATCCTTTTACTGCTATATCTGTTGCTGCTCCAGTTCCTGTTGTTACAGAGATTGTACCGTTCGCAGTGCCAGAAACTACTTTACGGACTGCGTTTGTAGCAAGAGTACCCTGTGCGGCAGTTGCATAAGCAGAAGTATTTGTATATGCAGCACTTCCTAATCCTTTTACCGCAATATTATCTGTAGTTGTTCCATCTACAGTCAGTTTTAATGTACCGTTGTTAGTACCGGAAGCAAGAGTTACGTTCTGTACTGAACCATCACCAATCAGTGCAGAGATTTCTTCTGGTGTCATAGTCGCATATGGCAATTCAGCAAATGTTTTAACCCCATCACCAATTTTAATTTTGTAAGCGCCAGATTCTGTAATTTCAATCGCTTGTTCACCTTTTAATAGAACAAGCGTAGATTTCGCCCAATTAGCGGTTGTGTCCGATTTAAGGGCGATACGAGTATTCAATGTCTGTGTAGCCATTCACATCATCCTTTCGAGCTACCGCATTGCATGATGAATTCCTTTTCAGGATCAAATGCCAATGCATAATATTTGATATTATTATCATCCCATCTATAGATTGCATTTGTGGTTGTGTCCACATAAATTGCATTTGTTTTACCAATTGTTGGAAACAATGTATAAGATGCATAAGGGATGACTTCTTGCTGATCAGTTATATATTTTTTAATATAATCAACAAGCTCAGTAAGACCTTGTAAATTAAGAAATTGTTCTTTCATTATCTGCACATCCCTTCGCTTTAATGAAAGCAAGGGGAGTAACCCCTTACTTTACGCACTAAATAAACCTTTGATAGACGCACTTGGAATTGCTTCGTATCCATCTCCAACAAGCCCCTTAAGAGCGGTGATATCAGATGTGTTCTTAGCAATCTTCGGTTTTTCAGCGGCAAGATCTTTTTCAAGAGCAGTAATCTTACCTTCGGCAGTATCCATTCTGCCTTTAACAGCAGTAATATCTCCAGCATTCTTTTTATCAGCAGCTTCTAATGTAGGTAATTTCTTTTCAATAGCATCAATTCTTCCTACAGCGGCTGTCAGATCTTCAGCTTTCGCATACTGAGAAAGGTCAGAATCTGCAAGAGCCTTAGAAACATATTCAGCAATATAACTTACGATATCTTTAGATGTTGCTGTGTTTGGGAGAGTACCGATAAGTGTTTTCAGCTTAGAGATATCCTCTTTATTGGTAGTAATCTGACTATTCATTCCTGCTGCATCAGATGCATGAGAAGAAATCCAATCAGAGATTTCCTTCAGTGTGTCATATGCTTCTGGGGCGCCGTTAACAATCTGAGCAACTGCATCAGAAACAGCTTTCTTTACGGATCCAGCCCCGGTTCCATTAAGAGTACTGATTGCTGCGGTATTAGCTGCAACACTTGATTTCAGAGCAGAATCATCATATGTGCCTGTCTTTACAGCTTCTTTAATATAAGAAACTACATCTTTAGCTTTAGCACCAGTAGGAATAGTACCAACATAAGACATTACTTCTGTTTTTGCTGTGTTAGCAGCTCCGGCTGCATCGAAATCTGTAGCCGCCTTTCCAGAATCTACAAGATTACCATTAGCATCAAGACCTGCAAGATGTCCGGAGATAGCTCCTTTTACCTTATCTGCTTTTCCTGTCGGCTGAGGAATAGTAATAGTGAATGCTGCTTCATCAATAGTTACTGGAGCAGTTTTTGTGTAGAAATAAAGTGTGTATCCGTCTTCTGACTGAGATACTGTTTTAATTGAGCTTTTAACAGCTTCACTGATTTTTGAGTCAATCTGTACATTATGCAGATTTAAGAACTCCTGAAGATTAGAAAGTGTAGCGAACTGTAATTTTGCCATAATTAGTTTCCTCCTTGAAATATATTTGTTAAATCTTCGGAATCAATACCTCCAAGTTTTCTTTCTAAAGCAGCGTCAATATGATCATCTAAAACATTTAAAACGGTTTCCTCAATGATATTTGAAACATATTCTTTTACAGAATCAGCATTTGCAAAATTCTGTTCATTAATCCAGCTTTCAGTGACATAACGATCAGTCGTATATTCACCATCTTGCTGAATGAAATACAATGTAATAGATTTTCCTTGCATTTTTGTGATTGTTGTGCTGGAAGTATCAGCATCATGAGATACAAGATACAGAACATCGTCTGCAGAAGATTGAACAGTAGTATTGTTTCCGCCAATGATACATTGGCCTTTTACTTTATAAATACCATCATCGAGTGATGATATCTTCACAGGAACAGTAAGTGTACCTATAAGATTTACAATAGGTACGTCAAATAATTTGTTATAAGATAAACTGTTGATATAGTCTACAACAGTGGACTTATCTTCAAGATTACCGATTATATTATCTAAAAGAGTAGAAAGCTCAGAAGATTTGACATAATTATCCAATCCGATTGTTTTCTTGACCTCTTCAATAATATGATCTTTATCTTCATCAGTCATAGATATGTCATAAGAGAAAAGCAGTTTATCTCCAGAGAAAAACATAAGATTTGATCCGATGCATTTTACATCTGTAATCTGTTTATCTCCTTTGACATATTCTAATGTGTTGTCGATGGTCACCCACGCTATACTCTTACTGTCTTGGATGTAACAAAGTCCTGGGTATTTTAGCACCCCTCTTTGTAAAGCCTTTTCTGCAATTTGCTTAGTCGATGCAGAATACCAGGTTGGAATTAACGCCATGCTGTGATCACCTCTTCAATTTGTCATATTCATATTTTGAAATTTCTTTTATTGCATAAATGTCATTATCAGGCGGAAAATTATAGAGACCTTCAATGTGCCATCCATATTTTCCGTCTGAACTTAAAATAGCCTGTGCTTCTGTGATATCACATAGAAGCAACAGACTATGTTTTTCCTGATATTTGATATACAGGATATGATTAAGGACATCTACGACTTCATCATTTTTGATTACTTTATAATACATGTGATATCCTCCTTATAAGAGGGGAATAGTTACCCCTCGCATGAAATTGAGAACATAAGTAAAATTCCAGAATTCTGTCCTGGATAAGAGAATCCATATGTTGCACCAGATTCATTAACCGTATACAACCAGTTTGCAACTGTAGCATTTGGAGATCTGGTCCAATAAGATTTATACTCTGCAGGAATAGAAGGTTTTGCTTTCTTTCTGGTATCATCATCTGTGAAATAAGCAATAGGAGCATTTGTTTCAGAAATATATGGTTCAGAAATAGCAGTAGGATCAACTTCGTACAGAGATGGAACATAGAATCTGCAATTAGATACAGAAGTGTCATTAGATTTATTACCAATAGAAGAGTATACTTTTACAGGTTTGATCAGAGCTTTCCATAAAGGAGAGATTGCCTTAACCATACGAGTATTCAACCATGTATTTAATGTAGAATCAGCCCATCCACCTGCATTTGTGCTCTTATTATTATAAGGTTTTTCTGTACCAAGTAGATTAGAAGCAACAAATGTAATGTTAGCTCTCTTTGAAGCAACGTCAGATAGATAATATCCTTTAAACTTAGCTACTTCCATTGGAATAATTTCATGAATCCAAGAAGCAATATCCATACATTGTTCTTCACCAAGATCTGCGTACCAGACTTTAGCCCAATGTATAGTGCCTTTTGCAAAGTTTTCATATGCTCCATCGTCAGCTTTAGAACATCCAAATACGAGAGTGGAACTATGCTCTGGAATCCTAATCGCATTCAGAGTAGTAGAAGACACTTCTTTCCCAGTCATGTTTGAATTGTATACATAAAGCTTCTGACTTCCAGCTTCATGACGGAATACAATAATCTCTCGATTTGTTCCAGCAGATGGGGTGATACTATCAGTATTCCATGAGAAACGAGGTTCCTGAGAATACCAAAGTCTGAATCCATTAGAACCGTCACCCTGAAAACACTGAGCAAGAGTGGAGTTTACACTATTTCCTGAATCAAATTCAAAGTCAATAGCAATCGTAAAGTCTCTGTCTTTTTCCATGATCTTTAATCCGGTGTCAATATAGTTTGTTCCATCAAATTTAGTCGCAGCTGAAATAACTTCATGCTCTTCAATGTCGCCATAGCTATAATCAACACCAAGTTTGAAATCTAATGTATCTTTTAATGATAATGATTTTGCTTCAAGTCCCATTTTCATAAGAGTATAAAGCTCAACCTGTGTCATATTGGCCAGATCCTTACCATCAAAGTACCCATCTACGTATTCGCAGGTTTCATATACTGCATTGATCGTTTTATTTCCATCGACAAATCCTGACTTATCCCATCCTTTAAACAGATTGTACTTATAAGCAGATTCCTCAGCAGTATATACAGGAGTATCACCTGTATATTTTACATAAGAACCATACTGGGCAGTAGATTCTTGAAGAGATAATCCTTTAGAAACATATTTTACAGTATATTCACGAATTTTACTGTCATATACAGCAGTAATAGTTCTGTCAGCAAAGATTCCTGTCATTGAACCTTCCCATCCTTTGAAGGTATAATCAAGCTTAATTGTGCTTTTCTTTGTAGGAATAGGAATCGGATTAACTTCTCTTGTAGTAGGATCAACAGCGTTTCCACCTTTATCTACGTACTGGATATCAAGGATAGTATTACTTTCATCATCATTTATAAATGTAACTTTGAATTGAGTAATGATTGAATCGTAAGTAAGAACAAGGTCTGTCCAGATTCCAGGTTCATCTTCAGAACCAACAAATTCTTTATATTCCTGCTGTCTGACTACAGGAACATGAACAGATCCAGTAAGAATTGACTGCTCAGTAGTAGCGCCATTATCATCAATACCGGCAAGTTTTGATAATTTCAGAAGAAGCGTAGTATCATCAAGATTCCATGAGATACCAGTAATTGTTACGGTACGAAGAGTATTAATAGCAGCATTTAAGATAGCAAGAGCATCTACGATAGAATTCTGACATACAAATGTCTGTAAATTATCGTATCCTGCAACCTTAAGATCAGTTAAGTCTTTGAGGTTCTTGAGTGTAAGAGTGTTGATAGAAGATGGGAGAGAAGCATGAGCAATCTTACCATGATTAGCAAATAATACAGATGTTACAATAGTTCCATCAGCATAAAGATTAATAAGATTTTCACATGCAGACAGGTTAACAGATCCTGTAAGATTTGGACAATTACGAATATCCAAAGTCTCAAGAAGAGTATTATTACCCATATTAAGAGATGTCATAAAAGTATTCTGATATCCAGCTGTATTATTACCAATGATAAGAGTTTTCAGCTTAGAAGCCTTTGAGAAATCATTATCATGAATATAACAAGCAGAGAGGTCATTTAGTGCCTCAATTCTTGATGCAGCATAGATAAGAATAGCTGTATCATCCATATTTGTTAAGTCTGTAGTAATCTTATATTCTTGTCCGGCTTTTGCACGTACCTGAGTAGTTTCTGGTGAATTACCATAAAGTACAGAAATATACATATCAGAATAAGGAATGATCTTCAGAGTATAATCTGGTTTAACTACAACTTTCTTAGGTGTATTACATCTGAACATAATCTGATCAGACTTTACATCTGTATGTAAGAATTTCGTTCCCATATAAATATGCTGGTCACGTTCCCATTGTCTGAGATGATATTTTCCACGTCCATTCATCATCTCATTAAGGAATCTTACTGTTCCAGCACGATATGTTCTCAGATATAATCTTTCATAGTGGATTCTCCAAAGTTCTTCTGGGAACTGACTCTGCCAAGCCTCATACTCATTAATTAAATGAGAATCAGACCAACAGTTAGAGTCTACAGACTGATACATATTTCTTAATTCTTGTGTAAATACATCACGTATTCTGCACCACAATACAGATTCAGCAGCATTGAAAACATAACCAGATGAAGGATTTCCTTCTTCTTTATAGTCAGTATCTTCCTTACCATATGGGAATGACAGCTCACCTGAATTATTAATACCAAGCTGAGTGTCCATATCATATGCCCATAGATCAAATCTATAACCATTATGCAGAGCAGCCGCATCATCATCTATAGTATAATATTTAGCTTTATCACCCATGGTTGTAGCTTCTTCCTGAGTGATATAATGTTTTGCCCAATGCGGGAAAACATTCTTGGCTCTATTGTCAATCATACTATATCTGAGTGTAACTAAATAGAAATAGAGCATTGCATCCTGAATACACCAATCTTTTAAGCCATCTTTAAATTCTTTATCACTAGACGTAATTACAAACTCATAGAAGTCTCTCCAAATCTGTTTGTTGTCTGTACGTATTTTCTTTTTTGCTTCATCAGAAGTAAGAGCAGAACCATCCTTAGAATCGCCGCAACAATCATATCTGAATTCAAATGATCCATCCCAGTTATTATACAGAGCATCATATGCTGTATTACCAGTTTTCCATTCAGCTTTACTGATAGGGTATTTCATAGTTCCATCTTGGTTTGTTATACCGGTCTGGAATGCAGAGTTTGGAAGAGTATTATCACTGATCTCAATACAGAATTCTTTCATATCCTCTGGATCATAAGCTCTTGTAATATCAGTCTTTTTTGAATCTCCCATATTACCGAGAGAGTAGAAGTGCCAGTCTGTATCCTGAAATTCTCTATGAGTAGTAATATCAGGATCAGATTCTTTAACGAAGATTACGCAGTTGACAAATTCCATAGAGTTTTTAACTTTAGGATCTCTACGTACCGCAGGACTTTCATATGGTAAAAAGTCGTTAAATCTCTTCTGTCCTAATGCATTAGTTGCCATATTTGAAGATGCTACATTTACTTTAAAATTCCACCAATTATTTGGAACAGAGTTTCTTGTAAGACTAATTTTACCTGTACCGTCCTCATATTTTGTCCCATCACCAAGAACTAACTCTGTTTTATAGTTAGGATCAAGAGGAATCTTACTATTGATCTGATGTACACCATCCGCACAACAAATAACATCAATATTTCTGGCAGCAAAACCATATTCATTACTTGTAGTTCCCTGTCCGGCGTGGAAACAGTTAATAAATTTCCAGTTATCTAATTTAGGATCCCCATTCTTATAAATACATTCCATAGAAGTATTTTTAACAAAATCCTTCTTATCATTTGTAAAGTGAGGGGCTTCAATTTTTATAATTCTTAAATTCGGGCAAGCATTAGCTACAGAATCTGGAGTAAGAGCATTATTGTCATTGTAGATCTGGTTCCTATTATATCTTGCAATCATTTCATCTGAATCTCTAGCATCTGCAATAAAGTTAGCAAGAATGTCAGAATCTGTGAGAGAAGCAGAATAAGCTTTCATTCTATAAATCAACACATCACAATCCGGAGAACCAATAGAAATTGGGGTAGGAGAATACTGGTGCAGTCTATGAGAATTATCATAAATAAGAGGTCTTCCTCCAACTCCGTCTTCATAAGTCATAATGATAGAAGTTGCAGATGTGTCTTTTGTATCAATTGTATTGATATTATATTCAAATTCAATAATATCCTCTTCACTATATGGAAAATATAAGCTGTCAGTAGAAGTGTTCACGTATGCTTCGTGAACATCCATTTTAATACCTACGTCAGAGCCTTCAGTACCATCAATACATGATAAGAAAGTAGCAGAAGCATTGCGAACATTCTGAGTCTTAAATACAAATTTGAATTCAGAACCAGTCTGTTTCGGGTCTTTTCCGAAGAGATTATAATTAATCTGAGCAGTTGTTCCAGCTTTTACACAGAAATACTGGTTTCCAGAAGCATCAATCTGGTATCCACCATTATCCCAGTCAAAGTTATCTGATACTGAAAGAGTAATAGCAGAGTTATTTTTATCGGTCCAGAGTCTGTCGGTATCTCCATTGGATTTTCCAACAGGGTTAAAATCAAATGCTAAGTTGGCTGTGATTGGTTCAACATCAATATCAAGTTTAGTGATATTAACTGATAAAATCTTAGTCACTTTACGACATGAGATGGTCAGGTTATGTTTTCCTTCAGTGGATGACTTATAACTCCAGATTTGAGCAGAACGATTTACAGAAAGAGTGCTCTGTACTTTACCATCAATTGATAGTTTTACAGAGGCTGGATTGTGATCAGGATCATATACAACATATTTAATACTTGTTGCCTGGTACTGTTGTGCTGTAAATTCCTGTTGAGCACATCCAATAATAGGAGTTCTATTTGTAGGATCAACACAAATAATATCCTTACAAATAGTATTTGAGGTTATTTCTTTATTGTTAATTGTCGCAGTCATATATACTTTGAGTAAATGGCTGCCATGTTCCTGTTTAGGAATATTATAAGACATAATTCTACCGGAAGACTGAGTTTCAACAGTGCCTAAGTCTTTTCCATCAAGAATAAAATGAAGAGTCTTATTGACATTTCCGTAAGGTGTATACCTAAATACTACATCTGTATTTGTATATAACAAAGTATCATCAAATGTGCTTTCAAGTTTGAATTCTACAATAGTAACAGTCCATGTCTTAGTGGCAAGTGTCCCAAAACTGTCGGTAATAGTTAATCTAATAGTATTTGCACCGACATTAAGATATTCAGTGATATCAAAACTATTGTTTCCTTGCGCAGCCGTATTCGTAGCTACAATAGTATTACCAACTTTCCACACAGCAGTACCGGCTCCAGTTGTATCACCAGTATTATCTACAGATGAAAAACTATATTCAATAATTGCTTTTGAACCAAGTAAGAAAATAGCATCTGCATTTGTGATTCTTTCAATAGTAATAGTAGTAGTATCTGAGGAAGATCCTCCACCACCTTCAATTTTAAAGCTTTTCTGGATTTCTCCATCCTTTAAAAATGTAAAAATACTATTTTCGTATGTAACATCGTACTCGGCAGCCGCAGGATTTTTCTTGATTTCTTCAATGGCGGCTTTAACATCTGTAATATCTGTATTAATTCCTTCAAACTGAGTATCATAAGAAGTCATATTTTGTTTCAAGATATCTACAGCATTTTTGGCCTCATCAGATTTTGTAGTAGCACTTTCTACTTTCTTCTCAATGTTTGAAATAGTAGTTTTTATCTCTGAGACAGCAGTAGTATTGGCATTTACATTCTTTTCGATTTCAGTTTTAGCTGTTTCAAGTGGACCAATTCGATTAGAGATTACTGTATCTTTCTCGTCCATTTCTGCTTCAAGTTCCTGCTTCAATGCAGCTCTCCACTCAGCAGATGGCTCAATAGAACTAAGTTCTACAGTCTGAATAATAGTTTCTCCATCTTTGAATACTAATGAACCTTTTCCATTGACAACAGAATACTCAACTATAAGGTTTGCAAGACTGTTAATAGTAATGGGTTCTCCAATAGGTTCCGTTCCATCTTTAAACACTAAATTTCCAGTTGTGTTGTCATATTCAACTTTTAAGTTCTTCAAACTGTCAATACCAGAAATAGCAGTGTTTAATTCTTTGACTTTTGTATCAACTTCTGTTTTTGTATAATATGCTTTCAGAGATTCAGTTACTGTTCCATTAAGATCATTCATAACAGATGTTTTTACATCTGCCTTTATATCATCTACATTAATAGAGGCAGCAGAAGCCTTTGCTTCATCTGCGTATTGTTTTGCTTCGGCTACATGACCAAGAATCATATTTACAAAACTTGTATACCAATCTTCAGAAGGTTCAATGATTCCATCATAATTTAATCCTTGAAGAACAGTAAACTGACCATTTGGTCTGGTTCTCCAAATATAATTGTTTCCTTTTTCATTTACGCCAGTAGCCATAATTTCAAAAATTATATCTCCGGCATTTGCTGTAACAGCAGCATCAATCAACCAACCAAATCGAATATAAGTATTATTGGAAGCTACATTGATAACTGTCGCTACTTTACCCTTTTTCTCAGCTACAGATTCATACCTTATCTGGATGAGCATATCCATAAGATCCATACCATCCCAATATCTTGGAATCCTAAATGGCATATACTGGCTGTTTTCTTCCTGCATGATATTAATCTGTGTAGCATCAACGGCAATATTTTTTAAGTTATCCACTGTTGAATATGCATTGTCTTGATATTTGGTATATACTTCATAACGACCATCAGTACATAATGTATATTCCTCAGTGTCTACGGCTAACTCAGCACTCAAAGTCATTGCCGAATTAGCCGCAGCAGCAATTTTAGAATCTTTAAATGACATATCATGACTCCTTTACTTTAATAATTTATCCAGGTCAACAACCTGATCAAGATGGACAACTCCATCCTGTGTTCCATCAGGATCTTTACCTGTCATATCTTCGGCTACCATAGCAGAAAGATTTTTTACAACGATACCATCTCCGGTGTCATCACCGTTTCTGTCTGTCAGCGTAATCTTTCTTCCATCTGTATCCAGACGAATATCTTTTACCATACCTTCATAAGCAGCTTTGTTCTGAGCATCTAAATCTTTAATCATTCCTTCCATAACAAGAAGTCTCTGATCAATTTCAGTAAACATTTCTGAAGGTTCATATTTATCAAATTGTACAAGTGGAGTGATATGGATAACACCTGATGTGGTCTTGCGAATATAAGAAGTGTAAGATTTGTCTTCATTTGCAATCAGTTTTAAAAATGTGAAAGATACTTCAATATCACCAGCTTCAGCAGTAAGTCCGGCATCAACGGGAATTAAATACTGGATATAATTCTGTTCATATGCAAGATCATTCGGAATCAGCTGTGTCATTTTGATTTTATTTGATATCGGAAGCTTATATTTCATATAAACAGTAGTATCAGTCATATCAATCTGTTCTCTGTATAGTTTGCTTGTCACAATCTGAATCTTATCTACATAGTTACTTCTTTCCACAATTGATTCTTTGACTGTTGTTACAACAGTATTTTCATCTGTAATTTTTAGTGTATACATAACTGCCTCCTTCCTTATTTAGTCTGAGTTTTTTCTAAAGCTTCAATTCTAGTCTGTAGTGACTTAATAGTTTCCTGCAGTGTTGTGACTGATGAATTCGCATTATCAGCACTTTTCTTGATCTCAGCAGTATTCTGAGTCAAAGTAGTAATATTGTTCTGTATTGTTTCGATATTATTGGTCATGCTAAGTAATGATGTATTGATCTGTTCAATTGAAGTGTTAGAAGAAGAATCTGCAGACTGCAGATCAGAGATAGATTTCTGTACTGCAGTCATAGATTCTTTCAATTTATCCACATCAGCTCCCAGCTGAGTAAGTTTTCTTCCAACAACAAGGGCATCAGCGAATGCACCCTGTTTAGATAATGTCATATCTGATTCAGGGAGATTAGCCAGATAATTGTAATCATACTTAACAACACCAACAGAGGTTTGAATTCCCTGAATATATGTTGCCATTATTACTCACCTTTTTCTACAAATTCATATAGTACTGTCATATCAAGCATAGACAGTTTGTCTTCATTAGATTTAAGCATTTTCTTGAGAGATTCCTCTGGAATCATCTCAACATCAAGTTCACATGTTTTATCATAAATTTTCTGCAGACTTTCTTGGATTTCAGGGATGATTTTATCTTTTATGTCATCATTAAGAACACGATTTCCTGTTTCATTACCGTTTTCGTCAACAATAGGATGTGAGTTTTCCTCTGTAAAATAAGAATCAACTAACTCCTGCTCGACCTCTGAGATTTTATCTACCTGCGCCTTAAGAGCCTTTAGATTCATTGTATTCGCCCAGAATACATCAACATCTCCTGCGATTAAATCCGCACGACTCTTCATAGAATTTAATGTTTTATACATTGCCATAATGTCTGCATTTACAATAACTTTTTTCATAATCCTTGTACTCCTTTTATATTAATATGTAACTTTATTTTCTCTGACGAGTTCTTCAATAGCATCATTTAGATATGCTTCAAAGTCAGAATATAATGTTTCGATAGCCGCTTTAGAATCTTCTGTAATCAAAGCCTTAGCTTTATCAATAGCCATCTGTTTAGCAGTTTTCTGAGCTTCTGCATCAAACTTACCTTCCTTCTTCAAAGCATCTACATAAGTCTGATTAACTGTGAGCACTGCTTTACTAATAGCATCAGTAGCAGCGTCTATATATTTTACGAGCTGATCATTCTCCAAGTTCTTTTCCTGTTCTTTAATCTTTACTTTTAGGAAGAGGATTCCATAAGTAATAAGAAGTGGAAGAATACCAGTAATGATCAGATATAATACGTCCTGAATACCCTGTTTAATATTCATAGTCATACCTCCATTCATCCTACAGCCTCATCTTCAGATACATGATCGAAGACTGGCTTTTCTTGTGATTCTAAATTGCACATTGCAGTATCATAGGTAATACCTCCGACCTGGTTTTCTTTACTAGCTTTGGCATAATATCCTAAAATTGTAGGAATCAACGCTGCCGGAATACCTATGAGCGCATACATATAACTCGTATCTCCGGTGAGACTTATCATATGTTCGCTAAACCAAAGAATCTGTAAGCAGATAGCAAAGACTACAAACACAATAAGCTTACTTGTATTTGGTTTTTTAAAATTGAATCTTTTAACCTTTGCTGCTTTCAGATTTCGTTTCATTTCAATCTGCCGATTTTTGGCTTTGATTTTCTTTAATTCAAGTTCATATTCTCGACTGGTCAAATATTTCACCTTCTTTGCATAATAAAAGACCACGATTGCTCATGGCCTCTTATTTATTCAGGAATAATTCCATATACGTATGTTTCAAACTCTGTAAAATCTTTCAGGACTGCTTCTTTATTTGTTTTAAATGTTTCGCTATCCTGAATGGATTTATTGATATTTACATTTCCATCTTTACTAACAGATGCATTAAGATAAGCAACCTGCTTTGAGTTTTCACCTTCACCGATCATAACCTGACCGGATACATTTCTTGTTTCACTAATTTTTAACATAACTTTTCCTCCATTTTTTGTAATCGTTGAGTAATGAGAGAGAGCTGTCCCTGGAGCATAAGAATTTCATTCTTAAGGGATTGATTTTCAGATTCGAGAGAATCAATACGATGGTGGGCTTTCTGTGTCATGTGAGTGTTAAGAGCAATAAATTCGCCATATCTTAATGCGTACTCAACAATATTACCTGCTTTATTTGGTTTAAGTAAAATGTCTTTACAAATTAATCCATAATCACTTGTATCTAAATTATAATCATTGAATATTTTTTCAGTTTCTCTTGCTCCAAATCCAAAATGAAATCTATCATGATCTTCTTCTGGATCAAAATTTTTATATTTATATTTTATTGGATTTAATTTCATATAAATAGATTCTATATTTGGAATATCGTTAATTTTTGACATTTGTGTTTTTAACTCTTCATCAGAGCCTGTTATATTTCCATTTTTCCCCCAAATATTTTTCCATTTACAACTTGTGTCTCCTAAATTTAAGCCTTCTGTGGCATATGGACCAAAATATCTTGAATTTCCATTTGATGTAACTTCTGCATAATACGAAGTATCACTATGGTATATTTTATGTACAGATGTATAATCTACAGATCCAGCTGGCCCACGTGGACCAGTTGCTCCTTGTGGTCCACGAGCACCATTGGTTCCGTCTTTTCCCTTAGGGATACTAAATTTAAATGTCAAAGTATCTCCTGCAGTGTTTACAGAAGTCTCTACTTTAGGATCATCGTTATAATTAACTTGACTGGCAGTTGCTTTGTAAGAAACAATCTTTCCGCCACCAGAATTTAAAGATGTGTATGTGTGTCCACCCATATGAATTGCGTTTACATACAAACAATTAAATTTATTATTTTTAGAACCAATATTCATGGTTGCGCTTGCATCTCTTTTGATACTTGTTATAACCGGGATTCCGTTTTTATTCTCATCAGTTTTTTTTTCAGTATAAATGTTATAAGGCATAATACACCATGTAGCGGTAACATCAGCATCTTGCTTATCTACGTTACCAATACCAATTGCACAACCACCTTCTGTATTTGGAAGCAACGTATGATTATGTCCATATCCATTATATGAAAAATATTCTCGATTATCATAATCAAGATAGATTGGATTTCCAGAATTATTAACTTCATATGGTGTCCATTTCATATTCTGATAAGGGATAGATCCTGTTTTAGTATCTACAACAAATTGACTTTGCACTAAACAATTGCTTTGTATTTGCATAGGCGCGGTAACAAGAAGAGTATCCCCCATTATTCGCAAAGTATTTCCACCACCAACATCTGTAGATATCATATATCCGCAATCATCATTTAGCCCGAATCTTAAATCACCACTTGTAAGTCCCCAATTAGTAGCAGAGATAATTTCTCTTGAATCAGTAGGGTTACCGTTTACATCATTATAATAAATGCTATAACTTCTTTTTGCAGTCATTGTTCTTGCGGTTACATTTCCGGCGAAAGTACCAGAAGAAGCATAAATAGTACCAGAAATAATAGCATTACTTGCTTGTAACAAACCATTTTTTGACACTTTAAATCCAGTTGCCCCAGAGGGTATTTCTTGATCTTCATTTTGAATAATACCAATTTTTCCATCAATAGTAATATATCCACTAAGATCAGATGGAATATTAGGTCTATCGTCAAGATCATTATAACTTAGTCCGTTAACAGTTGAACCTGGTCCAAGTGTAAGTGAATTAGCAATTATATCTCCTGTAAAGCTTCCTGAAGTAGCTGTAATATGACCTTTAAATGTAGCACCTTGACTATTAATGTTTAGGTAATCACCCCAATGAATACCATCTGGACTTATACTTATGCTTCCTTTATTAGCAGTTAAAGAATTACTTGAAATAATCCATCCACCAATAAATCCATCATTAGCTGCAATCTTACCTGTAAACTCACCTTGATTAGCATACATCTTACCGTTAGAATCAACCATAAAATTACCGTTACCAAGAGCAATGCCATTGATTCCTACATATACATTTTTATTCGTTGAAATAGAAGAGGGATATTGAGTAGGAAAATCTTTTAATCCAGAATACAATTTTCCAGCTTCAATAACGAAACCTTTTTCGCCACCAATATAACCAGAATTAGCAGAAATCTTTCCACCAAACTCTCCGTCACCTTTGAAATGAGCTTCCCCTGAAGCATCTATACTAAAATTCTTCGAAGTAATAGCGCCGTTCTCCATGTCAATCAATGTTCCAGCCTGGGAATAAAGAGGAGAAGTGTTTGAAGGATCTTTGTAATTATTAGATTTCAGTTTTCCTGTTTTGATCAAGAGAGCATTAACATTCTCTGTACTGATAGCTCCAGCATCAATCTGAGTCTTACCTGCAGTTGTGCCATTGGTATTGATTGCTGTAATCACACCATCAATATTGATCTGATCTGCTTTAATCCCTACAACTTTAGATGAAACAAGATTTATAAAATCTGGGGTCAGCTCTAATTTAGATTCTCCAGTCCCACCAGTAGCAATAAGATTCAACTTATCTGCAGTCTGTGTTATAGAAGTAGAAGCTGCATCAAGCTTTTTGTCTGTATCAAGCTTATTATTTGAAACCGTCTGAGTAATTCCATCAACAGTTTGTTTATACTCTGTATATTTTGTATAGATAGACGATCCGTCTTCATTAAACAAACTGTTTTGTATACTCTGTACGATTTGACCCTTTTGAGGATCAGTAATGTTAGTAATCTGCTCAGTTGTCTGGTCTTTAAATGAAGTATATTGCTGACCGAACTTTTTACCATCAAGGTATACCTGACTGATATCAATTCCACCTTGTTCATTCGGTTCTACCATAGTAAAACTTAGTTTTTCTTTATTGATTGTTCCATCAGAGATCATATTATTGACAATAGTGTTATCAGGAATACCTGTTTGAGTGATACCATTTTCATCAAATAATGCTGTCTTATCACCGTTCTTGACAACAAAATTAAACTTTCCGGTACCATCCTGACCAATCTGTACCCTAACAGCTCCTGTTGAATCATAGAACTGCTGAGTGCTATTCTTAAAGGCAATACCAGCTTTTCCACTAGAGATGATCATAAACTCATCAGCAGTAGCAGTATGAGTATTTAAGTCAGCTACGGTCATCTTCTTAGCAATAAGATCCGTGATTACTGCTTGGTCAATAGTTACATTCTGAGCAGTAAGATGTACTGCCTGGAGATTACCTACACCAGCATTTCCTGCCAGGAGATTTTTTACATTGATCATATCAGCATTAATCTGGTTAGATTCTATAATCTTAGCTGACAGCTTTTCAATATTTGCCTGTTCCGCTTCGAGAATACGAGTTGTGATCTTATCTGCGGAAATAAGTTTTACATCGAGATATTTCATGAAAGCAGTATCAACAGTAAGCTTATCAAAAACACCCTCTTTTGCTTTCACGAGTTCTGCAATAATTGTATCAGCAGTAATGGTTCCGCCAGACCCGGTGCCTCCAGTGACAGTTCCACCTAACATTGAATTGAATAGAGGATTTGAAAAGATTTGTTTGATAGCTTCTGATGTGATGACATAATCAGAAGTAGAAGATTTGTTGACTGAATTAACACGACCACCATTACGGTTGGAAGTATTAAGGGCATCGTTTAAAAGAGTATTATAATCATTCCTTTTAGCTTTGTACTGAATCATATTGCTAAAAGTAACTTCCATAGATTCATCTAAATCACAAGGATTATATGTGATTTCAATTACTCTTAGTTTAATATAATTAGTATCAGTGATTCCTACACGCACAAAATCATTTACCGCAAGCTGTTCATGGTACTCCTTAAATTCTGGAAGAGCGTATACATTCTCTACATCATCAGTATATGTATATTGTGGATGTGATTCCACATACAATTCTTCCAATGCATCGTCATAAAGAACTTTAGACTTATCTACGGCATCAGCAGTACTGTCAAGAGTAGTAACAATAATATTTTCATTTGTATAAGTGGATTGGCTATATAAACTCTTAATAATATATGTTTCTTTATCAGTAAAAGCTGAGTATTTGTTCTGTACTTTACCAAAATTTTCAAGTAATACATCTTTTGCAATCTGGTTTCGTTTCTCTTGAATTTCAGGTTTCTTAGCCTTATCATATTCAGCCTGGCGTTCTTTTAAAGCAGCCTCAGCCTGATCTTTTAAATTCAGATAATCCAGATATTTTTGATGCATCTGAGTAAAATATGCTTCTTCATATCCAGAAAGAGGATTATAACCATCTGCATAACCACTCTTTTTTAATTCTTTAATACAGCTATCGTAAGTTGAAATCTTTACTTTTAATTCTGAGATTCCATATAACTTCCAATCAGTTTCATAAGCTTTTATAATATTTTCAGATTGCGTGAAATACCCAAACTGGCTAGGTGAATCGCCCATCTCTAATTGCATACCGCATATAGTGAAATCATTAGTTCCAGCGAATGCTACATCAATTAAACGAGAAGAAAGATTAAAAGAAGTATAAACTCTTGTCCAAGAAGATGTAATGTTATAAGCAACATTCTTTCTATCTTCTCCAGTGTTATTATAACCAAGATAAAATGTACCGGATCCTTTTACAAAACAACTAAGAGTATATCTCTGAGATGGTTCAATACTAATATTGTGTTGATAAATTCCTCCATTAGTACCAGTTACTTTAACTCCACGAGTGATTCCATAAGCAGGAGCATCATCAATTTGTATAGTTTGAAAAGAAGAAGTTCCAGGGTTTACCATATACCAATCTTGGCCCAACACAATCGGATTTACACATGAAATAATATTTCCTTTACCGAATCCTTCTACGGTTTCGTCTTGAGCTTGTAATGCAGCTACAATAGATGGAAGAGTGTAGTTCATAATTGATTCATATAAAGGCCAATCATGTGACTTTTTTAAAGCTTCTAAATCAAAATTCTTTTCATCATCAACATATAGAGCTTCTAAACCCTTAATGATTGCCATGTTAGCATTATATGCATCTTTTAAATCTTCAACTTTTTTCCCGAACCAATTTGTTTGAGCAGTATCAATTGGGACTCTATTCATTAATTCAGTAAGAACTTCCAAATTTTTATTATATTCTTTGGATAAATTAATAAACTCTTCTCTGCGGGACTCCCGGTAGCTTTGCCATGCATTATATTTTTCTTGTAGTGAAGTATCCATGTAAGGCTCACATATAAAATAGGAAAGATCAGTAATTACAGAATCACCAAAATTGACTGCATCAATATTATAATCATCTAAGCCTTCAACATAAAATTGTGTAACTAAATTTTCATCTCTGGAAATAGTTATACTATTCTGAATGTTTCTAAAACCCAAAACTACATTTGTATCTTTACCTAAGCTGTCAGGTCTATAAACATTTATGGTCATATTTACAGTATCAAACTCAAACACACATTTATAGGCTTGTGCGGCCTCTTGTGTTAAGAAAGCATATACATTTTGATCGTCTACTTCAAAGTTACATATATTATTAGGGAGTAATTTTCCATCGTCATCAGGAGTAATATTATCCACATAACCTATATGCCAACCAGGAACATCTGCATGTTTTAATACTAAATGTAAAAAACTTAGATCTTCATTTTCTGAATCATAAAACTTAATCTGATAAAACTTATTTGTATCATGAGTTGCCTGATACATCATTTCATAGGAATCTTCTTCGCCCATATTAATTTTAAAGTTTTTCAGTTTATATTGAGTAAGCATGATTTCATAAGACTCAGCAGTAATCTCTTTAGTTTCACGCAAACCATCATTATTAATAGTTGGCGGATCTACTATTTTGAACCAAATGCCATCACAGTATAGCTCCATTAACTCATCAAGTTCTTCATACCCGTCAGTAACAGTATTGTTTATGTATTTATCAACAGTAAATGTTAATTCAGCTGTATTATTAGTTTTTAACGACAATGAAGCGGTAGATGTATCAATGCCTCCTAGCGCACAATATAATCTTTTGCCAGGTTTAGCTAAATAAATAATAGAAGGCTCAGTACGTCCATAAATATCATACTTATGATTTATTTTCACCCAAACGCACCCACCTTTCTTGGTTCTCTATAAATAAGCTCAAATGTAGCATCACCAGTGAATCTTAATTCATTTTCACCGTAAGCCAATCTAAGCCAGTATATATTATCTATATCTTTTACACCCAAATCTTCAAAACTTATAATTGAATTAGTAATGTCATATATTTTTAAATGCTGGCAATCAATATAAAAGTCATCATCTTTTAAAGCATTTATTTTCATTGTTCCGTTATTGTCTGTTACATTTTGGATTGTAATAGTGCCATGGCTTTTAGGGGAAATTTTAATAAGAGGATAGATGTAATCTTCATGACAGTCAGAAGTGTTGTTAATTATATAAGTTTTTGGAAGAGTAGAAGAAGAGGTGATATTATGCGTAATCTCAGGAGTGTAACCATATGGACTGTCGCAAGTGACTGTAAAATTCATTTCATATGGGAACACAACATGATCAGTAGTAATTTCTGTGAATGTAGCAAAGAACTCTATATCTTCGTAGAAGTAGTCACCACCAAGTATCTTAAATAATTTTGGTGTTTGTGGAGAAGTTAACCAGCCATTAATAATACGGATATTGCTTGAAGAAAGGTAATCAGTATCATTCATCTGTATAACACCTAATTTAACATCTGGTATGTACTCCAATGGGAAAGTAATAATACCATTTTTCAATATAGGAGTACATTTTTCTGGGTATGTAATGATTCCACTAGATAATTCAGGTGTCACATTTATATTGTGACAAGGATTTTTCATGATGCTAAGTGTAAAGCTATAATTATCGTCGTACACTGTTCCGAAATGATTTTCTCTTGCTCTATATCTATTCTTTTCTCCTAACTGTAAAGATCTGCTTTCAAGATTATCATTGTCTGTGATTCCAGTCATTATAATCCCGTATTCACTAGAATTATGTCCATCAAATTCAAATTGTAACATTTATTCACCTCTTTCATTTTATAATTTCATACAATAAAAGAACTGCCGAAGCAGTCCTTTTATCATCTAAGCTTTCTCCAGTCTCTAGTCATATTTTTGTTAATAATTGTAGAAACTTTGTTTGCGACATCTTGGATGTCTAAATCATTACTCATATTTGCTACATTAATGTTCACTTCGTTGTTGATAGTATAATCATTATTTGTTGCAGTAGGAGTAACCGGGTTAAACATATTGGTAAAGTTATTCATTGCAGCAATAGAAGGTTTGAGCAGACGAGTAAATTCCTCGGTCATTACTGATTCGCCAACTTTTGCACCAATGAATCCCTGATCTCCATTACTAATAATAGCTTTACCTAAAAGAGTACTCATATCAGCAGGTATTAGCTTATTTATTATTCCACCAGTAGCAAAACCATATGATTTATACTTTTGAAGTATCTGATTTTTTAAAGCAGAGCCCCATGAATCATATTTTTTAACACCTGGAGTACTAATTTCAAGAATATCTGCAAGCTGTTGCATTTCTTTTGGTCCGACTTTTTTACCTTTGGAATTAAAGTAACCTACTAACTGACTAACACCAGATGGAATATTAGTTGCTCCATCTGGACGATTAGGTAGAGAGCTTGTCCAATCCTTCAGATATGCCTTTTTGAATCCTTCAACTGCGACATTAGACTGGTAGCTATGATTAGCCCCATTTTGATATGCATATTGCATGGCGGCTCTTAAGTTATCTCCAGAAGTAACATCAATCCCTGCATTAGCTGCATAGGATTTAATTGCTTCGTAATGAGCGTTTGGCATTACATGAACAGTACAAGTAGCTTTAGCAAGACCACCTCCGCCAATAGCAGTAATGATACATTTTCTTGTCTTAGACTCATCACGTTTCATCAAGTTATTTTTATCAACGCCTGAAGACACACCACGAACTGTACCGTCGGAAGATACCTTTGCAATAGACTCATCAGAACTTTTCCATTCAATATCAGAGTGCTCCGGTTTGCTTGGTGACCATGTTGCTTTAAGCTGCTGTTTAATATGGTCATAAGTTAAATAAATATCAGTAGCGTTTAGTTTTAAACTGTATTTCTTGTTATTAACTGTACCTGGAGTTTCATTTCCAGCACCAGTGGAGTCTTTATTGCTATTAAATGTATTGTGAATACCATTCTCAGCACCGGTATATGTATTATTACCAGTTGTAGAACCACCTTGTCCATTGCTTGTTCCGTATGGAAGAGTAACTTTCATATTAGAAATGGTTTCTAATGCTTTTATCTGTTGAATCAAACTTGTATTGAAATCAGCAGACTTACCTATCATAGTATCAAATGTGCTAGACACCTTAACACCATACTGATCCATCACAGTATGTAAATGTTTATATGTGTTATCATAATTAGTGGTTACATTGGTAAGCATTCCACTAATAATAGCTTCCTGAAACGAAGAATTTTTCTTTACTGCATCAAGTGTATTATCAAGAGCTTTATTCGCTTCATTAGAGAAATTCTCATAGCCGGTATTTTTCATATCGACTTCGTGTTGATGCATGGTATCTGCCATATCATCTTCGGCATCTGCAAGTTCTGCACGTAATTTCTCAAGACGAGCTTTGGCGGCAGCATTACTGGTTCCTTCAAGGGCAGCTATCTGGGATTTAAGAGTATTAATATCTTTAGACTTCTTTTTTAAAGTTTTGTCATAATCGTAATATTTCTCTTTAGCAGAAAGAGCGTCTTTACGCTTATCAATATTTTCCTGAAGTAAATCATTCTCTTTCTTAATTTGAGTCTCATACATATCAAGCATATTCTGTTTCAGTTCAGAAAGAGCAGTAGATTCTTGTTGAATACCATCAAGAAGTTGTTTGCTTTTCTCATTGTATTCGTCTAAGCTGTAACAACCATTTTTATATTGTTCTTCAAGCTTATTAAGACCTTCCCTATAGTTAGCAATCTTCTGTTTTGTCGCATCTATAGATTCTTGAGTTAATAAAATGTTAGTTAATCCATTTGTAGTAAATGAACCATCATCATTGTAAAAACTTTCAGCGTCACCGAGAAGTTTTTGCATAGTCTGATATTCAGTGATAACATTTGATAGTTTATCTTGTGCATCATCAAATGGTTTCCAGCGAAGTTCCATGATTTCATTTTTCAGATTTTCTATATCACTGCCGATTTTTAAAATTTGTTCGTCAATCTGTGCTATAGAATTAAGATATTTCTGGGCTTCTTCATTATTCATAGAAGAAAAATGAGTATCATAGTATTCGGCTTTTTCTGCACGAAGCTTTTGAAGTGCATTGATCTGTCTCGCATTAGATTTAATGCGCTCCTGATAAATCTTTTCGTTAATCTGATACTCAGGATTATCATTTGCTTTTGCGTAATCAATTACTGCATCCTGCTTGGAACCTGCACGCTCCCAGCGGTCAACAGCCCATTGTTTTATCTGTTCACGATTATCTTGTAAAGCCTGAACTAATTCAGCAGCTTCATTTTCTAACTTAACAGCCTCTGTCTGAAGACCATAAAGCTGTTTTTTCATCTTTTGGTATTCTGGATCAACAGTTTTATGTCCATTTACCTTAAGATATTCTTTCATCCTACCTTTATATTCTTTTATTTCTTTATCAGTAAGACGTTTCTGTTCATTGGTATAATAGAGTTCCTTTTTCATGTATTTTTCATATATAGAACCAGGTTTCTGATTATACCCTTGTGAGACTCTCAATTCCTGTTTAGCGTTGTAATAGTCAGCTTTATTCTCACGTTTACCTATGACGGTGTCATAAGCTTCAATAACACGTTCAACCTTTGCTTTAGCTAAATCTTTCTGTGACTTAGTGAGTTCACGAATCGCTTTGTCACAATCCAAGATTTTTTCATACCATTCCTGATATGCATCAACACGTTTCTTATCATCTTCGGATAAACTTTCAATATTGATTGTACCATTCTGGACTTTCTTTTTCAGTTCATCAGATAAACCAACAGCAGAAGCAACTTCATTTGCTTTAGCTACGTATTTTGCTCTGGAATCTTTTTGTGTCTGTAATTGTTTATTCAGATTTTTAAGTGCTTTATTATAATTCTTCTCAGAAGACTTATAATTACTATAATCGCTTTCAGCGATATCTTGATACTTTTCAACGATTCTCTCTAAACGATCGAGAGCAGTTTCTATCCAGTCTTTAGCTTGAGTACTTACTTTTTTAATTGTATCATCTAATTCTGATGTACCGTCTGCATAGGCAGGAGCAAGGGTTACACCAGAAGCAGTGCCTTGTGCATATGCTCTAGCATGACCATGTGTAGCACCATGTTTCAATAAATCTTCTGTCTGTTGTGCTGAGAATATGATGTCACCCTTTTTCAAGTTCTCCATATGTGCGCCACCAGGAATAAGTGACCATACACCATCTCGCACTATGGATTCAGAATGACCATTGATACCTACTTCGTTAACAATGGCCTGTTCATCATGTTTAAGTGCTACATCACCTTTTGCATGAGCAGAAGAGAGAGGCTTCATATTGAGAACGTTATAAGCTGTTCCAGAAGCGTGGGCAACTGAAGTCATTGTACCCGAAGCAGTTGCTATGGCACCACCAGATGGAGCACCTATAATATGGGCATAATAATTAACTGTGCCAGAAATAGTAGGAGCTGAGGTAGGAAAATCTCCTTCATAATGAGCAACTCCGTATGCATCATCAGCCACATGTGGGAAAATGCCTTCATAATTTGCTATTCCTTCAGCATCTGGGACAGTAGGCGCTTCATCTACATGAGCTGTAGCTTTAACGGTTGTATCTGGTACAGTGGGAGCTTCTGTTACATTAGCTTTTGCATTTAAACTTACTTGTACTCCTTCTCCACCAGTAACACCAGTGATATTGGCCTTAGCGTTGACCTCAACAGCATCTCCAGAATAAGGCTCGATTTTAAGCTTACCTTTGACAGGAACTTCAGTATCAGCAGTAGCGGCAGAATCAACATCTACTCCTTTAATAGAAGCGTGTACTTCTACATTTGCTCCTTTAGAATTTGCTGTACTTTGAGCTTGCATAAGCTCATCAAATTCTTCTTTATTGTTTACTTCGCAATCAACAACTAATTTAGCTCCATTGGTAGGGGCAGATTCAATTAATTCGGTGGCCTTCTCAACATCCTCTTCACCATTAACTTCCATATCAATAGTAGCTGTAGTATCAGATGGCATAGATTCAATTGTAGATTTTGCTTGTTCAAAACTACCTTCATTAGAAACATCACAGTTTAAAGTTACAGTGGATCCAGAAACGTTTTGTAAGTTTTCAATATCTGATTCTGCTTCACTGGTATCTGCTTCAACATCAACTTTTGCCGTTATGTCGTCGTTTGACATTTTAAGCAATTGGTCTTCTGCAGTTTGTATATTATCAGTATCTACTAATTTAACTTTAGAATCAGTCTGAGCTTGCTGTAAAGTTTCAAAAGCTGCATTAGCATCTTGAGTAGCCTGATCCAGAGTGTTATCCATGCCTTTTTGGTATAATTGGGTCTGGACATCCATTTCATTCTTAGCTTGCATAAAGTCTTGAGCAGCTTTTACAATACTAGAACTAGAATCGGCTTGAGATATATCAGAGGAGTTATATTCTACATCTTGCTCATGCGAAATAGCTCCTGTATACATAGTCTGGAGTTCTTCGCCACCAGTAATCTCTGGGTGGTATTTACCATCACGATCTCTATACTTATCTACTTCTGTTCCTAAATCAGTTACTTGCTGATGAATAGAATCTAAATCAGTTGAATCAAAATCAAATTTATAAGTTTTTCCTGTGAGATCAGTTAATTCATTTTGAGCTTCTTTCGCTTCGGTAACTACAGAATCCAGATTTTTTGTTGCATCAGTAGTATCCGTATTAACCTTTAAGATACCTAAACCTTCAAGAGCAGTAAGGATCTGGTCTTTAGACAACTGAGTCTTATCTGCTAACTGTTGTATGGCATCTTCAGCCTGTTCCATACCTTCAACATTATAAGCACCATCATTTAATTTGATGCCCTCTAATTGTGTACGGTTATATTTAGAAAGGGTTTCAAATGACTTTTCAGTAGCGGCATCATTTTCTTTATGTGCAGCAGTAAGAGCTTCTAATGAATTAGCATAATCGGTAGCTTGATCTGAATCTTTTTCAAATCCCATTTCCTCAGCAGTCTGTGGTTTCTCCCAAGACCCCTTAGTAGTTTCTTTAGAGTAATCACTACTTTTCTCGGAATCTTTTAACTTACCAGCTTCCTTTAAAGCCTCAATAACAGAAGAAGCTTGGTCTTTTGTTAAGCCAAGCTTCTCACATAAAGATTCAACAGCTTTTTCAGCATCGCCTAATTCAGTGTCCCATTTACCGTCATTGAAATCTATACCTTCTAACTGTTCAGAAGTATATTTCCCAAGAGTATCTACTAAAGAAGTAACATCTGTGTTCTGTTCTTCATATGCTTTATTGATACCATCAAGAGCTGTAGTAACAGAAGCAGAATCTGTTATGATACCATCCATTAATGAAGATACATCTGTTCCTAAAAGAGCTTCAACAGTTGTACCGGCAGAAGCAGCTAGCTCTTCTTGTTTAGCTTTTAATTGATTAATAGCTGCATTTCGCTGATCATTTGTCAATTGATCATTTTTTTGAACTCTTTTTATCTCTTCTTCGTAGGCTTGCGCTCCCATGGCAGATGAATTGAAATTATCAATAGCATTTTGAGCAGCATCTTCTGAATAAGACTCCATGTTATCATAGGTTTCTTTTAAATCCTGTTTATATTTATTAACTTTATCCTCAGAAGCAGAAATAGCAGTAGTGTTAGTACTATCTGTATTTTTCAGTTCTTCGAGTCGTTTCTGTTCATCTGAAAGGGCAGAAGTAAGTTCTTGAGTTCTGTCTATACCTTCCTCTATAGATGATATAAAGTTATTATCAATGCCATAATCACGAAGACGACCGAAGTTAGCACTCATGAATTCTTTGCTGATTCCCATTGATCGAGCGGCTTTACTCATATCATCTATGTCAAATGACCATCTTTTACTTGCATCATCATAAGATGCCATACCCTTAGATTTAAGATCAGCTAAGAAATTATTAACACCTGTCTTATCTTCTGTGAGATATCTTACAGCTTTACCATAGTTCTCTGCAAAGTTTGCTCTATCATCTGAACCTGTAGGAGAAATAAGAGCGGCAAATGATTTAAAATCATCTGTACCTACAAGACCTTTATCATATGCATCTTTAGCATTCTTTAGTCCAGCAACAATGTTATTATATTTATCTCCGGCATTCTCCGTACTCTGGGCACGTTGCCACTGAGAATAATAGGAAAGAAGTTCCTGTTGCTGTTTCTTAGTTGCTTGCCATTCAGACTGAGATTGCATATAAGATAAATATTCGTTTCTAGCATCTTTTAATTTATCTTTTTCAGAATCATAGGCAGCTTTTTTATCATCTTCGTCTTCAGTTCCTCTAGCTTCTTTCCATGCTTTTTTTGCTTTATTTGTTACATCTGTTTGATCCTTAATAGCTTTGGTCTGTAACTTAATACCCTTTTCGAAATCTCCATCAGTAGCTTCAGCCTGATATTCCGTAAAGGTTTTCAAAGCATCTATGTTTAGTTTGATACCATCAGAAGTAGTGGTGAATAAATCATTAACATTTTGCTCAATGCCACGAGGATCTTTCACATCTTTGAAAGCAGTAGAAAGGATCTTAACATTGTCTTTAGAAATTCCACCTGCAGAAGTAGTCTCTGTAAGAATAGTTCCCATAGAAGAAAGAGTAGACTTAGCAGTTGATACTTTCGTTTCCATTGAATCTAAAGAAACGGCTGCTTGATCACTCATATTTTTAGCTGCTTGTTTAGCCTTTTCGAATGCCGTATAAAATTCATCAATTGAACTTAAATCTTTATTATCAGTGATAACCTGTACAGCTATTTTAAGTTCATCTTGTGTAGCATTTTTTAGATCTTCTCTTACTTTTTCGGCATCGCCTTTAGTTTTGCTAGCCTTTGCTCCTTTCAGAGCATCTCTAACCCTATTAAGACTATCTCGATTCTCCCAAACAGTATAAGCTTTATCATTGTCATCATATTCAGTATGAGCAAAACCAAAAGCTTCGGCTAAAGTACCTTTAGTCCAGAAATCGCTTTGAGAAATGTCTGCTATAGACTCAAGGACATCATCTCTTCTTGCAGCAAATTCTCTTACAGTTTCCTGGTCTTTAGGTTCCATTTCAAACAGTTGAGACCAAAGCTTTTGTTGATCTGGAGTAGCAGTAGCCATAGGGTTGACTACATTGTTACGGAGCCATGTGTCCATGTCTTTGCCGGACTGCTTAAAATTATCTAGTAGTCTTGTGCCGTCTGAAGAACCAAGCATACTATTCAACTGTGATTGAAACTCTGATGCCTTATCTTGATCTTCCCAGCTATCGAAAGAATCAATAGTACTTGCCATTGATTTGATAGAAGAAACCATTTCTCTTTTAGAGGCATCTATAGATTCTTGAGTATTAATTAAATTGGTATGAGCTTCTTGAAGTTCGCTATTGTCTGAGTTTAATACACTAGCAGCTTCATTATTAAGGAAATCTAATTGTTTGCCATCAAATTCAAGAGTTATCTTTTGACCATCTGCTGATTGTTTATAACCTTTTATTGCTTTTCCAAATGTGTTACCAAGCGCATCATATGCCGTTTGATCCAACGTATAGGTGATGGTATCTTCTCCTTTTGTATGCTTTTTAAGCATGTCGGAAAATTTTTGTACAGAATCAACTTTATATTTAGCTGCATCATATGCATTTTTGTATTCGTCTTGTTTGCCTTTATTCTCTCCTAAAGCAGTCTCATACCCTTTATACTGATCACTAATATTTTTCTTTGTATCATAATAAGTAAGATTCCTCTGTAGCTTTAGATAATCATTGACCTGAGTGTTTAAATCCTCAGCATTAGTTCCTGCATTAAGAATAGCATTACCCTGAGAATCCCATGAACGTGTGAGACTAGGAGCGGCAGCAGCAATTTGATTGCTTGTATCTAAGAAATCCTTATATTCATCATCTGTAAGACTAATATTTTTAATAGAATTACCGGATATTTTTACACCTTTGGACAATTCTGTGTATTTGGAAGTAAGTTCTCCAAGAGAAGCTTTCTGATCCTCATAGGCTTTAGTTTGGGATTGAATGGATTCTTTTGCTTCTTGGCCTTTAGCAATTAAGTTCTCATTTTTATGAACGAAAGCGTCAATGCCTTTACCAAGCAATGAGAAAGCTCCTTGTACAAGCATTCCAACACCAGCAGAAATAAAAGCATTGCCAATCATTGAGAGACCAGCAGATGCCATACTTTTTAGACCATCGGACCATTTCCCTTGTTTCTGTTGATCAGGTTTCTCCACCTCATTTTCTCTTTTAAAATCAGTGAGAGTCTTAGCATTAGTAGCTATTTGCTTGCCATAATCTTTGGCTCTTTGACTAGCATTCTTCGTTGCTTCATTCGCTTTAGCCATACGTTGCTCGTTGTCTGTAATGGCCTGACCATTGTTATCAAGTTGCTTGTTAAGGTCTTTAAGAACTTTTAAATCATCTGAATATGCTTGATAATTTTTATTGGCTTCTGCATAGCCTTTTGCTATAGCAGCATTACGTTGAACTCTTCGTGATTGTGGTAAAATTCCTCCATCTTCATTCTTGGCGAAAACCAAACTGTGTGATATAATATAGCAAATCTTAATTACTATATATAATAGAAAGAAGGAACAATATGGAAGAATTATTATTTTGCAATAAATGTGGAAAGACCAGTACATCTTCTTCTTATAAAATAGGGGATAGATGTTATACCTGTGAAATTGGAACTTATATAGGTACTGGCATTGATTGGTCTACAGCATATATGGAGTTATCAAAAGAATATGAGAAAACTCATGACGGTCATTGTCCTAGTTCCTTAGAATCTGATGAAATGCTCCGAGAGAAATATTTCTATAACAAATTAGACAATGAAGTAGATTACTCTGCCGTTAAAAAAAGAAAATACTGGGAATCCCCTGAAGGAGTAGAAGAGCAAAACAGGATAACAGACAGATGGTATGCCAAACAGAATGCTCAGAAATTCTCTACTGGGCCTAAGTGTCCAATTTGCGGCAGCACAAATCTTAAGAAAATCACTGGAACAAGAAAAGCAATGAAGATAGGTCTGTTTGGTCTTTTTGGAGCTGGTGATCTTGGTAAGACTTATCAGTGTGGACAATGCGGAGCTAAGTTTTGATTATAATAAACTAATGTTCTGTATATACAAAGTTGTCGAATATTGTTATTATACTACTAGGTATATTATGGTTATAGGTGCTGCATTATAACTCGCTGCACGATAATATACTTGATCATTTCTTTTGATCATGCAGAAGTGTTGGCATACATTCTGTATTGTTGATGCGGACGAAGAATCTGCCCGTTCTGGGCAATACACTTCCCCAATAAAGAAATTTATAAGGGAAGGGGGTGAAAAGAAGAATATGAATACTGGAATAATAATATCTCTTGGTAGTCTTTTACTTGTTGTAATATTAGCTGGTCTATATTATAACTCGAAAAATCATACCGTTGATCAAATTTGCAACCATCCAGAATTATCTGATGAGAAAGTCAAATTTATCACCGGAATGATGAAAAGACAATACAAGAATAAAAAAGTTGACTAATCGCTAATAATGTTCTACTTTATCATTTAATTACTTCGTCATATGTATTTCTCTTTTTAAAATTTTTAATAGAAGGAGAACTGTCACAGCAGTTCTCCTTTCTGTGCACCAACACTTTGCATAATACTATAGGAAAGTTAACAATCTCGACTGCATTGAATACAACTGAAAAGATTATTCGTATAGGTCATATCCTGGAAGTTGATCAGCAATTTCTTTTGGGTAATTAATGATAAATTTTGTCCTGCCAATATTACTGATTTCTATAAGTAAATCTGTAACTTCATCTGAGCTTAACTTTTGAACATATTCAGGAACCAATTTATCAAAAATATTTTTATCCATTAAATACACCTACTTTCAAAACTATACTATGGAGGTTTAAAGATTATGGAAATATTAGAATGTCCTCTTTATAAAGAGTGCAAGGAAGAGGAATGTCCCTATTTTGAAAACGAAGATTGTACGTATTATATTAAACATAAAGAAGCAGGAGAGTAACCCCTCTTGCTTTTGTGCCTACATCACCTTTGCACATAAGGTAAGATTGCTCACAAGAGTAAGATGTATTTACCCTTTAATTTATTCGGCGTAAGCTGCCTAACAGTCCTGACTATTCCTTCTTGATCCGGAGACCAAGTTCCCATTATAGTCGATGAACGTTCTTCTCTATAAAATAAAGAAGCTTCGCTGCAGATCACCCATATATATACATTGTTACTGTACCTATTACATTACTGTAATTGGGGAGTAGTATATACTTCGGTTCACCCTGAATGCTAAATTAAAAGCATTTCTCTATTCCTTCGAATAAAGACAGTTTCGGTTGTTTGCTTAGTAACCCCTTTCTCACATGAGATCGTTCCGTGTCACCACCAGGTTACATGGGGCGTTTTCTAAAGGACCAACTGATAATTTGTCCCACCCCAGTCCATAGCATGGCTAACAAGCATACCGCCGACTCCGGCTAAGGATTTATTAAGTCCCAAACCATTTAAGAGCCCTACAGCGCCGTTGCCAACATCAAGCAATCCTTTAAAAGTATTAGTACTACCTTCTGATTGCCATAACTGTGACCAAGATTCTTTAATTTTAGTTGTTTTTGCTTCGATAGAATCAAGGTATGTATTAAGCTCGTTCTGAGCTGAATTTTGATAATTATTTGCGGAATCATTATAAACATCTGTAAGCAATTCAGGATGCTGCAATATGGATGCAAGAATATTACTTCTATTTTTTCCTGCCATCATTTCAAGCAGAGCAGCCTGTCTATTCTGACCATCTGCCAAATCTTGCTTACCAATATCATCCCAAACCTGAGAGATATCTTTTAAAATATCATAAGTATCTCTATAGTTTCCATTCATATCAAGAATAGAAACTCCAGCCTTACCGTTAACGGCAGTAAGAGATTTAATATTTGAATTAAGTTTAGAAGTGGTCTCTACAAGACCTTCTGTATCTTCACCCATAGAAGATAATTCTTCAGCAGAAGTGCCTCTAAGTCGTAATGCAATTGTTCTAAGACCAGCACCTACCTTCGATGGATCCTGCACTACACTATTTGCTGCCGTAACAAGAGCAACTGACTTGTCAAAGTCGTTCCCCGCTGCTACCAATGCTGAACCTGAATCCTGTAAAGCAGTGGCAATTCCGTCTGTAGAAATTGCATAGTTGTTACCAATAAGATTCATTTTATCAACGAGATCCATAGAATCATCAACTTTTACATCGTATGCTTTCATCATGGAAATCATAGCGGTTGTTGCATCATCTATAGATCCGAATTCTGATACATTTTTTAAAATACCTGTATTTTTAGCTAAAGCCTGAGATTCATTTAAGCTATATCCAAGACGAGAAAAATCAGCAGCACTACTAGTAATCTGAGTGGTTGTACTACCAATGTCTTTGGCATCAGTTCTAGCCTGAGTAGTAAAGTCTCTATATTCTTGTTTTGTACCATCTGATGTTTTCTTAAGTTCAGTCATCGCTGAATCTAATTCTTTTATTGATTCGACACCGGATCTGACACCTGTTGTTAATGCTTGGAATCCAAAATTACTTACAAGATACTGGCTAAGACTACGGAACTTTTGTCCCATTTCAGAAATATAACTAGATAAAGGTTTTACACTTTGAGTAACTTTAGTAAGAGATTGGTCAATATTACCTGGACCATTTTTATATGCTAATTGATATTTTTCAAATACACCAGACCCTCTATCAATAGTAGCATACATTTTACCTTGTGCTGCATTAAACTCTGTTGTGTATTTGCTTCCTTTTGCCAGATCTGCTGACATTTGTTCCATCTTAAGACGGACCTTATCAGATGCTGGATCTAAATCTGTACCAATATATTCTGAACGGCTATATCTATTTGGAGTACGTGAGAAAAACTGATTAGTATTACCGAGATACCTAGCTTGACGATTGGCTTCAGAGTGGAGAGCAGCAAAACGTACTTGCTCAGTGTCTCTTTCGTCTCCAGTAAGAGTCGCAAGACTATCACGAGATTTTTTTAATTGCTCATATGTATCATTGAAAGATTTTAATCTTTCATCATAACCTTGTCCTAGAGTTTTATCTAATGGTTTACCATTGTTAGGATTATATACTTGAGCCATTTTATTGAATGTCTTCTGTTTCTCACCCAAATTAGTGATAACTTTGTCGTATTCTGAAGCACTCTGAGTCATTGCTTTGTATGCTTCTTGATTCTTAGCCTGTGCTCCTCGAATGTCAGATGCAGAAGTAACCCAATCAGAAGCAGTACCTTGATTTTGTATCTGTCTAGCCAGCTGAGAATTTCTATGTCCTATAGTTCTCTTTGACTGTTTATAAGTACTTTCATCAATAATCCCACTTACATACTGTTCCTGTAGGGTTCCTATTGTCTTCATATTTCTCTTAATTTCAGCTTGAGCTTGTCTAAGAGTAATGCCTGTAGATCTTGCAGTATTAGAAGAACTAGTGGTTTCTCCAACAACTATTTTACCGTCTTTAGTTTTTATATTGTCTCCAACAGTAAGCTTAATAGAGCCCATGTTTTTAGCTGTAGATTTTATTTCATTAAGTTTGGCTAAAAGTCCATCAAGCTCCCCCATAATACCTTGATTTACGGAAAGTTTTACTTCTCCTAGATCAAGCTTGTCCTGATACCTTGACAGCTTACTGACTGTATTAGCCATAGATTTTAAAGCTTCTTCAGGATTTATCATCTGTTCTACAAGATTAGATCCCTTAATAATAGGAGTATTTTTAGCGGCTTTGGCAGTTGCTTTACTTATTGTTTTTACCGCTGTCTGTGCATTCTTAGTTAGCTGTTTAGTATTACCTAATTCCACACCTAGTTTAATGTGCTTCTCTTTTAAAGAATTAATTCGTGTTTCTAATGCATTTAGCGCACTGTCTTCAACTTCTACACCAACGTTTATTATATAATCAGCCATTTTCTCACCTCACTTTATAAACCAACAGAATGTAATCCGCTGATAACGAATTTTGTTGCTTGCCCTTTGGCATGCATTTTTCTAGCACGAAAATATTGTTCCCAATAATTTCTGATAGGAGTTATTGTTTTACGAAATCCATGATTACCTGTTTCAAATCCCCAAGAAAAAACTATTTCTGGATCACCTTCCAATGGTTCCCATATGCCATGTCCTCCAGACATATGGCTTGAATCAAATCGTGCTCTAAGCTCTGCACTTCGACTATAAGCAAAGCCTGTAATTGTATGAATATTTTTTAAATCATAAAGTCTATAACCATCCGCCCAAGAGGAATAGTCATTATAATATTTTTCTTCTGACTGTTGTGCATCTCTTTCCATCTTAGGCTTGTAGTCATTAACAAACTGCTGTAAACCAATAGTTATTCCCTGGTCAATCAGCTTTCTTAACTGTGGAATTGTCCCCATCTTTTACATCAGCCAACTTTCGTAAATAATCTAACTGTTCCGGAGTAGCTTCTTTAAAAACATTTTCTAATATTCCAAATAATGCACTTAATCTATTAGACATAGAGTTAGTAAATGAAATACGAGCGGAAAGTGTTTCTTCAAACATAGCAACCATATCTCCATAATCAACACCAATCATTTCAATAATTTTATCTAAAAGACCAGAAGATACTAAGGCATCATAAGCATCAAGACCTTCTTCGTCTTCGTAGGTGAGATTAGTATAGATAACCACACATGTCAGAGAAAAGTTTAAATGCTTATTCATTGGCTCATATGTAAGAAGAGAAGTATCATATTCAATAATACTTTCAATAACTGTATCTATAAGTGCTCGTTTAGTAGCAAACGGCACATAATTTTCAACTTCAAGTTTTTCTAAAGCCCCTACTGGGTTCTCTTTATATTCTTTTACAAATTCTAAAATATTAATTTCCATCCTTTTTTCCCTCTTTCTTCCTTGCTCTTTTTAAAGCTTCATTTTCATCCCAATCGATCCAACCAGTAGACTTAGTATGAGTGATCCATACATAATCCAAATCAGGATAGATATAATACATCAGTTTTCGTTTAATCTTGGCAGAAGGATCAACCATTCCACCTTTAGTGTCGTAGACACGTTCACTTCCATCTGAGTATTTAACCCAAAAGTCAGCAACATAATCTATTGCACGTATAGTCTTTCCATTATGCTTGAAAGACGGTTGTAATTTATATTTTTTTTGTAGTTCATAGTCTATAATTTCGCCAGAGTCCAATCCAGTGCATACGATGTCTTCATAAAATCTTTTCTCTAATAGAGAATCGAAACATACTTCTTTTTCTGTTTTCCTATCTATAACAGTACGATTCTGTTTACCTTTAGTAGTTTGATCGACACCATATTTAGATCTTTTTTTATAGTTCCTCACGTTATCACTCCAAAGTATAATTTTGATATTCTTTGTAATACGGATAACTTTCTTTTTTATCAAACAACATTACAATCACATCTGGACTATAATAAACATCTAAAGGTTTTAATCCATGTTTGAGGTAGAGTTTCTGTTGATTTGGATCAATAATTTTTACTGCTTGAACAGGATCATAAGGAACTCCTTTTAAGTTAGGTATTACAATCTCCATTTAATTCCTCCGAAAAAAAATAAGGGGAAACTGCAAAAATAGTGCGGCTTTCCCCTCAATAAAATATTTAATTTTCCGTCACTATTTTTTTAGTTTTTGCTTTAGGCTGTTCTTCTTTCATAATTTCATTTACTTTATCCTGAATAGGTTTAGTAAATTTTGTTTTATGAGTAACAGCATCAGCCAATTCTTTTTTTGCATCCTCTTTGGTCACATCACCAGTATTGTATTTAGCAATAATGTTATATACTTTTCTACATTCTTCTGTATGAAAAGCTACCATCCAAACAGGTTTATCTGCATCTTTAGTGCACTTAGGACAATACTCATAAGTAGTGCCACAAGTTACACAAATTCTTGGTTTTGATTTCATTGAGTATTCCTCCTTTTTCTCATTAGAAATACCCCGGATGAACCGGGGTATAACAACTTAAGGATTACTCCTCTACATCATCCTCTGTCATTACAATGTAATACAGTGGAGAACCTGTCTGACAATAATCTCTCTGAGCTACACCAGAGAATGTAATTGTACTATCTGTTTCAAGTGTCAGATCGCAATCTGGTGATACCTGGAAACTTGGGAATACGATATAAGCTGCACGAACTACATCTACAGAACATGTGTCTGCAACGAGAACTTTCATTGTAATAGAAGAAGTAGTCGGGAACTTATCAGACTCATTAGTAACCTTAACACCGTTTTCTGTTTCATACTCGTATTTAGCAATAAGAGTACCTGTTACTCCAGTTGGAAGAGTGATTTTTCCACTGTCCTCAGCATATACAAATTCAGTTGCAGATGGAGCAGCAGTAGAAGAAGCACTATATGCTTTTCCTAAAGTACCATTTGCTTCCAGAGCATAAAGCTTTGTAAGTGGAGCTTTCGGTTTCAGCTTCTCAGGAATTGTATACTCTTTAATACCTGTAGTATCAATATGTAAGATTTTTGGTGCAAGAATCTTAGATTCTTTTGAAGCAACAATCTTATCTGTACCAAAAGTCTGAGACAGCATAGAGAATGAAAGTAAGTTACAATCAGCAGATACTTCTACAGATTTGGAAGTATAAAATCTCTTAATTAATACGCCAAGAGCGTCTGTTTTATCTTTACTTTCAGAAGTTGTATTAATAGAAACATTAGATAAATTGTTTAACAGATAGAGTAATTCTCCATCGCTATTTTCACCAACAATTTCTAAGACTCTATCAATAACCAGAGAATCAAAATTTGCCATAATATTTTCCTCCTTGATTTATTATTCGGTTTTAGTGACTCGTACATTGCTCGAAGAGGAGTACTCATTAGATAAGTCACGCAACCAATTTAATTGTTTAAGTAGATTTGGATTCTTAGACATATCAACCATTCCGCTGTACATTCCTGCAGAGATGGAGGCAGCAGTATTAATGGCCTGAATCCTTTGAACAGAATCTAAAAATGCATAGATTCCAAGACTTTTAAGACTGTTAATGTCATATTTAAAACCAGGACTATTTACCATAGATGAAATTAAAGGCAATAAAAAAGAACCCGGAGAGGGTTCTTGAGAAGCTTCTTTTACTCTTTGAATTTTTTTTCTTCTATCTTCATCTACTAATAGCTGTAAGGTTTCTTTGTTTGCAGCTCGTTCACGCTTAGGATGAATATTGTGCATCTCACGAATGAAAGATATCATTTCTATGTATATATCACGAGTAATTATTAATTCAGTATTTTCATCATAAAGCATTATATTATGAGTTTCCGGATCGACTAAAGGTGCCATATCTTTCAATGAAATAGTATCACCTAAAAGAAGACAGGTATCTTCAACACCTATATCACGAGTAAGAAGTATGAATAAATCAAAATCATCCAACTTACTATAGTTATAACCAAGATCCCACAATTCAGACTTATAATCAGAAGGTATAGAACATATTTTATAAACTACATTAAAATAATGATTTTCTCCATATTTAGCTATATCAAGAATAGAAGGTTGATAAATAGTAATCTGATCATTAATTTTAAGGTTCTCACCTAAATAAATGAGAAGTTTATCCATAATAATCACGACCTAACTTATCTAAGCGATTACTCTTAAGCCTATTTTGAATATCATTCGGAGCAGTCTGTTCAAAATACATATTCCTATAGTAATAACCATTTTCAGCCACTTTGCCAGAATCATATGTTTTTATTAACTGCGTACCTAATATGTTTGACCATTGAAATCTTTCTTTAACTAAAGCTGCTAGTAAATCCTGTCGATCAATACCCCAAATAGTACTGACATCATCCTGGTGAGCTATAGTTCTAAAAATAATTTGTTTAGAAACCATAATATTATTTGAGTATACAATTTCAGTGTCATTTACTTCAAAACAAATAAAGTTTTTGACTTTACTTTGTGCATCTGGAATCTTTAAAAAAGAATAAATATTTACATTATAATAATCTTCCGGACATGCATTAACTGCTTGAAGTTCTTTATTATTTAAGATTTCAATAATATCTGAATCTTTGTATAAATCCTCTAAGATTTTTCTCTTATCATAAGAAATACTGTCAAATCCCTGTTCATTTCTACAAGAAAACAATCTATCAATACGCTCTTGATTCATCGCATCACCTCCAATTCAATAGAAGATGGTTGCTTATTTGGAAGAGTAGCAATAATCTTTATTACTTTTCCTAAATTATTATAATTTAACAAAGCTTTGATACTTAACGTATTCTTACCTTCAGAGATTTCAAAGTCATTAGATAATTCTTCTACAGATAATTTGTTTCCATTGAACTCATAAGACCAAATGACAGATTTATCTTTAATATCACTCGCAACTGAAATAGTTCTTTTAGAGCCTCCAACACGTAAAGCTCTATTAGTACCTGAACATGATAAAACAATGTCCTCTATTTCTGGCTCTTGAGGAATAACCGGAGAGTCATAATAGTCACATATTTTTAATTCAACATTATCTGTAACTTTATTGAAATGATCCTGTTTAAGCGTTACTTTAGTTACTCCGCATGGGAACGTATCTTCTAGTTTTGACACTTCAAAAACTAAAGGCCTAATCATAGAATCACTCAACATGAAACGATCATTATAATCAATTGTTTGCGTAGTTGGAGTAGTAGGGACAATAAACTGTGACTGATTATCTACTGATGTAAAGAAACCATCGCTCCATACGCCACTGTTGTAGTTGTTGCGGTTTCTTAATACACCAAAACAACTATAAATTTGTTTATTCTTTATCCATTTAAACATCCAATTACATTTAAGAATGTTATATCTTATGAAAGAGTTTTTATCATTCTTCCCTAAAATAAGCCATAGCTCATGAACACCTGTGTTCTTATCCGGTATTTCAAGATAAAAACCAAAACGTTCAATACTATCTTGGTCCATATATTTTTTTTCAGGGAAATAGCCAGGTCTGAATTGAGCCAGATACTCAACCTGGTCCTTATTGATTGTATAGGTTTGAGAATACTGATATTTGATTTCAACATCTTCTAAGTATTCCATAGTCCTAGAATATAGCTTACATTGTCTGTAACCTAAGTCATTGGTGAAAGTTTTCTGCATGATTTCGTCTGACTGAGTACGAATACTGTCTGATACAGTATTACCGCATAAAGCCATTCTTTTTTTGAAAATATCACTCATGGTTATCACCTATTTTATCTATGATAGAATGAGCATCAAAAATTATTTTTCTATATTTTTGATGGTTGAAATTAGGATTATTAAATTCAAGTTTGGCGCATTCTATTGTATTAGCCAAATCAATTATATAAGGTGATGGGATTAATTCAGCTAATGCTGCAATATATAATTGCAAGTTATTAAAATAATTGTCAAGTTTTGGATAAGAGTTTTCTTGATAGATTAAAAGCCAATGAATTTTATTATGTAGTAATTCTATATAATCAGAGAACTGATTGTCATTAAAAGTTCCATATTTATACTTCATTCTGATCACCATCCAGATAAGAATTACTTCTGGAAGAGTGATTCCTAAAATATTTTCTGGCTTCCTTTTTATATTTCTTTTGAATGCTCATAATATAATTGGCATGTTCTTTTTGGCTGGTCCATTTTTCATCTTTTGAACCATAAAACATATTAGTATGCTCTAAAGAATTCAAACGAATATCATACCAAGCAACGACCATATATAAAGCAACGACTTCTATTTCACCATTAGTAAGGGTGTCCTCGAATTCGAACAGAACATCATTTTTTTTCGTTAAATCATGTTCTATTTTTAACTGGTCTAATTCAATCATTGCAATAGCACTATTTAGCCATTCTAAGCACAATTCAGTCCAGTCATCAGACGCTAATTTTAATACTTTTATATCTTCGACTTTATTTTCAAATCGTTTAAATACTGTTTCATAAGAGGTCATAGAACACCTCCTAAATCATTTTTTCTAACTCTGTACCACAAATTTCATCTACAGCACGTACTTTCTGAATAGAATCAAATGTACCATTATCCAGTCTAGTTGCTACCTCAATTTTAATTGCTGTTTTAAGTCCCTTAGGAACTTCAGCAAGTGCTTTCTTAAACTGAGCTGGTGAGAGAGCAAGAAACTGATTAATATCAGAAGCATCATAAAGATTATCATAAAGATCTTTTACATCTTTCCATCTAGGATCTTCTAATAATTCATCATTCTCAATCTGGAAACATGGATCATAAATATATGGGGATCGGCTAGATTTAAGAGAGTACAAATCTCTATATTCTACTTCACGAACATCTCCATATCCATCCCAACGGTATAGGATATCACTTTGTTTACCAGGCATAAATAATGTTCCCTGCACTAAAGAACGACATTCAATAAGTTCGTTCTGTTCAAACTTTTTAGTAGTTTTAACAGGAGCTGTTTCCTTTGTAGTATTTTCAGTAGTAGCAACAGTTTTTGTTGCAGCTCTTCTTGTTGCCATGTTATTACTCCTTTTTAATCAGTTAAAGAGGTGGTAATTCCACCTCTTTAAATAGTTTTTTATTTAAGTGTCCAAACTCCGAAACGCTTTCCAATAATTGTGGCCACACCCATTTTAATCTGATATTCATACTCAATAGTTTTATCCATATTTGTATTTCCATCAGATACTTCTTTAATCTGAGCGTCGCCTTCATTGTAGATCTTGATAAATTTGTTATCAGCTACTGGCATAATCAGAAGTTTAGTATTATCTACTAACTTTTTACTTGTGTCATTGTTAGCAAATCTCTGTGGAATTTCAACAAGACGAATACCTTCAAACATACCTAAACGGCCTGTAGTGTGTCTTTCATCTTTCATTGCATTAGATACCCAAGTAATATCTTCCATAGCAGAAAGTTTTGCAAGAGCAGATTTGGTACCCATAACAACTACTTCATCACCTGTAGCCATCTGTACATCTTCAATCAGAGTCATAAACTCATCTTTTGTAGCTGCTGCAAGTGTACCTGTCTTATTAAACTGTGTAGACGGGAGAACCTTCTCACCTGCTGCCATTACAGCCGCATATACCATATCGTTAATTTTCTTGTCAAAAGCTTCATAGATTTTCTGTACGAATCCAGCCCAGTCAATACGACCTGCCATAAACAGCTCATATTCTGCATAAATCTTGATTCCATACCATGAAGTTCTAACAGAGAATGTCTGTCCTTCTGCCAGACGCTGTCTAATACTTAATGTTTAACTTATATTATTTTCCAATATTTAAAAATTCCCATGTATAACCGCCACAAGTTTTTCTCTGCTTGCGACAGACTTTTAATATTGCAGAACTATCAAGTGATAATTCTTTTGCTGCTTCTGCAGCATCTTTAAATTCTTTATTTAATTCAATACAAAAAACAGGAGTGGTATTTCTTCTGCTTGATGGTTTACCTATTTTTGATTCAGCTATTTTCTTTTTCGCTTCCTCAGTGTGATGTCTACCATACATGCCATTGTTTTTACCTGTTATTTTTTCTTTTATTTTAGGATTTTTCCACTGATTTATTGCATCAGAACTTCGAATTGATTTTAGATTTGAATTTAAGTAAGACTTTTTTACAGATTCGCTCATCTTATGACGAGACTCTGTAGAATAAGAATTATGATCTTGACCACCTGATTTCAAATTGTATCCTTTATCTCTATTAAGAGTATCATAGTAGTCTATATAATAAATCTCTTTTTCGTTTAATTTATCAATAGGACAATATTCTAAAACATAGAATTTAAAATTCTCGATGCCATATTTATTCCATGCTTTTTGTAAATAATCATTATGATGCAGCCCATTATTTAATTCGCTAATATGTTTTTTCCATCTTTCAGAGATATTTACAGATTGTCCAATATATTTTTTATTCGTTGATAAATTTTCAATGCAATAAATACCAGATATCAATGTATCTTTTTGCATTTATTCATCTCATTTCAATTTATATTTTGGAAAATAATTTTATAGGGGCGTTAACCCTGTCGAGCATAGCTCCTCATACTTTCATATGAGAACAGACTATATCTTTTCCCGGATATACCGAGCGCACCATTTCCATTTAAGGGGTTCTCACCCACTCACTTGAGCCGTACTCCTGTTGTGAATCTCTTCACCAAAGGGATAGTCGTTGAACATTACCTTTCGGTCTTAGCTGCTGATTGTCCACTATCAAAGTGTTTAGGATTTAACCATGCACTATCTATTCAATTTTTTCTACTTTCGTCGCATTCACATTTATACCCATGCGGTATTATGTTGTAGCTTGAATAGCTTTAGGATTTTCCAGCAATTAAATGCATATTTTTTCATACAGCTTACGCTATACGGACCCTATTATTGTCAAGGTCATGATGGTTACCGGAAAGCTCAGACACTGTCAGAATAACTTCATCCGGTACATAGAACTCATTAGTATCACCGTCAGCCATAGATTTGATTTCTACAAATTCATTGAAGAATGGGTTTTCTCCCCAACCAGAAACAAGCAGATTCTCTACTGTCTCTTCGATAATTTCAAATACATCAATTTTATGTCTACGAATAGCTTTTCTAAGTTCTTTTCTTGAGCAGTTTTCATCTACTCCAAGTACAGAGAACATAATCTCTCTGATTTTATTATTAGCATCTTTTGTAGATACTTTTTCTTCTCCCTTAGCTGTGTCAAACATAAGCTGGGAGTACTCTGCATAATCATTTTCAGCAAAAATATTTCTTACTTCATTACTTGAAAAATTAAGTTTCATTATGTATTCCTCCTTTCATTAACCAATTGTCAGCTTTTTGTCTGCTACAGTTACAGTTGCACCTTTAGTAGGAGTACCACTAAATCCTTCAGATGATACTTCAAACACATCACCTACATAAAGCTCATATGCTCGAACGATGTCACCATTTGCGTTATAGAAATTACTTTCATGTTTAAGAGCGGTAGTATACTCTTCGTATAACATTGGTACCTGGAGCAGTAACAGAGCATCTCCTGGTGTTTTAACTTCTACATACCAATTTCCGTTAGCTGCTTTATCCAGTACTACACCAGCAAAACCAGTAGAATCTTTAGCTTTATAAGTCTCCGGTTTGATATAATCGCCTTTTGCAACAATTGATCCGTTGTCCAGATCTTCTTCAATCTGAATGTTATAAATATGACCTGCAATAGTAGCTTTCAGCTTAGAGCTACCAGCAACAGCGTGTTTTTCAGCAGTGGCCATAAATTTCTGAAAATTAGATGCCATTTTTATTTCCTCCTTTAAATATTTTTAGGCAATAAAAAAGAGCTATTTGATAGCTCAATCCTTAAATAAACTTCCATATGGTTTCTTAGCTTTCTTAGGTTCAGTAAAACCAATAGCACTAGGTTTCTGCTGATAGTTGAAAGTGCCTTTTTCTTTAACATATTTACCTAAAATAGCATCGGCTCTTGTCTGTACTTCTTCTACACTGTAGATAGCCTGATTTTTGATCAGTTCTTTAAAATCTTCTCTATTTTTCAGTTCAGTGTAAATTTCAGCACCAAGAACAGCTTCTTTATCTTTTGATTCGTACTCATTAATTTTATTCTGAAGAGCAGCATAGTTACTTCTGAGTTCTTCTAATTCACTTTTTTCTGAAAGTGTAAGATACTCTTTAAATAATTCTGTTCTTTCATCTGAGAGAGATACTGCATCACCATCTTTTGTATAGCCCTGACGGAAAATTTTACTTTCATCCCAGTTGCTATATACAAAATGGTCATCATATGTAGCATTAATAAAATACCATTCATTATCATTTTCTTCCCAAGTAGACAGAAGAGTATATAATGCACCTCTTACATCTTCATGACTAATTTCAAAAGTAACTTCAGTATTACCATTTTCTTTTTTTGTATATCTTTTTTTATTGCTAAACTCTGAATTGTCATTTGATTCTGGATCAGCTTCCGGATCAGCAACTGGTTCTTTTACCGGTTCGTCTGGATCTTCTGTACCTTCGAATAATTCAGCAAACTTAGCCTCTAACTCTTCATCGGACATAGACTCATAATCAAAGTCAAGGTCTTCAACAGTTTTAGAGTATTTCTCTAATAATTCATTGAGTTTCAACGTTTGGTTTCCTCCTTTCGTTGGTTCTTCAATTTCAAACTTAGCAAGAGTCTCCTGCAAAGACTGAATAACCTTTAGTAATTTTTCTTCTGTATTAGTAAAAAGACTATTATTCTCTTCACTGAAATCAGCAATATCTAATCTGGCACCCTCCATACCTTCTTCAACGGGTTTCTCGGTGATAGGATCAGTGCCTAAACAAGTTACACCATTATATCTGAATTTATCTAAGTGAAGCACTTTGTCCTTAGTGTCAAAAGAGAGTTCTGAGATACTTAATTCACAACTTACTTTACTTCCTTGTTTACGCTGAATAATTTCACATGCTGGAGCACAATAATCGTTATAAATTACCGCATCGGCAATAACATATGTTTTATCATGTTCTTTATCATACTCAAGATGATATCCTTCAGGATTGACAAAAACACCAATAGGTTGCTCAATGTATGTAATGTTTCCTTCATCATCAAATTCCATAGCATGAGAAGTAAAATCAGTAGTTCCATCAGATAAAGTGGTAATAGCGGCCAGAACTGGTCTATAGTGTAAAGACGGTAAAGCTTCTAACTGAGCTTCTTCAGATATATAAGATTTATTTCTATTTTCATATAAATGATTTACTTTGAATTTAGTTCGTAAAAAACCATCATCTTCATCAGAATCTTCTAATTCAAATTTTGCCGGAACCTGAACTGCAATATTATATCCAGACTCTTTGGCACTGAATACAGTTGTCTGATTCCTCTGTTCAAAAAAAGAATAGAGATCATCTAATGTAAGTACTTTTTTCTTCATGTTAGCCTCCTTTCTATTGTGTATTTTTATCCTCATAGAAGAGGAGTACTAACTTGCACAATAAATATCGGTATAAGTTAGCTTGTTTATATCTATATTTACATTTGCAAAAGAAAGAGATGAACAATTTGCAAATGTATAGATACCTTTAGTATAGCCGACCTGAGGAAAGCCAATAGATTTTAAAATACTTGCTGTTTCCTGGTCAGCAGTTCGGATAAAATGTTTGTTCATCTATTATCCCTCCTGTTCGCTGGACTTTTCTGATTCTCTACTTTTTTCACCTTCATCTGTAAGGTTGTCAGATTGAGGTCTTCCACCTTTTGTATCATCTGTTTTACCATCAATAACTTGCTGTGAGGCAGATCCACTCAATGTGAAAGAAGTACTAAAAGGAATCCATGTTTCGTGAAGTTTTAAAACAGTATTTTCAAGATAATCCATAGATAAAGCTTCAAGAGGTGAGATGCCATCAAGAGCAGCAACGGCTAGCTTTACTGGCACACCTCGTTCTCCAGATTTCATAAGTTCTTCTTTTTTAGAAGCTTTTGTATAAGGAGATACCTCAAAATATTTTACTCTAGCATGATCATCACCAATAGCAAAAGTAAGATATCTATTAACTCGTTCTTCTATCTGTGGAAGGACAGTTTTAATAGCCATCATTGTGTCACAAAGAATAGCAGCAGTAAAAGCTGTCGTACCTGAGACTTTGTTATTATCAAGAATCTGTGCACCACCAGAATTTTTAAATAAATTCGAAGTAGCAGTGGCAATTCTATTAACATCTTGAGTCTGGTCACCTTGAAACTCTATAGGTTCAATTTTAAGAGGGGAGATAGCTGCAGATACACAATCTGGGAGAGATTCAACTAGTCTATTATAATATTCAATGGCTGTGTCAATATCTACTGAGAAATCATCTGGTTCGTCAGAGTTAGTAAGTGTTTCTAATCTTGCAACCAAAAGTTTATAGATTGATAAGTCATCTTTTACCGACTGAATACTTTGGAGATCAATAAGATCAATAAGTGGTTCGAACAAACCGGAAAGAGGCGGCATATTGAGTGTTGGATCATCAATATTAACTTTTATTACAAAAGTTCTTTCTGGATCCAGTTCCTGCCAACGAAGAGAGTTATCATTTTGAAAAGAATTGTATTTAGAATTAAATTCAGAATCCCAGTATTCCAAGTCGGCTGTATGACTTCTGAAATAACTAAAGTCAAAAGCACAATTAAGAGTACCATCATAATTTACGGAAGATACTTTACAATAATCTCCATCAAGAGGGTAAATAAAAAAACCGGAATCATCTTCATATGTGTAACCATAAAATGTATCTTCTCGCCATGCGATTAATAAACATTTTAGAATCTCTGACTGCATATTCATTTTATCAAGTTGTACTAAAGTATTGAAATAACTGGTTTTTATTTTCTCATCATCATGTGTATCCTCAGTAAAATCTATCTGAGGAATAACATTGAGAGCTGTTAAATCTACCATTTCTGCCTGATAGGAGATAAGTCTTCTATAATTGTGAGAAACTCTATATAAGAATCTGCTTAGATTACGAAGGTTAGATTCATTGGTCTTAGGGTTCTGCATATACTGTCGCAGTTTATCTTTACTAAACACAGTAAATGTTCTTGTTTCCGTTTTAGTTAAATCAATAAGCTGTACAGCTTGCTTTACTTGAGCGAATTTCTCTTGTAAAGCTTGCTGTTTTAGAGCATAATTTTTTATCTCTTGAGTTGTTTTTTCCTCTTTAATAGCCAATGTCTCACCTCCTAACTAAACATTTTTCTTACTACACCTTTACGAATAGGCATAGCAGCAGCTATATTTTCTTTTTTGGGACGTTTCTTATTTTTAATATGTTCTCTACGAAGTTCTGAGAGTCCATAACAGAGCATTGAGAAACAATACGAACGATCGTCATGCAATTTGTTTTGCTTCTCTGTAGACAGTTCAAAGCCATCTTTACCAGATTCTCGTTTCTTTCGTACCATATTAACCATTTCCTCCTTTAGCGAGTCGATCTGTACTAGACCAAGTTCCTCATCAGGAGATAGTTTATAAATTTTAGTTGAGGCCAAATTTCTTTCTTGAAGTTCTTCTTCAACTAAACGATCTAATTCACCTTTAGACATAGATTTATCTTTATACTTAGCAATTAAATCTTTTTTTGCTTTTGCCATTTCTTTTTCGTCTATATCTAGCATTGTTAAATATCCTTTATTATCATACTCAGCAGTGAAATCTATGAGATCAAGTCTCATCATTTCAATAGCAGCTTCATAGATAATAGATTTATACATAGTAGGCGGTAATAATTTAATTTTATCTACAGCATTAGGAAATTTTTTGACATAATCAGACGACTGTTCTTTATCTATAAGACCTCTATGTAAATATTTCTGTTCACCTTCATGTCCTTCTTCATACCAATCTTCCATAAGATAATCTGCAATATTAACACCGGCACCACCAGAACCAGCATCTATAAAGATATTACTTATGTTTGTATAGTCATCGACTCCATCACCGTTATAGTCAAGGATTAGTTGTTTCAATTTCTTGACCTGTTCAGGCGTACGCATAGGAGTTTTATTCTTTTTACTAAGATCCATAAAATTAATACCATTAGCAATACGCATTCTCCAATTGTCTGAAGAATCTTTATAATATTCTCCAACAAGAACAAAAGAGTTATCCATAGATCTAGCTGGATCATATGCTAAGGCAAAAAGTCTGTCTTTTGTATCATTAAACATAATTGGGGGACGGATAGTAGAATTTTTTACTATCATAGAACGTTTGAAGATGGCATCTGCACCGCCATCAGAAGTGAATATATTGTAATACTCACGAAGAGCTTTTTCTTTATTCTCACGCATTGCATTGTCAACCTTTTCTTTGGTTAACAGAGATGCTGGATAAATCTTACCTCTATATGTAGCATTAAACATAATCTCACAGTTGATGTCTGCTACAAAATGGTCTTTGGAACCCCAGATCATAGCTTTACTGTATTCTTTATACTTTTTATAAAAGTAAGAATCAGTAGTGCTGGCGCTTGAAGTGTAGAGTAATTGGTTAGGCAATTCTTTAGGAAGAGTAGTTACATTTACACTTCCACCCATTTTAAAGTTCTTATCCTGAGCTGTATATGGTTCAATAACCTGAAATACTTCTTCGTCCAGGAAACCAGATTCATCAAAACAAACTGCTTCCGCACGTTTTCCTCTTTTCGCGTTGACGTTACTGTTAAGTGTTTTAACGAAGCTACCATTATACAATCTATAAGTAAAACCTGCAGGATTTCTTATAAAACCATCATTATTGGTCATATTAATGACAACTTCATTCCTAAATACATCAGTTAATCCAGTAAATGACTCAATTTCATTTTTAGCGATAGATACAATCTTTTCAAAAGTTTCTATGGACTGGTCACTGGTGCCAGCGCATATATAACATCTACAATTATTAAGAAGCATACCTCTTGTCATGTAATATAATGCAAGCAATGTCGATTTTCCATAATTTCTGGTACATAACCATAGAGCATACATCTTATCCCAAGAATTCATAAATGTATAGGTCTGCACATCAAGAAGGTCAACGCCTATGAATCTTTCCATAAATTTGGTTGGATTTCTTAATCCCCATTGTTTAATTTCAGAAAGTTTCTGCATTCCTTCCATTTTTCGTTGAGAAATGATTTCTTCTGTAGGCTTAACAAAAATAGTAGGTGTATCTGGAACCCATATACCAGAATCAGTCTGTTTCATTCCACAATCACCTCATCATTTTCATCAATCAATTTCTTATCTCTGAGGAAATTTTTTAGATCATCGTTCTCTCTACGAAGAATACGTGCTTCTTCAACCGCAGCATCACATTTATTTTCTAATTCCAACACCTTCTGACGTTGAGTAGATATCATTTCAGTATAGTCATTTTCATCTAAAGCCAACTGTTTCATGATTGCAGCAGTACTGGCTTCCGCAACCTGAAGCATACCTTGAGAAGTTCCTATATCAAAAGCATTTACTTCCTGTTCACGAAGCTTCATTTCCTTAAGCTCTTTTACTTTCCCGGTCCAGGTATTGGCACCTTTAGTATTATGATTGCTATGCTTAATACTAATTCCATTATCACGAGCCAAATCAAGAGTAGTTTTCATAATGTCTTTTTTAGTGGCTTCAAGAGCTTTGATAGTAGCAGAATTTTTTATAATAGATTCTGGAGTTTTCTGCAGAGCATTAATTACAGTATTGATTTTTTCAGATTGGTTAAGACTATGTACAATCTCTACACAGGCACCTAACTTCAATTCATCGTCTTGCGTACTTTCATCGAGGAAACCTACTAATTTTCCATACATTAATGGTTTATCTGCATCAGCAGCAGATTCGAATGGATCATAACCAAGAGCTGAAATAACAGTTCTTTTATTGGTTTTATACATTTTTTTTACTTCATCAGAGTTATCTACAGACCCAATAGACGGTAGAAGAGTAGAGCTATTGCCACAATCACCATCTTTCCAAGTTAATGTATTATATTGTGGCATAGATATATTTTTTATATAACTAGTCCAGGTATTATTTTTGGGCCGACCAGACATAGTGTTAGCAGCTTCAAGAATAGATTCATCATAAAGCTTTTGAAAGAAAGGTTTGTCTAAATATCTGAGCGCTAACTGGACACTCTGTTCATCAGGGGCTTTCTTATTACCTTTTAAATCTTCAGAATATGCCAACTTTGCTGCACACATTTTACATATTCTTGTCACACCAGTAGTACATAGAGGATCTGTACTTTTATAAAAGTCGGAAGCATCTTTCAGCTTTCCACACATATTACATGTAAATTTAGTACGCCCTACTTCATAGAGAGCTTCATCAATAGCACGATCAATAACTTTTTGAGCAGGTGCTTTAGGTTTTGCTCTTGGTACAGGCTTTTTTTCAACTTCTTGTGCCACTAGAGCACCTCCTTTTTATCCAATTAAAAAAGATACCGAAGTATCTTAGTAATAGCAGGTATGGGAGTTGAACCCATCTACAAGCCCTATGAAAGCTCCGAGGAACCGATCCTACGTAACCTGCGGTATTTGTAGACTCAAAAGGCTCATTATCTGTTGCAATCAGAGACAAAACCTTCTAATAAACCTAATCCATGCGTATACACATCTCATAGTAAAACTTATCTACTTGTTTTATGGAATTTTGATTTAATTTGTCAACCTCATGGGAGAAGAAGGACTCGAACCTTCGATGTTTCTTTGTGGGGGATTTACAGTCCCTTGCCTTCGCCGCTAGGCTACTCTCCCTTGTGTTAAGATGGGCAGCTACCCTTATCGAATATATAACCATAAGTGGAGGTCATATATTCTGTTGGAACCTTAACTTTCCATATAATTTTCGGTAAAATTATTAAAAAACTTAGCCGCGTCTCGTCCTGACTAAATCCCGCCAGATTTTTTCGCTACAAGGTATCTGGAACTTACCTAACACGCCCCCAAAGACTTGAACTCTGACTAACCGGGTTGGAGCCGGTTGTACTACCAATTATACGAAAGGCGCAAATAAAGGTGACTAATGGGATTCGAACCCATATAAGGCGGAACCACAATCCGCTGCATTGCCAAGTCTGCCATAGTCACAACGCTGCACACAGGATTCGAACCTGCAAGCCCTTTCGGACCAACGGTTTTCAAGACCGCTTCCTCACCAACCCGGACATGCAGCAAAATAAAAGGCAGGAGAGTAATCCTGCCTTTCAACCGGAATCAATCCGGTTATCTTTATATTCATGATATGCTACAATCACATAACCAAGAGTTACATGGTAGGATTTTCACCTACGAATTCCCACAGGAGGTGGGCTGTAATCTACATATCTTGTAACGCAAAGCAGAGTAATCGAAACTCAATCCTGTCGGATCACATGACTTAGCAGGTCAGTTCCACACCTTGTGAATTTACTTTGCAGAATAGGAGGGGGGAGTCCCAGTTCTCCCCAAAGAAACAACTATACGGAAAATGACATTTGAGATTACCCACAACTCTCAAATATACAAACATCCGGTACGGGAATTGAACCCATGTTACTGCATTGAAAGCGCAGTGTCTTAACCGCTAGACTAACCGGACAAATCGCCAACCTGGAATTCACCAGGTCAGCAATTTAATATTTATTTCACTGCATCTTTTAATGCTTTTCCGGCTTTGAATTTAGGTGCAAGATGAGCTTCTGTCATCATAGTTTCTCCCGTCTGCGGATTACGGCACTCTCTAGCAGCTCTTTCAACAACTGAGAAAGAACCGAATCCTGTGAATGCTACTTTTCCTCCGCTTGCCAGTTCATTAGTGATAACCTGAAGAAATGCGTCAACCATTGCTCCAGTATCTTTCTTTGTGATTCCTGTTGTTTCTGCTACTTTTGTAATAACTTCTGCTTTTGTCATAATAATTATTTCTCCTTTTATTCTTTATTATTTACTACGGCATATCTAAATTTATAGCCGTGAGTTTGTTTTAGTTTTCCTTTACACACCTTGCTTATAGAAGATGGATCTAAATTTAATTCTTTAGCTGCTTGACTAATACTTTCATAATTATTGATAATTTCTCCAGAAGAGGAGATTCGATCTATAGATTTTATGGTAGAATCTTTATAATTCTTTCTTTGATGTAATCTATAAGAAATAATTTCATCAGTGGTCATATCCTTAATGTCATTGAAATACATAAAAATATATCCATGACATGTATTGTTTTTCCCTGATGCAGTTTTAGAAATGTTTGTGGAAGCTATGCCATTAGCTCTGGCACAGTCTTGAACACTTACATAATACTCCAACACTTCATAGTCAGTATCTAACTTTATAATGGGCACAGTTTCATCTATATTGTTAGAAAGCATTCCAAAATTTTTAGGAATACAATTTCTATTATAAGCTTTGTAACCTGCCAAGCCTGATCCACCAAGAGTCATATTATACCCATAATTATATGTATCTAATGTAGCTATCCAATAAATTTCTTTAATATCTAACTCGTTAGGTTGGCATTCTTCAAGTATATAAAAATCAAAGTTCTCAACACCGTATTTATCCATTGCTCTATAAAGAAATGTATCTCTTACTAAAGAACTTGTATGTCTATGCTGAGTCCATCGTGATTTAATATCAATAGATTGACCAACATACTTTTTGTGATTTATTTTATTCTCAATGCAATATATACCACAGGACACTCAACATCAGTCCTCTACAGGGACCTCTGTTTTTTCTGTGACAGCTAAATCAAAAATACAGCCTTCAAATGTATTCTTCAGTGCATTGATAAGATCAACTACCTCGCCATCTACGTAAACAGATCCCTGTTCATCAATTGTAGCCTTCTTGATTTTCATCTGGGTAGTAGTTGTTGTTTTAATTTCTACTCCATTCATCCTTTTCTTCCTTTCACTCTTTCCCACAATTTTAAAGCTTCTCTGTACTCTTTAATATTATCTTTCCTCCAACGAGCACTGTAACGTGCAGAGAATTTTAAAGTAGGTTCTATTGTTTTAATTTCTCCGTCAGGCATCTTTTTCTCATGACTTGGTACTAATTTACTAAACATACCAAATCCTGTGAACAGTCGAATTTCTACATCCTTATGTTCATTTGCTGACAGGAGTAAATCATACACAGTTTCTTCTAAAGCTTCATATATTTCAGCTATATTTTCTTCTTGATAGCCTGTTTTTTCTGAAACCTTAGCAATCAATTCTTTTTTGGAATATTTCATAATATTTCATCAATAGGGCAGTCAACGCCAACAATAGTATCAACAATTCCCAATTCTTTAGCTTCTTCTGGGAACATATAATATTCTCGATCAGCAATACCGTCTAAAAAATCTTTGGTAATAGAAGTATTGGCATATACAAGTTCGGCTAATCTTTCATCACATTTATTATAAAAATTCATGATGTCATTTGCTTTTCTGGAAGTCTGCATAATACCGGTTTGTCCGTCATGAATACAAATTGTACTATTAGGAAAGATATATGATTTATCACAGACCATTGGAATATAACTTGCCATACTTGCAGCCATTCCAATTATTAAGCAATAAACAGGTGTGATACTATGTTTAATACAATCAATGAGTCCCATTCCGAAGTTTACGACTCCACCTACTGAATTTAAAATAATCCAAATAGGCTTTCTTTTATCTTCAGGAACATCTTTATCTTCCTGATTATATTTCAAAATATATAAACAGATGGACTCTAATAGATTGTTATTGATTTCATCGTTAATGATTAATCTACGATTGTCATAGTTGCTTTTGATGATATCAGCAACTAATTCATCTACTCCACTTTTCATAATTGGAAAATCAAATAATTCTTCCATATGTTTCTCCTTGTAATCCTTATATTTTTAGAAGTGATCCTTTTCGAAAAGATCAGCGAAGAGTTTACTGGTTTCTGATCGCACATCTTCTCCAAGATAGATACATCCAAATTTTTCATTTCCTTTAAATTCATTGCACATTTTAATGAGAGGATTATTAATCGTTTTACTTAACAGAGATTGTTTGTAATCACCTGCAAGATAAATTTTACTGTTCTCTCCGAGTCGTGTACCAATAAGTTTAATTTGACTTTCTGATAAATCTTCTGCTTCATCACAGAGAATAACAGTGTCATTATAAGTAGTACCTTTCATAAAGAACGGTACATTAGTATCTAACACACCAGATACTTTCAAACTCTGTAATTCAAACTCTCCGCCATTAAGAGACTGAGAGAGTGGTTCAAAGAATCTCCCAACTTTATCTTCCATGTCGCCTGGAAGGAATCCGATCTCTTTACCTTCACCAGAAACTTCTCGTACACCTAAGATTTTACTATTTCTGCCTTTCTCCTTTACATTGTATAGTGCCATTTGCATAGAAAGATAAGTTTTTCCGCTGCCGTAACCACCGAGAATAGCAGCGATAGTAATATCTGGGTTATTCAAGATATCTAATGCACAACGTTGTAAAGAGTTTTTTGCTTTAATAAATTTGGAAGATGGCAGTTTTAGTGCCACAAACCCCTGACCATCATAGCGCATTTCTTTAGTAGTGCCATCGTCAGTATTTTCAATAATGAGATACTCATTGGTGTACCAAGTTGAATAATCTAGTTCAGCCATAGCCTGATTGATAGCATTAGTATCACCTTTAATTACTTTATATCCTTTATATATCTCGTTAGTAGGCTCTACGATTCCATACACTGGCAGGTTAAAGACTTTCCTTGCAATATTTTTGCAGCACAAATCATCTGAAATGAATTCAATATCCTGAGCTTTAGATAGAGTATAAGCACTAAAAACAATCCTGTTGTCTGGTCTGACTGGATCCAATTCGAAATTTAACAGCTGTTTTTCCATTTCAAAATTATAATTTATTACGGAATACTGATCATGATTCTGATCTAAAAGACGAGCTATATGTCTAGCTTTGTATTTGATATCCTCATCTTTCCGAGAGGATGTTTTGATATTTTCGATTTCTCTAAGAGTTTCATCAGAGATGAAGAATCTTTCTTTGAATGCTGCCTCCTGGAGATTCAGGAGAGCATTGGTATCATAAAATTTAGTAATAGTTAGGCACTCCTTTACAGTGATTTTGCTTTATCAGCATAGTAGTCCTCAATATATCTGTTGTTGCCTGAGGTCTTATAATATCCTACATGATATCCTTTTTTGTTAATGTAACCTTTGTGCGTGTTTCTAATGATACCTTTGTCCATTAGTTTTTCAATTTCTTTCTTAGAAATCGGTTTAATAATAATCAACTCTTTCTATAATTTATTTTTTATTAAATAGATGTTCGTAGATTTCCATACCCCTGTCATTCAGCATCCTGTAGTAAGGTTCCTGAGAAGACTCCCCATTTCTTCTCACAGTCACTCCGGAACAGACTGCGTTGTCACAGCGGAGGATATTTACTCCATCTACTTTTTTCAATGTTTTTCCACAGACAGGACATTTTCCTAAAAATTTCTGTCTGGCAAAATAAAGTCTATTGTTGTTTTTCATCCTTATACCTTCCCTTTCATATATACTCAATCAACGAAATCTCGCAAACGCGCCTGTAGAGCGCATTTGCGGAGACATTGGTTTAGTTTGATAGCGTTACATATGCCTTTTTTCTCTATGTTTAGCAACTCTTTGACGAGTTTTTTCTAAGTCAATAATATTTTGACATTCGGAACAAAGTACAGAACGATTATTTTTAGATACTGCAATAAATTCTTTACCGCAACAATCACACGTAATAAGTTTTGTTTCATCCTTGGCACTTTTATTCTGGCAATCGGTGCAATAAGGTGAACCGCCTTTAGAATATTTCACTTTATACGGCTTCCCGCAGCGTTTACACAGCTTTATCTTAGACTTCGGGCCCAAGTTCTGATACTGATAGCCCAACTCACGCATATCTGTAATTTTAAGCACCGGATCAGACTCATTATCAACAAATGTGATTCTTATATTGAAGCGAGTTATCTTTTTACTCACTTCAACCAACCCCAATTCCTTTAAGTCATAAATTATGTACGGACGATCATCTACTTTACAAGTTACTCTGGCAAGGTTGAAATATACGTCCATAGAATAATTGATCCAGTTATTATTGGTTTCTGATTTTAGATTGTTAAACTTGGCAATGACTAAAAGAGTGAATGCAAGTCTTTCCCTGGCAGGATTCTTGATTTCCTTGATGGTATCTAACTCTTTCTGCGTAATAGGTATATAATCAATGTTCAACAGATCTCTCTTCTTAGCTTTACCAATACATTTGTCTATAAATGAGTACCAGTTATTGATATCAAAATCAGAATCTACTTTGGAAGCAAATTCTTCTATACCATTATAAATTTCTTTCTGAGTATACTTTTCCTGATACATATATCTAGTTAGAAGAGCTATGTTTGCTCCTAAATCTTTAGGGCTACAATCACCGAGTTCTAACATTTTTTCTATATATTGTTTTTCGTTGAGTATTAAATCCATTATTCTTCGCCTTTCATTTTTACTTTTTTCATTGAGAAGTGTTCGCCGCAAAACTCTATATCACCGTCTGGATCCTTTACAGGAAACTGCGCATAACCATCTGTTCGAGAAAGAAGGTTATCAATAATAGTATCTCCGGACATCTCCCAGACGAAAGTTTTACCCTTTTTTGTGTTATATCCCAAATCAACCAGAATGTTACAAAGCTTTTCTGCGTCTGGAACATATTCTGCACACTCTGATTCAAAAGTCATTCCAATAGGAGTTAAAGAAGTATCTTCATACACAGAGCTATGGCGGCTCATTCTGTTTGCATAAGTTTTGTTATATTTATCATAGATACGTTTTATAAAAGCCTTATCCTTATTTGTGTAGGTGGCATCTGACTTCAGAATAGAACTGTCAAACGGTACCTTACTTTCTTTTACATCAGCCAGTGTTTTCTCAATTTCCCAACAGAGTTCATTGACTACACAGGTTTCTGCATTGACTGGATAGAATTCTTTATAGAATTTAAGAAACTCTGCCTGTTCTTCAGTCAACTCTTGTGATGACAGCAGCTCTTCCAGCGGAATATTAAATCTGGACCTGCTCACGGCATCTGATGTTTTGATGTAGTCTTTGTATTCTTTCATAAGAGTAGGGTAGTTGTAGATGAAGAAGTACGGCTTCTTATCTGCACAAATTCTCTGATTGAATTCCTTCTTAGATATTTCTTCTGGTGTATCTGTTTCTTCTATACGGTTGTAGCTATTGTCATACCAATGTTTTGGCATAGGTTTAGCGATGATTCCTTTAGCTTTATCAATAGAGTTCTGTTGGAACAGCTGCCCACACAATATCCTGTAGTCTAAGACTTTATATTCCTCACTGTCTTTCGGGAACCTTGCCTGTAAGCATATCTGTGAAGTGATAACATTAGTAATAGGACCAATCGCATCACCGAAAGAACCTTTATTAGCTTGTATCATATCTGTCTCAGTCGGAATTACCTTGTTTCCTTTACGTTGGATGCAATAGATTGGCGGTAGGTTTTCTGTATGTTTTAATAAGATAGTATTGTTAGTAGTAAACATTAAGTCTCCCGACTTAACACCTTATGTTTCCATAAGGACTAGACTATATCTTCATCTGTAGCTCTATCACCAAGATACAGATGCTCGGCACTTCCCCTGCGAGGATTCCACTCACAAGGTACTCTACTTGCTTCTTTACTTAAGTATTTCTCTTAAGCTATGCTTTCGATAGTCGTTGAACTTTTCTCATTATTGAGACTTAGCACAGTATTGTCTTTGGAAAAATAGTATGTGTGTTTATATATGTTACCTGTTTCTATATAATATGGGATTCTTCCTGCTAGACCTGCCGGAGATGAAGAAGAGTGCAGTTGTTTCAACACATATTCTGCGCATAACTGCATGTATGGAAAAGTTGCTATTACATTTTTGTCTTTATCTAACAAACATACTGGAATAGCTCTTCCATTCTGTCCTCCGGGACGAGATTGTTTTTCTTTTGAATATGCAGGATCAGCTTTGTACTTCTGACTGAGCGTGGTGTTTCCGTAGTTGGGATTTTTCTTGCCACTATAATCTAACGTCTGCGAAGCATGTCTGCCAGCAGCGAGAGTATAGTCAATATTTTCTTTATGTGAACACCATTCTAAGTTATCTACACTGTTGTTTGTGCGATTGTAATCTTTATGATTTACTTCCGGTAAATTTAAAGGATTAGGGATAAATGCTTTTGCTACTAATCTATGAACACTGGCAACTGTTCTGTTTCCTGTTTTACCGACAGTAATACACATGTACCCATCTGAATTCATGCGTTGTTTTATTTCCTGATGATATTTCGCTCTACCACGATTATGAGTACTAAATATTTTTCCATCTTCACGAACTATGTAATCAATACCTTTTACATTTAAAATTCTTTCTTCTATTGTTCTCACCTTCTTTTTTATAATCTATTTTTCCAATAAGAGTTCCGCTGTTAGCCCGGTACTTCCGGACACCTTACATTTGTAAGTTCACCGAGTTTTACATATACATCGCTGTATAAGGTGACAGAGTTTTATCACAATCAGCTCCATTGAGAGCTTCTTTAGTACTATCCCATGAGTTTAACAACATACATGTGTTTATATATCTATACCAATAAGTCATATCAGGAGTCCCTACTATCTTAAGCTTACGTACATTGTATTTGCTTGTCATAGGTGCTCTGAAGCAGCAGACCTCGCTGACTTCTCGATCAAGCCAATGTTTATGCCAGCATTCCCCAGCATGGAGTAATCCTGTGACCGGTAAACCAAAGATACTCTGCATCAAGCTATACGGATCCCCTCCAATGATGGCAAAGTTACCCCTTACTTTGAGTACACCAATCTTGGCCTGTCTGATTTTTTTCTTTATCATATTGTAGATTCTGTCTCTGATGTAAGGATCATGAATCATCTGTGGCTCAATCATGAGAGCATTGATATACGGTTCTTCATCAATATAGGAATCTTCTGTAAGATTTGTTCCTCTCAGAAATAGGAGTGACTTCCTGTAATCTAATCCAAGGATTTCTTGAATTTCTTCTACTGTAGGACGGACCAATTCAGTTACTTCTTCCGGTGTAAGGTGGTAATTCTGCAGGAACTGGTAATTTGTGCTTCTGTACTCATCAAGTCTTGCAGGAGCAGTCTTGGCTATAGATATTTGATAATGATATTTTTCTATATTGGACCAGTAATCTTCGAAAGAAGAGTAGGAATCCCATAATTTAAGCATAGAAGTAGTAATAATCAGTTCAGACTCTCTGATATCTCTCATATCTCCCCAGGCATCTTTTATATAGAAGTTTTTCGCTATAGATTCCCCAAAAGCTAAGTAATCCATTGTGAAAACCATGCCCTTTGTCCATGGAAGTCCTCTGAGATTACAGCCAGATAAAAAATCTTCTTCTTCGTCAAGCTCTCTTGCCCAACGGTAAGAGAGTGATGGAAGCATGATTCCGTAACCGTCTGATTCCGTAAGCTCTATTTCTTGATCCTTGAGGAACTCTACTATTGGTTCATCAGACTGAGAGTCATCTACACGAATAATGTCTTCTGTGAAATGAGTAATGCAGTCAGGAACGACTATGATCCCTTTTGGCATACTTACTGGAATACTACCGGAACAGATCAGTGCCTGGTACGCTTCAAGTTTAGCTGGCACAAATTTTTGTTCTAGGTTCCTACCGCAACAGAGACGCTCATAGAGCTGTGAATATAGTCTTTCAGAGACATAAACAATAGTAGAATTCTTTACACCCCCGTTGGTGCCTAGGAGTCTGTGATATTTTATTCCATTGATAGAAAAGCCTTTATTGGCTCTGTTATAATCAGACATTTTATCAATGATCAGACACATGTAATCTGGAACAAATTGAAGATTATAGAATCTTTTATAGAGATTTGCTATGAGAGTATCTTTCTTAGAAGAATCAGATTTTTTGAGACGCTTGATTTCTTTCTTTATATAAGAAGCTTCTTCTTCTCTGGCTTCACTGGTGTCTCCGTTGAGTTCATCAATGAATCTGAGAATCTGGCTATCAGACAGAGAAATAATGTCTTCTGTGTTTAGAGCTTCCTCTAATGGATATTCCAGCTTCCAGCGTGATCTACGAAGACGTTCACTGTGGAGCTTGAATAAGTATCTTTTACATTTTTTCTGCTTTGCTATTGTAATCATTCCTTTCTTTGGTAGCGAGCTATGAGGGTCTTACTTTCTTTCTCTCACTCGCTTTGCTCATTCGTTCAATCAGTTCGAGTTGGATTTATTACACCTGTAAAAAACAACAATTATTATTTATATAAAAAATAATTACTATATTTTTTTGGTGTAACAAAAAACAATCAACGTCTGAACGCAAAATTTTTTCAGAAGCAGCTGCTTTAGGCGAGGCGCTTAACCGCCGAGTGTAGAAAGTAGCGCTGAAAAAACTTTCATGTGTTCAGACCTCAGGCTTCGCCTTTCGCTCTATTGCAACCTGACAGCGGTGTCAATTATTGAATTCATTTTCTTATTATTCAGTGCATCGCATTTGGAACTTGCATCTTTCAACTTTTGTATTATTAAATTGTTTAGAGTATGAGGATCTGATAATGGAAGAGTATTAAACTGCTTAATCTCAGTAAATACGTAACATTTTGTATACCTTTTTACTCCTAGCGGCTCCAATTTTTTAAGAATAAAATCAGTATATTCTTTTGCTTTGGAACTATGTAAGATAGACCATTCATCTTTATATGAAGTTTGTGCCAAAGCTTGAGCTTTTACATCTTCCATGTAGTCTATTAGAATGTCTACTGGTTTGTGTCCTTCTTTGAATGTATAGGCATAGTCCATATGATATGAAATACAACCTTTCTCTTCAAATTTCCTCAAATTTATATATAATATTTGTGCAATGATACAATTTATTTTTTTATGAAAATATCTATAAGAAGAAAGAGAGAGTTCTGTTGCATTCACACAATCTAAAAAATATTTTGGTCTCGTGAATCTGTCACTCGTAAACCCTAAGAGTTCATAAAGGTCTGTTACGGAATATTTCTTATTGAGTTCCAGATGCTGTAAGTTTGCATAGATTGCTGAGTTATATTTTCCATGTGGACAATACTCTTTTTGTTTACGTTTAGGTTTAGTCTTAGGTTCTTTATATATTTCGTCAATGATCAATTTGTGGGTACCTGTAATTTTTTTCCATGAGAAATATAATTTGAATTTTTCCTGCTGTAGAACATAGCCTTTTCCGGCAGGCATCTTCTGACCAGTAAGAGCTACTGACAGTTCCTGCATATTTTTAAATTCTTGACCTGGTAAAATTTTTGTGGTGTCAATCAACTTTCTTACCCCCTATATAATGGTTTTATTTGAGTATATGGATCAAATTTCTTTTGTAAGAGGCTCACTGTAAAGTTGTAAGCCTCTCACTGTAAAATCAAAATTTACTTACAGATTTCATAATACTGAGCAGACAGTTTCTCAATGTCTGGACCGAAGATTACACATGCTATTTCAGCTAGATCATTGAACATACCAATGTGCTCTATGTAATCTAAACGGTTCTGTAGCTTAGGTTTATGTGTCTCATTGTAATGTTCAAGCTGTACTTTAGTATTCATATGAAACTTATTGTCGAACTCTCTGTAGAGGAATGGCCAACGTGTATGAGGACTTCCTCCGAAGCGTACAATTCTATTGAGGATCTGACGTTTATCTGCTAATGGAATGTCTGATGTAAGATTACGAATGATGTCTTCCTGATGTGAAATAGTGTGATTCTGCTGCTGAATTGTATTGTTCTGTTGCTGGATAGTATCAAGAGTAGTTTTAAAAAGAAGTCGAGTGTTCTGATCCGCAAATGGGAGATAGGTGTCTAGGAAAAGGTCGGACTGTGATGGGTTAACGTAGCCCCCTGTCTTACGAATGGAGGGAAGTACTTCTGAAGTAACCCAATGCTTGAACTCTTTTGCTGATGGAAGTTTGCTACTAAGGATAAGGGCGTATAGCCCGGATTCGTTGATGACTATTGTGTCTTGAATTCCAGTTGAGCACCCGCCCTGAATTGGGGCGTGTGTTTTATCCTCTTCGTCAACATGAGCTGCAATAGCATTTCTTGATTTGCTGTACCCTAACGCTTCCGCTACATCCTTACCTACGAACCACACGACTCCGTCTATTTCAACAGTTCTCAGTTCACCAAATTCTGGATGATTGAACACTGTTGGGGCTTCTGTTGGCGTAGACGCTTCTGAGAGATGATTTATAAACCAGTTTAGATGTTCTTCGGTAGGATCTATTTCTTTGAAACCTGCGTAATTGATGATAATAAGCTTACGGGAATTAAAAATAGTATGATCGGTATTTTCAGGTGAAACATGGTATTTTATAGCTCGCCAGGTGTCTTTGTAACCACAGATAGCTGCAACATCTTTACCGATGAACCATGTAGTGCCTTCAATGATAGAGTATCTGAGAGGGATTGAAATTGAATCATTAGTGTGGTATAGTAATGTGTGGGTATTAGTAAAAGTCTTCATATAAAATACTCCTTATGATTTATAAACTTGTTTACGGGTTAAAGCTTCAAGCTCATCATAGTCATACTCAGTTAAGTGGGAATCTGTAGTATTGATAAGGAACTCGTTGGGTTCGAAAGATGAGAGAAGTGAGTCTAAGAGTAGAAGAGTGTTTTGTACACCTAAATTGTAGCCTTTTACTGCATCTGGAGGTGCAGTAGATAGAATGGCTGATTTGTGAGAATCAAGTTGTTTTTGGAGTTCTTGAGTAAGATTGACTCCAATAAAAGTAATGTCGTTCATATGTACCTCCTGTGATTTCTATCCCTTTCGGGATAAGTGTATTATAGCACTGGCTACGAAAAATGTCAACAGAATTTTACAAACTTGTTTAGAAAAATAAAAACAGGTGAATCAGGAAAACATATATAATAAGGAAGAAACTCTAATCTGGAAATTGAGTGAGAGAGATGTGATGATCGGAGAATCTGGGAACATGGATCCGAAATCTGAACTTGGTGTCAAAAAAGCTCTGCATCCCCCGGAAACACTGCATTTTTGCGGTTCTCAGGGCATAAGTACCCCCGGTTTAAAACGTGCGAAAATGCTTATTTTCAAACCTTTAGTGGGCAGATATGAACAGTTCGGGCTGATTTTGACTGTTTCTGACTGAAGTAGTAGGAATGCTATGAATTGTGCAATGGTAAGATGTATCGTTTTACAAACACCCCGTTTTTAAGGCTTTAAAGCGTTAAAGTGGATAGCCCTAGTATACTTTAATAAATCAGTGTGTAGCATTCGTACCGTAGCAAAATTTTACAGTATTGAAATTTTACAATTGAAAAATCTTGCAGTGATAATACTACAGAATTTTACAGTACTAAAGTAATCAGAATATTCAGTCAATATAACGAATTGTATTGAATTGTGTCTGGTTTCTCTGATCGAACCATAGTGTTTTTAAGATTGTGAATACAATTTTACTTTAAAACTCAATGTTTCTGATAATTGTTTTCTTATGCACTGAATTATCTAACAATTCTTACTAGAAGTTTAATTGTGTATACAATTCAATAAATTGAATAGAAAAGAGGCTTTAATTTATGTCAAATTATGAATACAACAAGAAATATGTAAAAGAGTGGGATAAAAAGAACTTAAAACGTATAGGCGTCGCATTGCGTATTGACGAATACGAAAAACTCAAAAAATATTGTGATTCTAACAATATTGCAGTAGCAACTTTCATTAAATCACGAATTGCAGATATAATTGATTAAACTTTACCAATTAACACTCTATTCTAAATATTTAATCTATTCTAAATATTCTAACAACTATGTATTACATTATGTATATAAGCACATATAATAGTACATATTACACTCTGTATGCAGACAATATGATCTGGACAACCTTTATTTTTCGCTTTAATAGGAAGTAATTTTTCACGAAAAAACTTTTTTCATGCAATTTTCCCTGTGTTTATGCGGGTTTGCGGGCTTTTGTAAACGTGTAAATAAAAATATTTTAAAAAAAGTGTTGACAACCTACTGTGACAGTAGTATGATAAGCGTGTCAGCAAGGATAGGCGGTTGACAAGTTCAAGCGGTGGTTCTGGAATCCACAGAAAAATTCCTAAAGTAGCAAATAAAATTTTTTGAAAAAAGTACTTGACAAACTACTGTTACAGTAGTAAGATAGGTACATCAGCAGGAGAGGAAGTGATAGTTATGGTTCGTCTACTATGTAGGACGTAAATACTACATAGGCACTTGTCAGCAGATGGCAAGAGTCTACTGAAATAAGACACAAATACTATTCAGGCACTTGTTAGCAGATAATAAGCGGTATTTCTAAACCGATATCAATTGAACCATTTCCCGAAGTCTGGGATATCTTGTTAGTGGACTCGAACGGCTTCCGCTTTTATAGGGGGGAAAGAAGGTTTCGACAGCAAGAGATGACAGGGTAGGGGATAAAAAATCATCTTGTGAAGATGCAGGATGGAGTCAGCAGGTGGGCTATGACTAACATTTCAGTACGGTACGCAACTATAAACAACTTTGTAAATCATTTTTATTGTGATTCCCGATAATATGCCTCTGTTTTAACAGACACGTTGGTTCCCGACGTGTTACGGTATGATTTACAATTTGCTCATTCAGACATAACCTGCGCAGGGTATACAGTGCAAAGAGCACACCTTGCAAAAATGGTTGACGTCTTTATTGATTCTATCCGTATCTAAGGCGGAAGGTCTAGCACTATAGATATAGCTATCAGTAGGTGCAAGTCCTTCAAGTGCTATAAACACTTTTGTAAAGTGCGCAAAAATATTTTAAATTCAGGAGGAAGATACTATGTTAAAATCAGCTTTAATTATCAATGCTTTAGAAATGCCAGCAAACTGCCATGAGGACGTAAAAGCGCAGGTGAAAGACCTCGTAACATTCAAAACTATGACCGCAGAAAAACAGCGGATTCTTGCTACTAAGTTAGGCACTAAGAAACTGTCAGACCTTATTTCAGAAGGTGAAAAACTCTATCCAGGCAAGGACTGGGCTGAGTACTCAGATATTGAAATGTCAACGGCTTTCGCAGGCTGGACTGAAAAAGCCACTGACCTGCGTGAAGACTTTATCACTGCCAATAGCAATCTTGAGGCTTGCCAGTGTGACGAAACCACATTCAAGGACTTACCAGACACCGATAAAATCTTTGTTACTCTGATTTGTCATTCAGTAATGCCAAAAATGGGCTTAGACTCTGACTTAGTTCCTGAGTCCCTTGGTAAAACCATTGCTACTTGGTATCAGTCAGGCAAGGGTATGTCTGGACTCAATAAAGCCCTCAGAGACTCATTCCGTACTTTCATTGGTCAGTCTGGTGACTGGTTTGATGGTCTCAAGCTTAAAGCCTCTGATATGGCTGGGTCTGATATTCGCCACTTCATAGCTTCCTTTGAGCGTGGTGCATCCCGTAAAGTGTCACAGAAAAAAGACGGCACTGTAGAAATCGGTGAGTTCGACTATAAAGAGGACTTCAGTCAGCGTGTAGTTGCTAATAAAGTTACTGATTTACTGACAGTCTACCTGCTGTCAAGAGCTGATAAAGTCGAAGTTGTAGCATAAACAAGTTTATAAATCATGAGCTTATACTCTGCCTATGACTTCGGTCATAGGTAGGAATAAGAACATGATAGGGTCATGCTCTAGCCTTAAAAAGAGCAATAGGAGGAAAAATTATGAACCGTAAAGAATTAAAAGCTCGCATTGCGTCTTGTGAGCAACTCATCAACGAGGCAATTTTCTGTCAAGACGCAGAAACCGTTTACCACTACACGAAAGTAGTGGAAGGTCTGAAAAAAGACCTCGCAGCTAGTAAACCAGTATACCCAGAACATCTCTATGTTCGTTTGGGTGACCTTGTGAATCTGGAGGTGCAACATGTATAACATTAGAACCATGAAAAATCCAGAAAAGCACTACGGGCTTACTTTCCCTAAAGGTGCTTTGTTTATTAGAGGTCAAGGCAAACGCTTTGTCCTCTGCCGACAGATTAAACAGTACCCGTTTGTGGTATATATGTCTGTTATGGACAACACTGGTTTTATTCAGTGGAAAAAAGCTAAAATTTCCCCTAGCACACATGTACTAGCAAAGGAAATCGTAGATTATGTCCAGAAAAACGGGCTATATCTGCGCAAGGAAATGACTCCACAGCAGCTTGTAGGTCTTACTTCCTGTCTCCCAAAGGAACGCAAAGTAGGCTGGGAGTTCCGTCAGCATAGTCATATTTCAGGGGCTATCAATGACATGGAAGTTACTTTCCATGAATGTTACTGGAGTACAGGCAAGAATAAACCGCAAATGGCTTACAAGCCAAAAGGAACTAAAATCAGTCCATACGAAAAGAGGAGGTGAAAAGTATGCTGAAAAACTTTAAAAGAGGTCTGATAGAGTATCAGGACCTGTGCAAGGCAATTGCACAGTTAAAATCAAACCCAGATTATGTCTGGACAGAAGAAGACTTGGAAGCTCTTGAATATGTAGGTGAGGATTATCTCCAGCGGAGGTGATTCTATGATTTACAATTCTTGGACTACCCAACGCAAAGCAAGGGCAGTCAAGCAAATGAGCGATTATTTGCTCAAGAACTGTTACCCCAGCTATACAACATGGCGAAAATACTGTCCATATTGGAAGCAAGGGAAGACAGAAACGGAATACTTTGAGGACATCCTAGAGTTTGTTTCTCAACAAGGCAATTTTGAAAATGCACTCTTTGTATTCTACTGCTTAGTTGTCTAAGCAGATGCTCTATTTCTACGAGGAGTAGACAAGGCAAGGTCAAACCTTGATAGAGCATTATTCAATGAGTTATGCCACTCTAAAAGGCAGGAGGAAAATATCATGACAAAGACTATCTACACACGCATTATGACAAAGGAAATCACATCAGTAGAGCTGAAATCTGTTTTAGGCAGAGAACTCTACATCTGTAACAATGGAAACTGGACAGATGCTCTCAACGATTTTTCTTTCAGCTACACACCAGAACAGTTCTGCCAGTATGTATCTGACTATAAAGCATGGGCAGAGTACAACAACACTTGGTTAGACATTACAGAAGGTAAAGCAAAGCACAGGGAAATCATCAACCTTGTTAAAGAAAAACTGACAGAATTCTTTAGCGAGTATGATTATAGTTTTTTCCCTGAGTTCTACAAAACTCTTTCCGCAAAGGAAAAGAAAGCAGCTGTACTGATTCTCAGTCACAGTGAATTGTTTGACTATGGATGTATTCCAGTAATGTATCCAAGCACAAACGAACTCTCTCTTCTCTGGAAAGGAAATAAGAAGCTTAAAAAATGTCTGTTCGTTCCTATCAAGGGACCGGATTATGAACTCACTGTAAACATGTTCACAGGCGAAGTAGTAGAGTATGTGGACATGGACATCATAGAAGGGAATTTCTAGGAGGGCAATCATGCAGAATTATAAAACCAGAATCGCGCAAGCAAAATCAAGTTTCGAACTTTCCTGTATCTGGGAAGAAGTTCGCAATGCTTATTGGATTAAAAAGACTATCAGTAAGAAAATGTACGAAAAACGTTCTGCTGAAATTGCAGCTAGGAGGAAATCATTATGAACAAGGCAGACAGAATAAAAAAGAAATTAATCAAGGAAGTAGTAATTCCTTCATTATTAGGAGCGTTAATAGCACTCCTTTTTTTATTGGCTGTAGTGAAGCCTACAGGGGCAAGTGAAGACAGCACTCGTCCAATGACAGGCACTGTCTATTTTGTTTCAGGGAGAAGTGTCTCAATAGTTTCTCCTGATAAGCGCACTTGGAGCTACAAAGGAAAAGGTTTCTCTGTTGGAGACACAGTATCTTGTGTTGTGTCTAATAATGGCACATCCAAAACAGTAGATGATTATATCAAATCGGCTGTTGTGAGCGAAGGACAACCAATAGAAATAGAAGCAGCTGAAGAAGGGGCTTTAGTCCACTTTGCAAGCGAAACGTATTATTTAGAAAGAAGGTATTAATTATGACATTAAGTATATTCTATAAGCAATTTTCAGGAAACGATTCATTTGAAACTCCGGAAGATAGACAGTCAATCTATCTTGATAAGCTGGAATCCGAACATCCAGGAATCTTTTGCACAATGGAGTCTGCTATTTTTGGATCCTTTAATGATGAAGGATTTTATGCAACTTCGGTACTACAGTCTCATACTGGTTATGTTGTAACCAATAAAACTTCTTGTGGAGCAATAGCTCTGTTTTACTCTGGAGCAATGGAACGCTTCGCTCAACTTATTGGAAACTTCTTTGTCATTCCATCTTCAACAGAAGAAGTGATTCTCATGCCTGAAGGCGATCCTACAAGAATCAATAAGATGATTCGAGGAACAAATGCTTACGTAGAAGATAACTTGGTTTTAGACAATCATGCATACTTCTTTAACAAGGAAACCGGTACATTGAAGCCTGTAGTATCTCTGAGTGATTCTATAGCAGAGAGGAGATTAGCATGACATATAAATACACAACTGTAAGAATACAACGGAAAGAGGCTCTTTTGGGTTACACAGTACCTAAAGGAGCCTTATTTATTAGAGGCAATGGACTTCAGTTTATCTGCACAGAGAGACCTAAAGATCCTATGAATATTCCTGTGTTAATGTTTCAGAATGGAAATTGGCACAGAATTTCAGTGTCTGTTATGTATAGCTATCTTGCAAGAGAGATAGTGAATTTTATCTAAAGGAGGAGTTCTGTTATGAATAACGTATACACGATACAAGAGATTATGACTTTGAAATTCTGTGAGTTGTCCAATGTAGTGTATGAAGCTATCTTAGCAGAACTCACAAAGCAATACCAAGGTATTATTGATAGACTGTTGCCTATCTTTGATAAGGCACCTGTATATCAGTTAGACCAGTATGTAGATATCTATAAATTTATAGTAGTTATATAAGATATATAAGAAAGGAAATAAAAATCATGAAGAAATTATTAGCAGTAGTATTAACAACTATGATGATAACAACCCCAGTATCAGCAGCTCCAACAACAGATGGAGAATACAAAGACCTATATCCTCTGACAGGAATAGTAACAGAGGTTGAGCACATGGAAGATACTGATCTGATTACTATGACAACTGCCAATGGAAATCAGTTCTCTTGGTACGCTGACGCAGAAGACTGTTGGTCTATTAATGACCTTGCTTCATGCATCATGGAGTCCAACGGAACCGAGATTGTCTATGATGATGAAATTGTAGACGCACACTATGCAGGTGGGCTTAAACAATTTGCTCGGTATGCAAGGGAGGACTAATCATGAAATATAAACTTAGAATCTATTTCAAAACAGGTTCCAACAAAGGAAATCTAAGGAAAGAAGAGTTCTTTCCTACAAAGGAACTGATGCAGGAAAGATATGAGGAACTGTTTAATTCTAAAGACTATGCTCTTAATCCTACAACATGGGAGTTGATAGGAGATGAGTGGCTGAGAATTTTTTAAAGTAGAAAATAAAATATACTGCATAAGCAGTATATTTAAGCATCTTGAATTACTCAAAAAGGGGTAGCATGAAATCTAGGGCTACCCGTTTTCCTCCAAGATGTTTAACTATGCTGCTTAGAAAGGAAACAATATGTTAAAGAAAGTAACCAGAAGAGAAGCACAAAAAGCACTTGTTGCAGGGAATCCTGTATATTTGCTTCCGAATAGAATGCAAGTGAATTCACCTTGGGCGCATCCATTCAAAGTGAAGACCCCTATGTCAGAAGAGAAATTTAATCGTCTGATAATGAAATATGAACATGCTTGTTGCACTGTAGATACAGGAACCGGAAGTTTCTGTTATATAGATGCTTGACAAGGGAACAGATGTTTGCTATGATTCGATTAGGAGGTAAACATGAAAATAATTTATACAACATTAATAGGACTGGGCTATGTGTCCAAAGAGTCAAATAATAAATATACTGTAGAATTTCTACATGGAAATTATATTTTTGACTTTCCTAAAAAAATAGTAGAACCATTATTGGTTCATAATACTCTTTATGAAGCGATTTTGTGCAGGAAAGGAGAATGGAAATGAGACATATTTATGTAAAGACACCAAATGGTCTAGGTAAATTAAATTTTTATGACGGATCATTATGGCACTCTCATTACATAGTAGACCATTATAAACATGATTCAAAGTTTTACTCTGGATACTATGAAGGAAGATATATAACTAACGCATCCTGCTATGGCAAAGAACATATCAAGTTTCTCAAGAAGAGACCGCTGATTGATTTGATCACCAAGAGAAAGGAATGAATATGCAGAACATATATGTATATAATCGTAAAGATAAAATAGGAAAGTTGATATGGTATAGAGGTATAGTTTTTTACCCTTATGTAGTCACTCATAATCATTCCTACAATAGAATGTTTTTATATAGTGGCTCAATTGATGATAGAATTGTTGTAGGAAGATATTGACAAAGATCTTGGAGAACCATTCCAATATTTAGTCTATTACTATAAAGAAAAAAGAAAACATTTCATTACACAATGGAAATGGTGGCTCAGATTACCACTATTGGTGGAGCTATGCTGAAGACCTGAAACTTATTTCATCTGTCCGTACATTAATAGAAAGGAGGCAACATGGTTGATTTAAGGAAGAAGCTCCGGTCTGGAATGATAGCTGTCACACCAGCAGGAAGCTATCTTGTTCTTACCGATTGCGAGACGGCGAATTATGGCAGTCAAGATTTTTGTATTGTTGGACCTGATGGTTTTATGATAGGCAGTAATTACGATGAAAATTTGAGCACTATTCGTGGCATTTGCTCTATAAAAGCTCTATATAAGTCAACTGTAAATGGACTTACTTATGAAATGAAATACAAAGATAAAGATTTAATTTGGACAAAGGATCCAAAAAATCTTAAAGAATTAATCATATCAAGGAGGTTTTCAAAATGAAGACAGCAAAGGAAAGACTCTACAGAGTTGATTATGCCGAGGAAAAACTCGGTGACACAGTAACTAAGGAGATGATGAATACCAGTGAGTATGAAAAAGGCTACGGAATCATTCAAGCCCTTGAATCATGCGAAACAGACGGAGAACTTGACATATTAGATGAAGTTCTGACTGCTTTATGTGGTCATGGTATTGAGTATCTCACCAACTTAGTAGAATGTGACTGCTAAACTATGAAATAAAATTAGAGCTGTGAAAACAGCTCTTTTTTATTATATAAAAAAGAAAAGAGGAAAACAAAATGGAAAACATCGTTTACAACACAGTTATGAGCAACTTATTAATCTCTGGTACAAAGGCATGTGCAGTAATTCCAAGGGAATTGATGTCTGTCGATCCAGCTTACCAGCGGCTGGAAACACGAAATCATAGAAAAATTAAAGCAATGCATGACAATTTTGATCATATGATTATGGATGCATTATTAGTGGTGCCACATCCAGAAGAGTGCACTTTTTCTATTGTAGACGGTTATGGTCGTTTTATTGCATCAGAAGGTATTTTAGATAAACTCGAATGTGTTGTTATTACTTCAGCCCCATCTGATCCAGATGAGAGAAGACATTTCGAAGCAAGTATCTTTACAAGACAGAGCTTGTATACTGAAAAAGTTACTCCGCTGCAGATGCATAAGGCAAATCTTATCTTAGGTGAACCGAATGCTGTAGCGTTGCAGGAAGTGGTTGATGAATATAATTTAAGCATTGCAGAAGACAAAGGGGTAAGAAAACCAGGAACTATTGGTAGTTACACATCCGCTTACAGGATAATTAAAGCAAAAGGTAAGATAGCTTATGAAAGTATTATATCTACTTGTTGTAAAGCTGGTTATAACTTATCAGGAGATGGATTATGTGACAAGATAATTAGGAACTTATATAAAATTTATTGCTTCTACGGAGATATTGGATTAGTAAAAGTATTGCCTATTATGAGAGGAACTGAGCCAAGTACACTTAAAGCAAAAGGAATAGCTGCTTATCCAGAAAGAGTTGAATTAAGTCTTGCTCTCTACCTGCAGGACTATTTAGTATCTCTTGGTGAGCCTAAACAGTTTAACGAGAAAGGAAAGAAAATTTCTTAAACAAGTTTGTAAAAAGTATTGACAAGTTTTACAAACTGGTTTATAATGCAGTTACAGTTAAGAAAGGAGAAAACAAATGGCAACACTTATTAGTTTTTATAAAGATAATAAAATTACCTCATCAGAGGTAGAATCTAAGGACATTGATATTGTCCTTGGTTTCCTTTTCAAAAACTATGTCTTAGGAGAAGACATCACAGAGAACTTTGATTCAAAATTTCTCTACATCGAGGACAGCAAGTTTAAAATGAAACCTCTAAACAAGAAAATAAAAAAGTTTACGCAAGAAAAAGAGGATTCTGTAGAGGTTCTGATTCAGTTTGAGGAGCTCGCTAAGAGCTACGAAGCAGCTTATATCTTTGACCAGTATGAGGTATTCAAGTTTGAAAACGGTGACTATAAAGATCTGGATGAGAGAGATTATAAACTCTCCATTTGTAAGCACTGCGGAAAGATTATTTCCGGATCTTTAGTCAATGATTATTGTCCAGAATGCTTCGTAACCTATGGAGTACAGGAAGTGTTTGAACAGATCCAGTCAGACGACAAAGAGCTGTATACAGAGTACGAGACAGTATCAAAAGTAATGAATACTGTTGAAGCATTCTACGAAAAAATCAAAGACAAGGGAACTTTAGCTGTACAGAGAGCAAGAGAAATCTCTGAACAGTACTTAGGAAAAGAGCAGATTCCACAGGAATTATATGAAACAATTTTAGGAGGATTTGTAGCATGAATAAGGAAACAATGAAACAGGGTATGATTAAAGTTTTGAATATGTATGATATCCCTTGGGGTAATTCAGCCATTGACAAAATTATCAACACATGGGCAGACAACAAAACCCCTTTGATTGAGTTATTAAGACATCATCCTAACTGGAATGATGAAAAATGCTATGTAGCATTTGATCAGAATATCAAGGGACAGCCAGACGAGGGGAAAATTTACAGGTTCATTGATTGGATGATTAACAAGAGAAGATACACAGATGCTTTGGATGCATTGAGATATTATAGAGAACAGCTTCTGGATGAACGAACAGCTTCTTTAATTAAAGAATGCTATCCTGATATTAAAGGTATTTCAGCAGGTCAGAAAACCTCAAGAGCAGTGAAGAAAATCTGTACACTTATAGGTATTACTTCTGATACCTATTCAGATTTTGAAAAGAGGTATGCCAAATATTCAGATGCAATCAATCCATTGGATGTTGTCCGGCACACTATCCTGTCAGTTAATCCAGTTGATTATCTGTTGTCCTCCAATGGAAATAGCTGGTCATCCTGTCATACACTTGATAAAAACAATCCTAATGGTTACTCAGGATGCCATTGTTCTGGAACAATGAGTTATCTTCTTGATGGAACTACAATGGTTTACTATCAGGTAGATAAAGAGTACGACGGCAATGACTTAGAGTTCGAGCCGAAAATCATCCGTCAGTTATTCCATTATAAAGATGGAATCCTTGTACAGGGAAGACTCTACCCTCAATGTAACGATGGCAAAAACTCACTGTATACTCCAATTAGAGCACAGCTTCAGAAAATCATCGCTGATTGTTTGGTGGCTCCTAACCTTTGGAGAAAGAAAGGCGGCACCTCTGCTTGTTGCTCAGTTATTAATTCTGAAGGTACCCACTACAGAGATTATGAGTGCCAGAGTGAGTGCTCAGTAAGTAAAATTATCAAAATGATTCCCAAGGGAAGAGTAGATAATAGGCATATGACAGTTGGACATGATATCTATTGTGTAAAGTGCGGGGATTGGCATGATATGGAAAGTACACTTCTTTGTGAAGATTGCTATGATAATTATGCCTACAGCGGCTCTCGAAGATGCTGTGATTGCGGTGATCGCTATGACGAAGATGAAATGTACTGTATCAATGGAGAATGGTATTGTAGTGGTTGTTCCACTTATTGTGATCACTGCGGTGAAAGAGTACCCAATTCGAGTATTCATTATTACAGGGAGTTAGATGAGGACATCTGTGATGAATGTATCTCTGAAGATTTTTCCACTTGTGACTGTTGTGGAAAGTTAACTAACAATGATGATTTGACTTATATTGAATCTACAGATGAAAATGTTTGTGGCAGATGCTTAGAGAACAAATATGCATATGTAGATACTGAAGATGAGTATTATCCCATTGAAAAAGTAAATACTTGCGTATGTGGACAAACTTACTTAATTGAAGAAGGTGACAAAGGACTTTGTCCAGACTGTATAGAAGAGGAGACCGGAGATGAGTAAAAATAAATATAAAATTACAGAATTAGAAGAGATTTTGAGAATGAAACAAATGACTTTAAAGAGTCACCTGGAAGCCAAGTTGGAAGCAGCAGGTTATGAGCCTAAATCAGAAGATGGATTCCTCTATGCTAAGGGAACTTTCCCAGTACTCTTAGTTGCTCATATGGATACAGTACATGAAGAATGTGTCCAGAAAATCAAATACACTGGAGCAATCATGTCTTCTCCTCAAGGGATTGGGGGAGATGACCGGTGTGGCATCTACGCTATTCTGCAAATTATTAAAGAGTATCATTGTTCTGTATTGTTTACAGAGGATGAAGAGAAAGGATGTATCGGTGCTGAGAAGTTTGCTGTAAGTGACTATATAGTAAACAATGATATAAATTATATCATTGAAATTGATAGAAGAGGGACCAATGACTGTGTATTCTACTCTTGTGACAATCCAGATTTTGAAGAGTTCATAGAGTCTACTGGATATTTCAAAACAGCATGGGGTTCTGTGAGTGATATATCAACAATTGCTCCGGCACTCGGTGTAGCAGCAGTCAATTTATCTTCTGGTTATTTCGACGAACACACTACAAGAGAAACAATCAATGTAGAGGCATTACTTTCTACAATTGAAGAAGCGAAAAAGATTCTTGCTTTACCATGCGAGGAACCATTTGAGTACATTGAAGCTGCCTATGGTGGTTATGGAAACTGGTGGAGAGATTATGATGAAGAAGCATCACCTATTAGCACTGATTACACAACAGCTTATACAGATGATTGTACTTATATATTCTCGAAAGAGGAGAAGGCAAAGAAATTCTTCCATATTTATCTTCAGACTTACAGCGGAAATGAAATCTGTTGTGAAATCCTCGCAATAAATGAAATGGAAGCAATTGGTATGGCTTTAAGTCATTATCAGTATTATTCTGCTTGTGACATTATTGATATAAAATCACAGTAAAGGAGGAATGTTTATGCCAAAGTATATGATTGACCTCTAGCCCACTAAGAGGTTTTCATATAAATTACAACTGAATATAGAAAAATTACAACTGAATATGGGTAAAGATTAAAACAAACAACAAAAAACAAATTTCAAACAAGAATAGGAGATTATGATTATGATGAACACAACTATTATTACAAAAATTATGGCAGCACTTGGACAGGACGAGCTTAAAGAACTCATCGGAGCACTTCAGGGAATGGTTGATGCACCAGAGACAGTACAGAAACATTGGGAGCCAACAGAAGGTGAGCAGTACTTCTATCTGTGGGGTACAGGAAAGAAAGACGGTGGAGTATTCACAGCAGAGAACCAGAAAGATGTGATGCGTTTAGCAGTAGGCAACTGCTTCAAGACTGAGGAAGAGAGAGATGCAGCCGTTGAGTATCTGATGATTGTAGCAGAGCTGAAACGCTTCGCTATTGATCACAACGATGAGATCGACTGGGACGATCACTCTCAGAGAAAATACAAACTCTGCTGGAACAGAGAGACAGAGAAAGTTGATTCCACATGGAGCAGAAGAAAAATTACAGATGGTATTTACTTCAGCTCTCATGAGGTAGCAATGGCTGCTGTCGAAGCTGTAGGAGAGGATAGAATCAAAAAGTTCTATCTTCCAGATGCTGAGTAAACAATAAAATAAACAGTTCTCTTGGGGTTCGACTCCCCAAGAGAATTATCAAGGAGCTATTATGGAATTAGATAAGTTATTAAAAAAGAGAAGCATAATAAGCTGCACAATCAAGGACGGGATTTGTATTGTACAGTATGCTTCAAAGGAAATGAAACTATTAGATATATCAGGTATGGGTATTGTAGAAGTACTTGATTTTATATTGGAGGAATAAGATGAAAGTTGGAGATAAAGTAATAGTTGATCCTAGATTGCATGGATGCATATGGTGTATTCCTGTGGAAGAAGTTAAAGGAAAAATTATGACTATAATATCCATAAATAACCCTAGAGGTTTTGAGGCTTATTGTTGTGTTAAAGAATCAGGATATATTTTTAAGTTGGATATGTTTATTCCTGCAGAAGGTACTTTATTTTTAGCTATCCATGAAAGAAGGCAATATGAAGAGAGGAGATAAAGTAATTTTTAGATCTAATACTCCTCGTATTCTATGGGGCGTAGATATAAATTATTTATTAGGAAATATATGTACCATAAAATCAATTATAGAACTAACTTCTAAAACTTTTGAAAGAAAAGCTTATGAGTTAGAAGAAGCTAGTAATTATTGGTTTCCAGCAGAGGAATTCATTCCTTACAAAGGACTAACTGCACTAATTGATAAGAGGAGGAAACATGAAATATAAAGTTGGAGAGAGAGTCATAGTTCGGAAAGATTTAGTTGGCGGATTGGAATATCCTTATTCGAATCCGTTATGTGGAAAGTTATATTTTGCTTCAGCAATGGAAAAATTCCGTGGAGAGGAGTACGAGATAGTAGCATCTTTAGATGATTATGGGTGTGAAACTTATAGTTTATCTCTAGGAGAAGAGGAATCTAAGTGGGTGTTCAACGATGCAATGTTGATACCTGTTGATGGGTTAAGGAGCTTGATATGCAAGAGAAAAAAGAATTAAAAGTTGGAGATTGGGTTCGTGTAAAACGTAACCTAGCAGTTCATGAGATAGGGGTGAAGTATCTCGGAAAAGTTTATAGAATCAATAGAATAAGTTATACAGGTTACTATCTATCTGGTACTCCAGAAGGATACTGGTACAGATCATCACTTATTCCAGTAGGAAATTTAAGTAGACTTGTAGAAATTAGAAAGGAAAATCATGAGATATAAAGTCGGAGACAGAGTAGTGATTAGAAAAAATTTAGTTAGCGGGTGGTATTACTATTATGAAAATTCAATGGGAAGATTATTTTTTAACAGCCACATGTATAAACTTTGTGGAAAAATTTGTGTAGTAACTAAAATTACAGATCTTGTATTAGATGAATATTTCTTATCAATAGATGATGAAGAAGTATCATGGTATTTTAACAATGCAATGTTACTTCCGGCAAATAGTTTGAGATATTTAGTAATGACAAGGGAGGCGACCTCATGAAAATATATGAACTTCATCAAGACGTATCAGGCAGATGGTTCGGCTATTGTGAAGAGACAAAAGAGTATACACCAAGCTTCATCAAATGTAAAAATTTGAAGAAAATGCTTATCTGGAAAGGTTGGGGGTGGAAATGATTGAACTTAGAGACTGTATTGTGGGAGTTAAAGATGAAAAAGAATATGAAAAAGTAATTCAGATTGCGAAAGAACAAGGATGTGAGTGGAATTCTGGAGACTCTTTAGATTATATCTACTGTACATTTCCAACAAGATTGTTTTTTGATAAAAGAGGAAGGGTCACATTTGGGGGATATCATGAAAAATATTGTGACTATCATTGTAAAAATTTGATGAGTAGATTACGAGAATTGATAATTATAAGACAGAAGGGAAAGTTATGATTGATTTAAGAGATAGCACAGTATTAGTTAACAATGTAGAAGAATATATAGCTGTGACTAAAATTGCTAAGAAACAAGGCTTTAGATGGGCGAGTGGAGATTCTTTAAATAGAATCTACTGCCATTTTCCAACGAGATTAGAATTTAATAGGAGATATGAAACATATTGGAATTCTAGGCGTGGCAGATGTGCACGAGATTATCCTAAATGCATGGCTCTAGTTGGAGGAATGCGGAGCCTCATAATGATCAGAAAGGAAATGGCTAATGATAAATTTAAAAGAGTGTACTGTTTTGGTGAATAATAAAGCAGAATATATAGCGTTAATCAAAGAAGCGCAAAAACAAGGTTACACATGGGCAGATGGAACTGCTTTAACCAATATATTTTGTGATTTCCCAACAAGATTACGCTTTAATGGAGAGTGTAAAGTATATTATAATTCTTCCGCCTATTATTATAATCGTGATTACAAGTGCAAGGAAATAGTTGGTGCATTAAGAAATATGATATTGAAAAGAAAAGAGGGACAACTATGTTAAAAGAAAAATTATCTATTGAGCGGAAAAAGGCTGTAATGATTACAGCCGATTTTACAGCACCTACAACAGAAAGCTATGCAATGGCATGGCTAAAACTGTGCAACAACGCAAGAGAGTACAAAGACGTTATCTGGAGAGTAGAGAATGATTCAGGAAATAGGGTATATGTCTGGTGCAATCCAAAGTATAAAGAAACAGTAATAGAATTCCTCACAGGAATAGTTTACTATCATCAGGAAGATAAAGGGCCTACATCAGTAGGAAAAGTTATTGAGGCAGAAGATGTTACAGTTGGTTTCCCGGTGTATGAATATGAGAGTACATGTTCTTCACATGAAGAACAATGGGGCATAGATATTGATAATTCAATTATGTTTTGGGGAAGAGTTAAAGAAATTTTTTATTGAGGTGATTTTATGAAAAATAGAGAAAAATTTGCCAAAGAATTTTCTTAATCTGCTTTTACCAAAAAGTAAATATATTGCAAGAGATAGGAACAATAAACTTTATGTGTACACTGAAAAGCCAGTACGATGGAGTTGTTATTGGAGCTTAAGAGGTAGTTATCAGATATCGGCAGATATTTTTGGTGATATCTTTAGTTTTATTAAATGGGAAGATGAAGAACCCTGGGGTATTGAGGATTTAAAGAAATTAGAGGTGAAAAAAGATGATTAATTTAAAAAATACATGTGTGTTAGTCAGAACGAAAGAAGAAAACGAAAAACTACTTAAAGAAGCTGAGAAACAGGGATTCAATTGGTCTCAGAGATACGATTGTAAACCATTACTAGCACAACATTTTCCAGACATTTTAAGATTTTATGAAGACAAAGTTATAACTTATGAGGCGAGTATCAGATCAAATGTTGATTTCTACGAAGCATCAGAACTCCTCGGCACAAAGGAAATGACGGCAAGAGAGTTTGTTGAGTGGTATCTCAATGTGGATTTTTTGTGCGGTAGACGTAACTGTGATGAATGTGTACTTGGCAGAAAGAACACTAAGTGCAACAATCAGTTGTGTAGTACATGCAACTGGAAAAACAACATTGATGAACTTCTTGAAATTGCGAAATCAAGTAGAATTACAGTTCCTACACCCGAAGAGAAAGCAATTGAAGATATTGAGAAGTTAATTCAAAGTCCATATCGCGGAATAACAGGTGAAATTAAGGAATCCTTAAAGCTGGCGGTGGAGAAGCTGAAAGAGGTGAATGATAATGGAGAGATTAACACTTGAAGATGCTATTTCTCATGCAAAAGAAGTAGCAGAAAAGAATTATAGAGGTGCAGATTTTGAGTCAATTGATTCTGTAGACGATGATATAAAAGCTAATTGCATAAAATGTGCAGAAGAACACGAACAGCTTGCGGAATGGTTAGAGGAACTGAAATCTTACAAAGACTTAGACGAACAGGGCTTGCTTGTGAGGCTGCCTTGTCCTGTTGGTACAACTGTATGGGACATATGCGGCATGGATATTCGGGAAAACGTGGTATGTGGAATTGAATGCGGCAAAAATGGTAAACAGTTTTTGTGGGCAAATCATGATGAGTGGCTCGGGGAATTAAATGATTTGGTATTCCTCACCCGTGAAGCAGCAGAAAAGAAGCTGGAAGAATTTTAAATTGGATGCTAATACAAGAAAATTTATATCAATGGGGGAAAATCAATATGGATAAATTAATAGCAAAAGAAGTAGAATTTAACGGAGATATTCTTAAAGCAGCACAGGATCCTGATGGAAATATTTGGGTTGGTGCTCGCTGGGTATGTGAAGCTATCGGTTTAGATGATAACCGGATTAAATATGAAAGAAGAAAAATGCAAACGGATTCAGTAATTTCAAAGGGGGTACAAAATTTTACCCTCCTTACCAATGGCGGGAATCAGAATGTTATGTGCTTACAATTAGATTATTTACCATTATGGTTGGCTAAAATCTCAATTACTCCAACTATGAAAAAGGAAATGCCGGGAATAGCAGAAAAACTTGTAGCATATCAGCTCAAAGCAAAAGATGTACTGGCAGCAGCTTTCCTTGAGAAAAAAGTTAATAATCCAAACGTTATTCAGTTACAGCTGCCAGATTTCAATAACAAAATTGAAGTATTAGAAAGAAAAGTAGATAAAATCTTTGAAGATATGGGGCGTTTAGCTTCTATGATGGTTCAGGAGAAAATTGTTACGACACCTATCCCAGTGAAGAAAGTAGAGAATCCTGGTAAAAAATGGAAAAATGATATGTACCAGATGATTGATGCTCTTACCACTTGTGACAAGTTCTCTGATCGTGGCTCTGTAATGAAAACTGTATATAAGTATATGAATAAAAATTACGGTATCTGTTGGGATCAGGAAGTGAAAGATTACAAAGAAAAATATAATCCAGTAAGTAAAATTAGTACTTATGATGTTGTCTATGCCAATGATACTTTAAGATCTATCTTCAGTGCTGCGTTAGGAGATCTGTATGAAAAATATAAATCAATCTGTAATCAGGATGCAACAGATTCTATTATTGCTCCTCTCGTAGAAAAATATGGAGATAAGAGCAACGGAGGAATGGTTACATATAGAAAAGTATACAAAAAGATGGGAGAAATGAGTCCGATCAATTGGCATAATTTAGAAGTTCGTTATATTAACAAACATGGCAAAGCAGGAGCAAGAAGAAAGAAAATCATTTCTTCCAATCCAGAAATGCTGAGAAAATTTAAGAATGCAGTTGATGTCATGATGGTTGGGTAAAGACTATGCTAAAAATAGGGAAAACATATTATTTAAAAACTTGGGAGGAGCTTAAAAAAGCTTCCAATGGTGATTATTCAGGAGCTTTAGATTTCGGAGAAATACTATTTTTATCTAGGATGAAGATTTTATGTGGGGACAAGATATGTATAATTGGAAAGTATCCTTATCATGAAGGAGTTTATCAAGGGATAGATATGAAAATTTCACAACAATTTTTGTTTACTGAAAATATGTTGTTCACATCTGGTTTGCGAAAAATGATTGAGGTGAGAAATGAAAGTAGGACAAAAGTATAAAGTTCGTTCTTGGGATGATATGAAAAGAGAATTTGGAATTGCTCAAACTGGGGATGAAATATATACCATGTTTGGCATTTTTTGTTAAAGACATGTGTAGATTTTGTGGAACTACTATAACTGTTTCATATTTTATATACGACAATGTTTTTAGAATCGAAGAAGATAACGGTAGATATATGTGGTCTACAGACATGATCACACCATTAGGAGATTTATATGAAGCGATACAAAGTAGGAGACATAGTTCAGATTCGTCAATGGGATGATATGGTTAAAGAATTTGGTGTTAATTATTATGGTGTTATTCGATGTAACAATTATTGCAGTTTTGTGGGAGAAATGAAGAAATATTGTGGGAAAAAATTACGAATAGATACTATAAAAAATCTTGGTAATACCTATTATTATACAATGACTGCAATTCCGTGGACTTTTACAAGTGAGATGTTTGAAAAAGGAGACTTATCAATGTTAATCACAAGGAGACAGGAATGTATAAAGTAGGACAGAAAGTAAGAGTTAAATCTTGGGAACAAATGGAAAAAGAATATGGACTTAATTCTTGCGGTAGCATAAAGACACCATCATTATTTACTAGAGAAATGAATTGGTTTTGTGGGATGATTTTTACAATTAAGAATGTAAGATCTGGTATTTTTCGTGTTACTTACGATTTAGAAACTAATAATAAGGAATTAAATGATGAAATAAAACATTATTACTGGGATGAAGAAATGCTTACATCTGCCGGTTTATTGGCACAAATAATTCAAAGGAGAAAAACTCATGTATAAATATTACGACAAGAAAAACAATTTTGTAGAAACATTTAATCCGGAGACAGGATTCTATATCCGGTCTGATGATTTGACAACAGGAAAGGAACCATTTATGAGAAATTTTCCTGCTTTGTTAGATATTGGTGTTATGGGACATTGCGTTCATGGGGCATCTGGTTTGTGTATTCAGTCAGGAGTTCAGTGCTATCAGAATGGATTACACACACAGGAGCCTAATATGTCCCTTGAGAATTTCAAGAGAATAGTAGATGAATGTAAGGGAAAAACATTTCAGTTTGCTCTTGGCGGCAGAGGAGATGTAGACCAGCATGAAGATTTTGAAGAAATCCTTAAGTATTGTTGTTCACAAGGGATTGTGCCAAACTTTACAAGTTCCGGTTTAGGATTCAATGAAAAAATTGTTTCCTTATGTAAAGAATATTGCGGAGCCGTAGCTATATCTTGGTACAGAAGTGAATACACAGGGAAAGCGATTGATATGCTAGTGTCTGCAGGAGTTACTACCAATATTCATTATGTCCTTGGACGGAATTCTATTGATGAAGCTATTGAACATTTGCAGCAGGAAGATTTTCCTGATGGTATCAATGCAGTAATTTTCTTGTTGCATAAGCCAGTAGGCTTAGGAACTCAGGCAAATGTATTGTCTCCTGATGATGAAAGAGTCAAAGAATTTTTCTCTTTGATTGATAAACATGATTATAAATTTCAGATTGGATTTGATTCATGTTCTGTGCCTGGACTGTTGAATTTTACAGAAGAGATTTTAAATTCTACTCTGGAACCGTGTGAAGGAGCAAGATTTTCTGGTTACATTACGTCAGATATGAAAATGCTGCCATGTAGCTTTGACAATCAGGAACTTAAGTGGGCAGTTGATCTTAACGAACACACTATTCAGGAAGCATGGGATTCAGATGTGTTCGATGATTTCAGAAGCCATTTCAGGAATTCTTGTAGAGGTTGTAGCCGTCAGTGTGATTGCTTAGGTGGATGTCCGATCAGAAGAGAAATCGTCTTATGTACAAAAGAGGAGAAAGATTTATGTTAGTACAAATAGTAGGGTTGAGTGTTGTATTGGTAGCAACATTAATAATTTTGTTTGTTTGTATAAGTGGAAACATAAATTTGAAAATGGAAGTAGATAAATTAAAAAGACAGAATGACTCTTTACGCTTCAATATCATATGTGTATGTGAAGAAAATAAAAGGCTTGCAATAAAACTTAAAAAACCCCAAATTATTACACCATCTTTAGAAATAGAAGAAGCTGTTCATTATGCAATGGTTAAAGCTCATCCTGACAATGGAGGTAAACAAGAAGATTTTGTAAAGTTTAGAAAACTATATGAAAGGATAAACAATGAATCTAAGTAAACTTAAAGTTCTTAAAATTGGTGGTCACTATAAAGTAAAACCGTTTGATCGTTTAATAGAAGAATATCGGCCGCAGGAAGAGGATGGAATGCCAATTGTCATCTGTGGCTTCAATGAACAAATGAAAAAACTATGTGGTCAAAAAGTTACGATACATAGCGCATTTGAAGGACATGAAAATAAGCTTTATCATATAAAAGAAGCAAGATATTGTTGGAATAGCCAGATGTTAGAACTTCCTTTAAGCACATTAATTTATAGGAGAAGACATGGATAGATATGAAATATATTTCAAGTTAAGAGAATTCTGTTGTAAGTCTCCGTACTGCAGTATCTGTCAAATAAGTTTTATAAATCCTCAACACAAATGCGGTAATGGTTATGGATATTTCTTAGATGGAAATCCGGTTCCATTATTAGAAGCTTTGAAGTATTACTCTATTATATATGGAGAACACAATTTGAGGAATACTATAGAGAAAAGAAAGGAGAATTATAGACATGAAAGAAGGGTATAAATTAGAGGACACTATTATTCTCAATGGAAAAGTAGGGTGGGTAAACACAGGAGATGATGCTGATAGCATTATTGGAATACAAAATATTCAAAAGTGAAAAGATTTTCTGGTGAAGAAATTGTTGTATCTAATGATGGATTTGCCTTTTCGAAAGAAATGGAAAGTCGATGCGGGTGGCATGACAGATATGCAAGTATTCAAATGCTTACAGGAGATACACCTATTGATATGGATCACATTGATGAGACAAAGATTGTATCAATGGAAGGAATCACTGAGTCTGAATATTATCATAGGTATAGTGATTATACTGGATATCTTTGGACTGAAGAAGAATTCAAATGTGGTGGTCATGATCTGTTAAAAATCTTAGAAAGAAACATGGGTAAGTATATTCATATAGAAATTGAACTATATTCGAGGTGTTGATATGACATTTGAAGAAGCTAAACAGCGTTCAGATTACTGTTTTAGACTCAACGGAATCCAATTTCTAATAAGGAATATAAGAGAAGAGCATTTAGAAATTGATCTCGATAATGGTCCTCTCATAGGTGAAGCTGTGTTAGAGATAGGGTATGTTGATATTGAAGTAAACATTTCTGTTCTCGGAATGTTTAACGAAATACCAACATATAAACCGACTATTGAATATTTTACTTGTTTAAAAACGGAGAATGATTGGGAGCCTATTGAATATATTAGGACTGGAGCAGATGTGGATTGGTGGAGTAACAGATGGAAAGAAGAGTTGGAAGAAGATATGTTTTTAGCATTAAATGAATATGTGGAAAGTGCAGGACTCAGCTATGATGAACCAAATTGAAGGAGGAAAGAAGAATGGATAAAGCTTGGTTAGAACAGAAAACAAAAGAATGTGAAAGTGTCCGGCCTGAGATTGAAAAAATACTTAGGAACAAGCTGCATTTAGATGATAAGGAATTTGAGAAAATCATGGATTGTCTCGAATCTCCTTGTTATACTACTGCAATACAAGAATTAAACATGGTACTTATTATGAAATATGTGGATGATTCTACAAAAACTTATGAAGAATATAAAGAATTATCAGAACTTACAGGAATTGAAGAGTTGTTTTATAAATACACCAAGAAAAATTGGATTGCTGTATATTTAGATGGAGAGCCAATGGAATTTGATGGAGATATTATTATCACAGATCCTTGTTATATCATGAAAGAAGATGATGATTGGGCAACATGTGCCTACGGAGAGAATATGGAAGCACTTGGAATAACTCACTATATGACAAGAGATACTCTCTATGGAGATTGGAGTTGTACTACTTTTGACAGTGATACAAAAGAAGCTATTGGTGAGTTTTGCGCAGATGCTGGTTTAGTATCAGTGTTTTTATTAGATGAAGTTTTGAAATATAATCCAGAATTTGACTATCATTTAAAAAATAAATGGATGGTTACCTGGATCAAAGACTTCAAGGGGACTGTAAAATTTGTCGTTAAGCATATTGAGGGCTATTATGAAGAAGATACCGACTACTGGAAGAAAGGTGACTACTGGGAAGATTACGTTTTAGAAGTAGTAGGACATGGCATTAACAAGGTTACTGGTAAACCAATTAACTTTGTTGGAAAGCGAACGGGTTTATAATATGATTCCGAATAAAAAAGGTTTGCAAGTTATTATGAAAAACACTTTTACTCCAGGATGGGAAAATAGAATTTTTACATTAACTGGAGAAAAACAAATAAATGATTGGGTGCATGTCTACTATCCAGTAATGGAGAATGTTGATCCTGTCAATAGATGTTTTATGGTGCCGCTAAATTCGTTAAAATTATTAATTTTAAATAAACAAGAAAAGGAGAACTAAAATTATGAAAATGAGCTATGATGTGCAGGTTGAGGAGTTAGGAGCAAACAGAAGAGGTCTTGTTACTTCAGAAGAGGGAAGAGCTATTGTTGAGTTTATGAAAACAAGCAGAGCTAACATGTGCTTTGAGTACGATGATGAGGCTGAAGCTAAAAGAAGAGCTTCTGCAGTAATGAATTGTTGCAAGAGACTCAATGAAGAAGGCGAAAAAGAAGTTATTAAATACGCTAAACGTGGAAATAAAATCTACGTCATTAAAGTAACAGAGTAAGGAGGAGTCTTATGTTAGACATTAACAAGAGAGTGAGGTGTGAAGGAACAACTGTTGCAGAGATGATTGAAGCTCTGCAGCGGTTGCCTCAGGATGGTATTGTTCACTTTGAAGGGAAAAAGAATGGTTACATCCATTGTGATCCGGAGAGTGGAACAATAGATTTTGATACAGATGATCTTAGTACTAAGTACGAAGAAGTTTCAGAAGAACCTAAGGAATACTACTTAGTATGTATAGATACTTTTTTTAAAGAGCTTATAGCTGTAAAAGCACAAAATCAATCTGAAGCAGAAGTAAAGGCAGAGAAAATGAGCCAGATAGACTTTAATGGAATGGATAAAGAGGTCTATACTTGTGCTACATGTGATACCCATACAAAAACTTACGCTCAAAGACATAACTATAGAATTATAGAGGAGGACGTATGAAATTAAGAATAGGCTTTGTAACTAATAGTTCCTCATCCAGTTTTACTATTGCTAAAAGTGATTTAACAGACGATCAGATTGAAAAGATTAAAAATCATATTAAGGTTGCAAAAGAATTAGAAATGGAAACATTTTATGATGAATGGGACATCAGAGAAACTAAATATGAAATTCATGGCTATACTCTTATGGATAATTTTGACATGGAAAAGTTTTTATTATTAATTGGTGTAGCTAGAGAAGATGTCGAATGGGAGGATTGATCATGAAGATTAGAAAAGGATTTGTAACTAATAGCAGCAGTAGTAGCTTTATTCTTGGTTTCAAGAGTGAAGAAAGTATCAAAGAGAAGCTGCAGAAAGAAAATCTTGAAGAAGAATACTTTGAGGAAATCTTAAGAGATGTAATGGAAGCTGCAAAGTTGGATAGAGAAGATGTTTTGGAAGGATATTCAGAAGAAATCTATTATCAGACTCTTTGGGAGATAGAAAACAGTCTCTATGTACCTTATGGTAAGAGGTTTGAAATTCGAAAAACAAAAGAGTTTCAGGATGAGCTCAATAGAGCAATAACAGATAGGGTGTCTGAGCTAGAGGAAGATATGAAAGGTTACTCTGTATTTGTAGAAATTGACTATTCGGATAATGATGGTTTTAGATACTCAAACTTAGAACATTACATTGCACCGAATATGAATTGTTGTCTTGCTGTTATTAGTCATCATTAAAAATGTAGGTATTAGAAAGGGTGTGGAGAAAATGGGAAATTACTATGAAGGAAAATTAATTTTTGGATTGAAAAGAAATCTTCCAGATGAACTGTTACATGATTTATCAGTGCTTGCAAGCGAGCGGAGCTGTGATAGAGATATAAAACCACTGTTACAGCATAGAGAATTAAAAGAGTCTAAATGGATGAATCATTATAGAGCTTTATATCCGACTTACACATTAGAATTTTCAGAAGGAGTGTGGTTCTTGACTGCCAGCTTCTGTATGAAAGGATACATGTGCCTAGGTGATGACTTAGGGCAAGATATTTATGACTTTCTGTATCCATATTTTAATTTAGATATTCTTGACGAAGCAGATGGTGGTTATATAGGCACTATTGAAGATGAAGATGGGACTTATCGGAAAGAATTCTACGCAAACTATGAGCGGTTTAATAAAATCATAGAAAGCAGAGAATATTTATGTAAAGGCTGCTACAAGAAAATGGATGGATCGTTGTGTGATGATTGGAAGTACTGTGAAAGAGCATATGATATAGGAAGAGGTGATACCATTGAAGATTCGTAACGGGTTTGTAACCAATAGTAGTTCTTCAAGTTTTATTATTGGCAAAGCAAACGACAACACAGTAACCATTGATTCAGTATATCAAGAAATAAAAGAACTTTATAAACAATATTATAAATCTTGTTCTGAAATGTATAGCTATGTAGAAGAATATTATCCTGATGTGTTTGAAGTTGTTACTGAAAAAAGAGGTAAATATTTACACTCAAAGAAATCGTGGGACTGTACAAAAATTGCTGACACTCAGTTAAGATTGATGTTTGGTCTTGATCATTATGAAGAATTACCGGAAATAATTGATTGGATCGGCTGTGAGACATACAAAGATTATGTTAATTTTTGGACTCCTAGAATGGAAATCGGAGTTCATGCACCTTTTTATATAAGAGACTTTTCCTGCAATGATCCATATATTCCTCTTGATTTCAGTACACAAATGAGAGAGTGCTCAGGAGACAACGGCAATGGAATTGAATCTGATATCTTAGCTTGGTATTTTCCTTGGATTGAAAATATAAAGTATGACTGCGATAGTTGCCCAGACAATGAATACTGCTATAAAGAGGAATGTCAGGAAACTAAACAACAATTCATGGGAAAAGAAATTCCAAGAGATCAGGCATGTTTGTATATCTTAGGAAAGATTTGTATTTGTTCAGAATGTGGCTATATACCAGATTTTATAGTTAAAAAGTTAAGCGAAATGTCGGAATATTCATGTAACCATATGGGTTAAGAAAGAGAGGGTAGTTATGATGAATTATGAAATGTTTGTAGAAGAACTTAAAAATAAAATAAGTGCAGCTATCAACATTCCTATTGAGAATATAGAATTTTCAAAAGATGGAGACAGATTTTCTCCGACAGGAGACAGACTGCTGGTGAAATTTGCAGAGTATGATGATGCCTATGAGATCTGTGGAATACATACAAAAGAGCTTTTTAGAGAATTCTTAAATGGAACATCGTTTGACACCATTCTTGATAGTACTGTAAGAGACATTAGACAGTTGCAAGGACAAAATTCTTATGAAAAAACAAAGAAAATTTGGAACTATGAAACTGTTAAAGATTCTCTTTTTATAAGGCTGCTTAATTATGATGATCATTCTAAAGAATTGAGTAATGCTGTTTATAAAAGAATAGGTGATATTGCTCAGGTATTATATATGAAGGTGTCTGAATGTGATGGAAACATTATGAGCACTAAGATTTTTAAATCTGTAGTAGAGAAATGGAAGGAAGATGGTTTGACCTTAAGTGAAGGCAATATTCTGGAAGAAGCATTAAGAAACACAGAACGTATGTATCCACCGAGAATTTACAGATGGGATCAGATGCTCTTTAATCCGGAATATGAAGGAGAAGAGTTTATGAGTCCTGATACAGAAGAAGCAATTAGCCAAGATCTTATTGGAAATTGTCTAACTACAGCAAAGAAAACAAACGGTGCGGTAGCTATATTTTATCCCAGTGTGGCTGAACGCTTTGCTGATGTACTGGATTCCGATTTGTATTTAGTGTTTACCAGTGTACATGAGGTAATGGTACATAAAGCAGATGCTGTTGATGCGGTAGACTTATCAATAATCTTACAGGATACGTTGGAAGAAGCGACACCTAAAGAAGATTTCCTCACAAGGAAAATATATAAGTATGAAAAAGATACTCATAGATTTCTTTGTGCCATATAAAAAATAGCCTCTCTCTTCTTGAGAGGGGCTGATAGGAGGGTAGTTATGAGAGAATACCATATTTATATGCAGCGTACAAAGCGTACAGAATGGCATTGCGACTATAGCATATATAAATGGCTTCCGTGGGAATATGTAGGATATGTAGAAGGGACTAAAGAGCTGTATACATGCTTTAAGTTGAAGTTCCCATACAGCACAAGAAGTATTAATTTTTACCATTCATTCAACTATTTTGATAGTGAATATGTTAGAACGGATAACGATTGGGATTTTATGTATTGCCCACACGAATATCACAGATATTTGATTATGGATGATTATGGTAATGTACGAGACTTTTATCAGCTTACTAAGAAATATAAGAAAAAATATTATCGTACATATCATAAACATCATGGTTGGAATACTCATTGGGCTTCAACAGTGCCGGATCAGCGTAAAAGTATTACACCAGAAGAGATTGTAGAAGTAAGAAATGAATATGGTATTACCCTCAAGCCTATAAAACCAAAAAGAAAAATAAATCCATGGGATTATGAGAAAGAATCCAAAGTGTCTGGTTGGAAGATGCAAAGTAAAAGAAGGAAACAGTGGAGGTGAAAAATGAAGATATATTTACTATGTACATTGGATAGTGAACATTATAGAGAACCATATTTTTACTTTTTTGAAGCTGCTTTTGCGGCTCATAAATGGGTTATAGACAACTTAGTCAGTATTACAGAGGAAAGCCGAGAAGAAGTAATAAGTGAGCTTGAATATAAAAATGTAGACGGATCCGACGACCAGATCATGCGAATTGATTATTCATACGGAGATGGAGAATTCTATGTTAACACTATTCATGAAATTGAAATAAAAGATGGAGATTATCTTTGTATTTATCATCATGCTTACGAAGGTGTTGGATTCTATGTAGAAAAAATTGGCACTTTGGAAGAATGTAGAAATCATATGTTAGATTCTACAGCTAAAATGGCTAATGATTTTAATATTGACATAACTGACGATGATATATTCGAAGTTAATTCATTTGATTCGTGTATTGATGATGACTATCAGTGGCATATGAACAATATTATTCTGTTCAAGGCAGATGAAATTATTCAAGACGAAAAAAAAGAGTCTAAAGAAACTGAACCAGAAGAAACTGGAGCAACAATATTAACATCAGAGGAATCAAATAATAACGGTCATAAATACAGTGATGAAATTTATGAAGAGCTAAAAGATTATATGTATGGACCTATTCCTGGATATGGTGTTACTTCTGATTATGTTGAAACTTCGTTAGAAGAAATAATTGAAGATATTGATGCCAGACCAAAATATGAAGTATTTAAAGAATTGTGTAACTATCATGGAATTGCACCTAGTACGGTAGAGTATCTATACGAATCTATTTGGGGAAAGCCAAAGGATAAAACAGTTGGATATTTCTTATAATACAAATAAAAATAAGGGGATAAAATTGCAGTATTTTTTAATAGGAGTTATAGCAAGAGTTATTATTGAATGGATATTTAAATGAAAGAAGGTGAAATATGAAAACTTATAACAGAAGAGAAGTTGAGAGAATCATTCTAAAGAATGGCTGGGAACTAGATCATTGTACTGGTGGACATTCAATTTATAAGAAAGAAGGTGTAAAGAAAACATTGTCTATTGCTTATAAGAAATGTAACCGGATGGTTGTGCAGAGACTTATTAAAGAGTTTGGGTTAGTTACATAGGAGAATAATATGAAAAATAATAGTTGGACTCCCATTAGTACTGGTTTATTACCAGATGATATGGAAGATGTACAAGTAACATATATTGGATATAACGATCATGAGCCTTATTGTGATGCATTTGCGTATAGAAATGATGGAGATTGGTATTGGTCGTTAACCGACGATGAAGTTAGAGTAGAAATAACAGCATGGAAATATAACAGTGAGCCCTATAAGAAATAAATGCTAAATAGAATTGAAAGGTAGAGAAGGTGAAAATATGAGTTGGCACACAGAATGGGGAGACTTTCCTGAACTGTATAAGGAAGTAGAAATTCTTATGGCTGATGGCAGCATCAAAAGAGATATGATGGTTAAAGGAAAATATGGAAATTATGAATGGAGAAATTGGACAGATAAGTGTGTTGTAGGATGGAGACCTATTGAAAAAACTACATAAATACTATAAACTGTAAATAGCCATCTTTTTGTATCAAGGAAAGGTAAGGTGAATTTGGGAAAGAAAGTTAAAGTAAGAGATATGAAGCCAGGTTGGACATATAGAGTACCTGGCAAAACATTGGAAGAAATTTATGAAAGTGCGCATGAATATGCTAAATGGCCTCCGGTACAAATGACAGACGCAAAGCAAAATACAGGTTTATTATTGCTCAAAGTTACTGAAGACAATAAAAACAATTGGGATGAAAAATACGGGTTCAATCTATATCCTATACATGAAGAAGTTGAGCTGACAGAAAAAGCACTGAGGCCCGGTCAGCAAGGAACTTTTCAAGTAGTAAGAACTGGGAATAAGGTTTGGAACTATCATCCCAATTGTACTATCCGAGTAGAAGTAGACTCATTAGATTTTGAAATGGAAGAAGCTTATCCATTCCCTATTGCTGTAGTGAGGGATGACTATGAGCCAATACCTTTGCCGAATCCATGGACATGGGGGGAAACAAGTGATCCTGATTCCAAGGCAGCAAAGCATGTAGATGTTTGGGACGAGTCTGATGCAAAGACTATAGTTATATTAGGAATAATATCATTTGTACTGTTAATGGCTGGACTTTCTGGTTTGAGTCTACTGATAACAATGTGGGCGGTAGCAGCAGCTTATTTTCATTCAAAGCATGAAAAAGTAAGAAAAGAAATCCTTGAACAAAGAAATAAACATGGAATTAGTGGAAGTGGATTAGACCACAAATTTAGATGGTGAGGTGAATTGCATGAAAGGAAGAGAAGAACATAAATATAAATCAGAAAGCAAGATGAGAGCATTGCTTAGGGATAAGCCACAATATTTCACTGGTTATTATAATGGTCTATTCAATTCATGCGAATATCTTACTGCGCAAAATTATACTATGACGGCTGTTAGGTTTATGAACTATTTGAAAGAAAACGGGTTTATAGAGTCAATAGAAGATTGTAATGGAGCAATGACTATTGACAATGTAAACTCTTATCTCTCTTGCTTAAGAGGAAGAGATGGAGGATATAGTTCAGATAGTGCTAAAGCAACTACTTATACGGCATTAAAATCATTTGCTGATTATTTGTTAAGCAGAAAAATGATTTCAGAGAACCCTTTTGATTGTGGCATAAAAAGAGTTTCTGTAAAAGATCCGCTTAAACAGGTTGTAATGACAGCCGCAGAGTTGAAAAAAGTTGTTGAAAGAATAAATGATAATTCTATTGGTACAAAAAGGGCCAACGCAAGAAGAGAAGCATGGAAGGAAAGAAACCTTGCTATATTTACTCTTCTTATGGTAACTGGTATTCGTGTTACTGCGCTTACAGAACTTAATATGGAAGATATACTCTGGGATCAGAAGATTATTAGGGTTACTGATAAGCGCAGAAATACTTATGAATGTGAACTTGATGATGATAGTATGGATATTTTAAGAAATTGGGTAGTAAAACGTGCAGAACTTTTGAACAAAAGAGATTGTAATGCTCTTTTTATTTCTAACAGACGAACAAGAATCACTGACAAATCAGTGAGAGATTTAGTTAAGGCATATACCGCAGATTTTGAAAAACATATTACTCCTCATAAATTTAGAAGTACTTTTGCTACATTATTATATGATCAGACAGGAGACATTGCATATGTACAGCAATTAATGAATCATTCTCGACCTGACACGACACAAAGATATATCGTTCGAAAGCCCATTAATGCTGAAGCTGCTAAATATGTAAATAGTTTATTGAAATAAGTTCTAAACAATGATATAATACAAGAAAGGAGGTTGCAAAATGTTAAGAAGTGAAAACCTGTATGAGATACTGGATAAGTATTTTTCTCAAATCCAGAAAAATTCATATTACAAGAGAGAAGTACAAAAATTTCTTATGAAAAAATATGAATATTCAGATATTGAATATATGCAGTATATCATTGGAGCGAAAAGTAAAGATGAGATTCCAGACAATGAAATGTATTGGCTTATTGATGCGTTTAATAATGTTTTTAGGGCAAATATGGAAATGAAAACATATTTTTCTGATAAGGAAATAGTAAGATTTTCGAGCCTAAAGGCAGATTATTTAAAAACAGATATTTATCCAATAAGAATAAGTCCAGTGATAGAGATAGCTGAAGATCAATGGGTGACAAAAATAAGTATTGATTTACTAAAAGAGTTTTATGATAACCAGCTTATAATATACAATCCAAGGACTCAGCGTCAACTTAAACAGAGACGTAGAGGACAAGATGTGTCATATACAATTGATATAGTTTCTTCATCAGTAAAAGCTATTGAAGGTTTAATGAGCAAGGGAGAATTTGTACCCAATGCTTTAACTCTTAATCTCAATGTTGATGATCCAGAGGTAGATTTTGATATTGTTGAATCAGAATTGATACTTAATTCTGGTAAATTTGACATCATTGATGGTTTTCACCGGTTTAGAGCTGCAATAAACACGAAAATTAAGAATCCTGATTTTCAGTTTAATTTTATCCTGAATATCATGAATTTTACAGAAGACAAAGCATGTCAGTATATTGAGCAGGAAGATAAGAGAAATAAGATTTCTAAAAGTTACTTAGCTTCTATGGATAAGTCGTCTCCTACTAATATAATTATTGACAAACTAAACAATACATTGGATAGTCCAGTAAGAGGTAAAATTGAAAGAGCACATAGAGGAGAAATAGACAGAGCTACTTTGTTTTCATTATTGGAGTTTATTCTTAAAACTAAAAATATGAACCGGAGTCAGTGTATCAAAACTGCGGTATTTATCATAAATATTTTGAAGATAGTTCAAGAGAATAATCCAGATGTTGTATTTGATGACACCACTATGCCAGTAGTGTTATATGGTTCATCTATCTCAAAGGATGCATATGAATGTGCAGAAAAAATAGAAAGTGCATTAGAAAAAGATGTGCCGATTATTAATAGTGTTACAGACATGAAAGTAAATAAAATAAAAGCTTTATTTGAGGAGGTGTGATTATGTATAATGAAGAACGGAAGAAGGAATATCTGCGACATGTAGTAGAAGATCTTGGACAAACTCCACAAAGTGCGAAAGCCCTTTTTAACAAAACGAAAGACTATGAGGACTTACTTAACAAGGACTTATGTGATTTTACTTTTTCTGAAATAGATAAATTGTTGTCTACATTTGCAGCCTCATCAATAAATGCCTTAAGGAAAAATATAAGTGTTTTACGGAAATATGCTGACTGGTGTTGTTCTTGCAACATATCTATAGACAACATAAATCATTATGATGAAATAAATATGGAAATTGAAAGTCTACAGAAATATCTTAATAAGGAGAGATCAGTGTGTCCCAGTAGAGAACAGGTTTTAAAGGATATTTCTAAAATTAGAAACTGTTCTGATAAATTTTTAATTCTGGCTTTGTTTGAAGGAGTAAGAACAGAAGCCCCCGGTGAACTTTTAAGAGCTAAAATAAGTAAGTTGAATGGTAATATCCTTACTTTCGAAAACGGAGAAGAAAAAATTTTGTCAAGAACACTGGTAGACTTGGCTAAAACTAGTTCACAAGAGGAGGAGTATATATCTGCCACTGGAACTGCTTCTTTATTAGGTATGAAAGGGAATATTGTTAACTCCAGGAACAATACACGTAGTGATTCACTAGAAGCTTTAAATATAAGACTAACAAATAGGTTAATAACGCTTAGAAAGGAACTTAACATTCCATATTTGACTATTCCTCGGCTCTATACAGCCGGAATTGTAGAACAATTTAGAGAAATAATGAAGAAATATAATATTTCTAAAGAAGATGTCTTTGAAAGCCAGTATGTTGAAATGGTTAGTTCAAATTATAATATAAGTTCTTATGGCAAAGGAACTCTTAAAAATAAGTTTTATAATTATTTATAATAGATAATACCACACATAGATTGACTTAATTTGCTGTGTGTGGTAATATTTAAACATAACAAGCGAACAAGCGTTCGAACATTGGAGGGATTGCAGTGTTAGAGAGACTTTATGAATGTTTTGGAACTGAGGAGAGAATTGGATTAATTTGTCACATAAATGGCATGGAAATGGGGTGGATGAACTTTGTAATTGAAAATATATATGAAGAGGGAGATGTTGTAAGAGTAGAAACCGGAGATTCCTACATAAGATTGGAACCAAAGCTATATGAAGAGGTTCCGGTTGGAGAAGGGGAAAAATTTGTTCATGGTAAAGATTATGTTATATTATATAAAATGGAGGAAGAAGAGTGCTTTTAAAAGAAATGCGTGAATTAGTGGAAGAATTAAACATATATGCTCATGCGTATTATATGGAAGATACTTCTCTAATTTCTGATTATGAATATGATAAAAAATATGATCGACTTAAAGAACTTGAGAAAGTTACAGGTATTATTTTAGCCAACAGTCCCACTATCAATGTTGGCTCAGAAACAGTTAGTGAGTTAGAAAAAGTCGAACATGATCATCCAATGTTGTCCTTAGACAAAACAAAAGATATAAATGAAGTTGAAAGTTTTATGAATGGTTTGCCAGGATTGGCTATGCTAAAAATGGATGGGCTTACTATTTCAGTAAAATATATAGATGGTAAATTGATTGCTGCAGAAACTAGAGGGAATGGAATCATCGGAGAGAATGTTTTACATACAGCAAACAGTTTTGTAAATCTTCCAAAGGAAATTCCTTATAAAGATGAAGTAGTAATTGATGGAGAAGCTGTCATGGAGATCCATCATTATACTCATCTTAAAGAGCTAAAAGATATTGATCTGAAAAAAGATGGAGAAAGAAAGGGACTTTTTGGTGAAGAATTAGAAAAATATATTAAAGATAATGGTATTAAGAATATCAGAAATTTAACTGCTGGCTCTGTTAGACAGCTTGATAACTCCGTCACAAAAGAAAGAAAAATCAAGTTCGTTGCTTGGAAGGCCGTTCGTGGAATAGATGGAAATAGTTTCATGAAAAGATTACAGATATTAGATCTGCTGGGATTTGAAGTGGTCCCTTGGGTGAAAGTTGATAATATTGAAGAGAATATTAAAAGACTTAGAGAAACCGCAAGAGAAAAAGATGTTCCTATTGATGGAATCGTATTTTCATATGATGACATTGATTATAGTGAAAGCTTAGGGAACACATCACATCATGTTCGATCACAATTGGCATATAAATTTGCAGATGATAAGTTTGAAACAGTAATTAGAGATGTGGAATGGAGCATGGGAAAGACTGGACAGTTAACACCTGTGGCAGTTTTTGATCCGGTTGAAATAGATGATACTATTGTTGAAAGAGCTAGTTTACATAATGTGAGTATTTTCAAAAGTTATGAACTGTCAGTAGGAGATACGATCACTGTATATAAAGCAAATATGATCATTCCGCAGATTGCAGAGAATCTGACCAGAAACAGTGATAAATTGTTTACTGTGCCTGACAAGTGCCCTATTTGTGGTGGTCATGTAAAAATTACAGGTGAAAATGAGACAGAAGAGCTTCAGTGCATGAACCTTGAATGTAAAGGGAAACTTCTTGGTGAATTATGTACTTTTGTAAGCAAAGAAGCACATGATATTACAGGGCTTTCTAAATCTACTCTGAGTCTATTAATAGAGAAAGAATTTATTAAAGGACCTTTAGACTTATTTTATCTAAAAGACTGCCGGGGAATGTTAGTGACATTACAAGGGCTAGGAGCAAAAAAAGTTGACAAAATCCTGGAATCAATAGAAAAATGTCGCAAGACAACTCTGCCTAAATTTCTTTATGGGCTGTCCATACCTTTAATCGGTCGAAGTGTTAGTAAGCAGCTAAACATTGTTGAAGAGAAGAGAGCAAGAGAAAAAGGGTTAAAAACAGCTTTTGATAGCTTTATTAAAGATATGGATTCTCAGTATGATTTTACATGTTTGGAAGACTTTGGTTTTGCGAAAGCTTCTTCTTTGAAAAATTATTTTGAAGAAAATCAAAGATACATAACTGAGCTTGCTGCGGAATTCCAGTTTGAAGAAATTTCTCAGGAGACGGTAAAAGATGTTTTGAATGGGGCAATATTCTGTATTACTGGGACACTCACCGAGTTTGCCAATAGAGCAGCTCTAGTAGAGAAAATAGAGTCTCTTGGAGGTAAAGTCACAGGATCAGTAACTAAAAAAACTAACTACCTTATTAATAATGATACATTGTCAAAGAGTAGCAAGAATGTGAAAGCTATGCAGCTTGGTGTCCCGATAATTTCAGAAAAAGAATTTTTAAACAAGTTTGTAAAAAAGTGTTGACAAGGTGAAATGACTATGGTATACTTAGAGCAAGTTAAGAGAAAGGAGAACAGTTTTAATCAATAAACAAGTTTGTAAAAAAACTTGTTGACACAGAATACGAAGTATGTTATAATACATATATCACAAAAGGAAGAGGAAAATGAGATATGTTTTAGAAAGTGAAAAATATCCTGGAAATTATTTGGTATTTAAACATGGAAGTCCTCCTCATGTGGTGGATTTAAAATCTGCTCAGAAGTTTGACAATGTACCGAAAGCTTTAAACAGGATATCAACAATTCCTAAAAATTTAAGCATATACGCCCCTTGGAAAGTAACATCAGTTGATGAGAGAGTTGGTTTTGTACAGCAGAATAAATCTCTTGTAGAGATTGGTGATTATAAAAAGAAAATAGATGACAGCATATTGCCTATTAAAGAAATATTAGGTAATAGAAAACCTTTAGAAAAACAGCTAAAGGAACTGGAGCTTATATCTCAGGATCTTGATCACTATATAGAATTTAATAAACTGAATGTTACTTCTGGATATTGGGCCTATAAAATAAAAAAAGCAATTAGAGAGAAACGAAGAAGTATAAAAGAAGATCTATATTATATAGATTATCTTCAGACAGCTTCATTACCTCAAATTGTAAACGGGGAAGGGAGGCCTAATTTAGATAATCAAAAATATCGAATTAGATCAGATATTGGACAAGAGTTTTTTAATCAGAAGTACATATCTAAAGAAATAGCAGAGAAGATTTGCAAAGAAATAGAGGAGATTACATAATGAATGAATTAATTATGCTGGTAGGTTTACCTGCTTCCGGTAAAAGTACATGGGCTAAAGAGTATTCAGAAACTCATCCTGATTATATAGTGCACTCTTCTGATAAACTCAGAGAAGAAATGTATGGAGATAATTATGATGACGCAGACAACAGTAAAGTATTTGAAGAACTGCATCGTAGAATACTGGAAGATTTGAAAATGCATTCGGTTATTTATGATGCTACTAATTTGGTAAAGAAAAGAAGAGTGCATTTTTTAAAAGGAGTTCCTAAACATGTTTATAAAACATGTATTATGTTTTTGAAAACGTATGAAAAATGTTTAAAGGATAACTCAAAAAGGGAAAATTCAGTTCCAGACGAAGTGATTACAAGAATGAGGAAAGTATTTTCTCCACCAATGTACCATGAAGGGTTCAATGAAATTAGAGTTGTACAAGATGATCATAAAGATATAAAAGAATTAATAGATATGGCTCGTGACTTCGATCAAGAGAATCCACATCATTCTCTTACTCTTTATGAACATCTGAAAAAGGTTTCAGAAGGAGTACCTAGAGAAGAAAAAAATTTATGGGTGGCGGCCTGTCTCCATGATATTGGAAAGCTTTTCACTAAATCAAGAATTAATGGAAAAGGTGAAGAGGATGATTACTGTCACTATTATCAACATCATTGTGTTGGAGCTTATGAATGTTTAACATGTTTTGATTTTTCCGGTGCACTTACAGGAAAAGATATATATGATGCTTTTTATACAGCAAATTTGATTTATTATCATATGCATCCCTATTTATCATGGTCGCAATCAAACAAGGCAAAGAATAAAGATAAGTATTTAATTGGAAAACAGATGTTTTCAGATGTGATGTTATTACATGAAGCAGATGTTAAAGGGCATTGATTTTCGATATAAACAATGATATAAAACAGGAGAATAAAAAATGAGAATTATTAAGGTAGGAAACACATTTAGAACTTACGACGATTCATTAGAAACTTTCGACAAGCTTCCGGCTCAGAATTATGTCGTGAGGTTTCAAAAGAATTCTGGTTTCTTTTTAGAAAAATATGCAGACATAGAAATCAAAGAAAAAACCTACGGAGTACATATGAGTAAGGTTGAAAAAGTTCTTAAGGCTTTTCCAAAAGCAGAAAAGAACCTTGGCGTTATCCTGTCAGGCAATAAAGGAATCGGTAAATCATTGTTTGCAAAGACATTGGCTGTGGAAGCAACAAAAGTTGGTTTACCAGTTATCATTGTAGACACGTATATTCCTGGAATTGCAAGCTTTATTGAAGAAATTGAACAGGAAGTAATGGTGTTGTTCGATGAATTTGATAAAACATTTGGTAGTATTAAAGCTGCTGATGGCATGGCAGATCCTCAAACAGAAATGCTTACATTGTTTGATGGATTGTCTCAAGGGAAGAAAATGTTTGTGATTACTTGTAATGACCTCAACTCGTTAAATAGTTATTTAGTAAACAGACCTGGAAGATTTCACTATCATTTTAGATTTGAGTATCCGTCAGATGTTGAAATTACAGAATACTTAGAAGACAAGTTGGATAAACAGTATTACAGCGAAATTGAAAAAGTAATTTCTTTTGCTCACAAAGTAGATTTAAACTATGATTGTTTAAGAGCAATCGCATTCGAGTTGAATTTTGGGGAGCCTTTTGAGATAGCAATCAAAGATCTAAATATTATTAATTTAAACAGTATTATATATGAAGTCACTCTACATCTTGAAGATGGTTCTGAGGCAACCACAAAATTGACCATTGATTTCTTTGATAAGAGTGCAAGGATTGAACCGGAATTCTGCTTTAAAGGAACTTATGTAGATGCTTCTTGTAAGGTTCTTGATTGTGAGTTTGATCATAAGAAAGGCATCATTTATGTATCTGGAAATGATATTAAATTAGAAAGTGATAATTACTATAATAATGAAGAAGATGAAAAGATCATCAAAGAAATGAAACCAGCATATATGACTTTTATAAGAGCAAAAAGTAGAGAATTGCATTATGCAGTATAAATAATCTGTATATAGATACCTTCATAGGTATCTATAGAGGGTAGTGGCCAAGCGGTAAGGCACAGTACTTTGACTGCTGCATTCATGGGTTCGAATCCCATCTACCCCGTAGTTCTAAGTTAGCTCTGAAGGCCAAAGAGGTAACCAATAGAACTAAGGTATACCTACTTATGTTCATGGCGAACATAGATAAAACTTAAGTGAAATTTTGGATGGTTTAATAACTGGAACCTGTTCAAAAAAGGGAACACAGTACATTGGTAGCAATGGTTTGAATGTACAAAACATTTATATAGATGTGCTTTGTGCTAATGAGTAATTAGTATAAGGCGAAAAAAGTAATTGAGTCAGTGAGGTAGAGGTGAGTGATGGGGCAACGGAATGGTGACGACTGTTCGTGTAGCTGACATGATTACAAATCAATCATTATAGTTGTTACGTTTTTATATGTGGGTGTTTTCAAAGTTCACCCACTATGGAAACTTAGCTCAGTTGGTTAGAGCAACCGGCTCATAACCGGTCGGTCCTGGGTTCGAGTCCCAGAGTTTCCACTTCTCCTGACGAAGGAGTGACTTTTGAGAGCTCTAATTTTCAATAGTAAAGAGCCGTTGCTGATTTGGTAGTGAGAATCAGATGGCGCTGGAAAGACAGATAGTTTTTGAGATGTTTTGTAATGAGACAAACATTCAGCTTTAGAGAAAATGTAGGGAATTGAGCTGATCAAAGAACACATAATCCTGTTGTGACTGCAGCATGACAGGTCATGCATGAAAAGTGATAAGTAGCTCAGTTGTGAAAAAGAGCGCACTGCAAAAGTGAGGTCGGTGGTTCGAGTCCACTCTTATCACAGTCAATTAAATTAAAGTTTAAAATTCAGGAGGTATTTATTATGACAACAGAAAAAATGAATGTACACAAAGCATTAGCGGAACTGAAGATCTTAGATGATCGCATCGTAAAAGCAATTAACAGTGTAGAAGCTTGTATTTCAAATAAGCATTCTAACACAAAAGTCAAAGGTGTAGATATCAAAGTTTACACAGGGGTTATGAAATCTTCTTATGATAAAGCAACTGATTTAATCAAGAGAAGAGAAGCTATTAAAAGAGCTGTAGTTCTTTCAAATGCAGTAACTAAAGTCACTGTTGCCGATAAAGAGTATACAGTAGCTGAAGCTATTGAAATGAAAAATCATGGAATGGACTTCAAGAAACTTTTAAAACAGAAAATCAAAAAACAGTATGATGCTGCTATGGCTCAGATCATAACTGAGAATGGTAAATTGGAAGATAAAGCTGAAAATTATGTTGTAGGGCTCTATGGTAGCAAAGAAGGTAAAACCTCTACTGAAGAGTTTACAAAAACTAGAGAAGCCTATATAGAAGCTCAGACAATGGAACTTGTTGATCCAATTGGTGTTCTTAAAGAAATGGAGGATTTAGAAACAGAAATTGCAGAGTTCACTGCTGAAGTAGATGCGGCACTTTCAGTAAGTAATTCTCTGACAGAAATAGAAATTACATACTAAGATATATTCACTGCTTATCGAAAACTTTAAACTATAATCTATATGTCTTTTTAGCTGGGTTAGACATATATAAAACAATAAAGAAACCACAGCATTACTTATACAGTAGATAATAGTATAAAATACAAAATGGATTAGGATTACGTGGTCGTATAGGACCTGTAAGCTTAATATATTATATTATTGGATGAGGCAGATAGCCATAGTACTGTAAAGTTCAAAGATTAAAACTCAAATCTTAAAATTCAAAATTCAAAGTTTATCCCAGTTTAAAGATTAAAGAATAAAGCATAAAGAATAAAGATTTATCAAATCCTTGGTAAAAGTTTATGAGCATGATTATACTTGGCTCTTAGTTTGTACAAGGCTGGTAAGTAGTGAATAAGTAAATATAATAGTCGCTTTCATTATTAACAATTGGCAGTTGAACTGCCAGTTGTACCCACCCATGGTGGAATTGGCAGACACGTTAGATTTAGGTTCTAATGCTTAATAGCGTGAGAGTTCGAGTCTCTCTGGGTGGATTAATAAATAGAAAGGAGTTAAAAATGTTTCAAGTAGGAGATATAGTACAAGTAATAATAGTGCCTAAAAAATATAAACAATATGATATTACAGGCGCTACAGGTATTGTAAAAACAGTTTATTCTAACAATATAAGAATACATATCTCTAGTTATTACAACGAAAAATCAGAAGAAGGAGATTTTTATTTTAAAGAAAATGAGCTAGATAATTTTACAAGAAAGGAAAATGATATGTCAATTATAGAACTTTGGGAGAAAAGAAGTATTGAAAAGATTGATAAGGAAGCTGAAATTAAATTAATGGAATTGCTTGCAGAAGATGAGTATACTCATGATTTAATTTTACATATGAATGATCTAAAAGATGCCGGGTTTAAAGTTGAAATACCAAATAATATTTATGATATGACTTCTGATTATACCAAAGGAATGAGAACTATTACTTTAAGTTCAGCAGAAGAGAAAAAAGTTGAAATTAAAAAAGTAGCAGAAGAAGTTGGTGTCTTATTAGAGATGTGTAAAGGAGACGTTGTTAAAGAAATGGAGATTCTTTGTAGCTATAGAGTTGTAGAGTATCCATTCGGGAGAATGACTGTTGGAGGTAGTACTTGTGGAAAATAAAAAGAAAATTTTAATTGTTATTGATGTGCAGAATGATTTTGTAACTGGTTCACTTGGTACACCGGAAGCGCAGGCAGTTGTACCGAATATAGTGAAAAAAGTGGAAGAATATAGATCAAGAGATGATGCAATTATTTTTACAACTGATACTCATTACGATGATTATTTGGAAACATCAGAAGGCAAAAAACTTCCAGTGTCACATTGCATCGTAGGAACTTCTGGCTATGAAATTATTTCAGAATTAAATGTTGAGCTTTCAACAATGGAAAAAATTTATCCTAAAAGTACTTTTGGATATAGATGGAATATAAGCCATTGGATATGTTGTTATGATGTTGAAATTATTGGTGTATGCACAGATATCTGTGTAGTAACTAATGCATTGGTATTAAAAACACATTATCCGGATATAGAGATTACAGTTGATGCGTCATGCTGTGCCGGGACTACACCTGAGAGACATAAAGCAGCTTTAGAAGTAATGAAAAGTTGCCAGATTAATGTAGTAGGAGAATAAAATGATTTTTGGATATAGAGTAGAAGATCAGGCTGAAAAACATGGACTGTGGCGGAATTTTGATGGAACATGGAATCCTGTATTTGACCAGCTCTCAGAAGGATTAAGTAGAAGCTTACCGATGGAAGATAATGAATTGTACAGAGAAGGTGGAAAACAGTGGTTCTCAGCAGCCCCATCAAAGAAAACATTAAAACACTGGTTCAGCCTTACTGATGTTCTTGAACTGAAGGAACTTGGATATAAAGTTTATGAATTTCAGCTTATTGGAACGAAACAGATTTCAGATTTTGAGATTATTTTTACAAGAGATAACATTATTGAGCAGCGAGAAATAGATTATAAGGAGATTTGGAATGATTAAATTAAACGGTGTAGAAATCAAACTTGACAAATATCCTGATGGGACATTCTTATTTAAGAATATCCCACCCATCGGAGGATGGTGTAGAGATAATATTGAATGGTTCTTTGAATCAATGGAAGAATTAACAGCAGTTGAATATATTACTAGATATTGTTGGGATCATAGAGTAGTGCCTAATTTATATATGCCTTATATCCCAGATGCACGTATGGATCGAGTCAAGCATGAGAACGAATTATTTACTTTAAAATATTTTGCTCAGACTATTAATTCATTACATTTTGGAAAAGTAGAAGTTTTAGATCCGCATTCTGATGTATCTGCCGCATTATTTAATAAAGTACATGTGGAGTCACCGAATCGAATGATTGAAGATACTGTCAAGAAGATTGCTAGTGATAATCTTATGATGTTTTATCCGGATGCAGGATCTATGAAAAGATATTCTTCAGCAGTACATCTTCCATATGCTTTCGGTATTAAGAATAGAGATTGGGAGACCGGAGAAATTAAAGGTTTAGATTTATCAGGTGAAATTAATCAACTGCCAGGTAAAGATATCCTTATTGTAGATGATATTTGTAGTAAAGGCGGAACTTTTTATCACAGTGCTAAGAAATTAAAAGAAGTAGGAGTAAATAAGATTTATCTTTACGTAACTCATTGTGAAAACACTGTTTATGATGGAGAGCTTCTGAAAAACAATGGACTGATTGAGAAGATTTATACGACAGATACGATTTTGACAAATCTTGAAAGTCCTAAGATTGAACTGGTTGAGAGATTTAGATAAGGAGAAATATTATGAAACAAATTATTATTCCTTTAGGGTGGTGAGAAAATGAAAGAAATTTTAGGAAATAATCTTGAACAATTCTTTTTTGTATTATTAGATTTATTAGATTACCAAAAAGAATGTGGAGCGATATGCACATACAAGAGTAATAGATATGAAGTTTGGTTAATGTATGATGAAACATTTAATAGGATCTCAGATATGTCAGAAGAAGAATTTGTTAAATTCGCAGGTGAAGATGCTTGGTGGAGAAGTAGCAATGGTAGTGTATTATATTCACTTGATAAAGGAGAAATAACAATTAATCATAAGAAAATGATTGGATGGATTAGAAAACCTGGGGATGAAGAAATATCAACAGATATTGAATATTCATCATTAACAGAATATTTATGTGAATTTATTGGGGCTTCTACACCTCATAATGTTGTTGCTTGTGCAATGGATTTGGGTAAATTTAATCATTTGACAATGGGTAGATTGTTTAAAAAATATGAACCAGTGGAGGATGAATGAAGAAATGATGTTTACAGTTTGTAATGTTCCAAAGTTTTTAGAGGAACAGATGAATAAAATGAAAGACACTATTACGAGTGATATGAATGAAGATAATCTTAAAGGTTATGAGTATGCAGTTGAAACTATGTTAAGTATTATTAGACAGACAATTCATGCTGCCGAGATGGATGATGAAATTCTTGTGCATAGCGATAAGATTGCTGATGAGAACGATATTGAAGAGTTTGATTTACATGATTTGTTAGGACTTTATGGTTGTAGAGTTGTGGCACAGAAAGAATTTGAAGAATAATACATGCAAAAAAGCAATCTTTTTTCGGAGAATCAATGTGAAATATGAAAGAATGCAAGAGGAATGGAGAAATAGTATATGAAAGCACAGATTTGCGAAACGTGTGTACATAAACATGATAGATGTTATTGCAGTCCGAATAGTACATGTGATAAGTATAAGAAAATTCAAATGATAGAAAAGAAATCATGGGAAGAATTTAAGAATAACGGATTTCTCTGGTGGATTAATATGATTTTACATACATTCGGATGGGCGATTTGTGTAGATATCGAAGAAGACGGATCAGTTTCAAATGCTTATCCTGCCAGAGTAAAATTCAGAGGATTTGCAGAGAAGAATAATACAGATGGTTATATTAAAGTCAGTCAATATTTGAAAGACAATGTGGACGAGCTTGTAAAATAAGCGAATGATTAAGGAGGAGTTATGAATAATACTTTAGCAATTTTACTTTCAGATACATATAAACAAATTCATAATAAAATCTATCCAAAAGGATTAACAAAACTTGTTTCTTACTGGACTCCACGACGATCAATGCTTAAGAATCAGAACAAAATGGTTTTCTTTGGTTTACAAGCATTTATTGAAGAATATCTGGTTGACTATTTCAATGAAAATTTTTTCGAGCTAACTGCAGCAGAAGTTGAACATACATATAAATACAGTATGGATATACAGTTAGGGAACAGTTATGACCTGGATCCTATTATGAAACTTCATAAATTAGGTTATCTTCCAATTCAGATCCGTGCATTGCCGGAAGGAACATTGGTACCTATGGGAGTTCCGTGTATTGAAATTAAAAACACACATCCGGATTTTGCTTGGGTAGTACAGTGGATCGAATGTATCCTGCAGGTTGAACTCTGGAAACCATGTGCTCATGCAACAATTAGTCATATGTATAGAGAACTTGCAAACAACTACTATAAAATGACCTGTGATGACCTTTTAAGACCTGAAATGGCATGCTCAGACTTTGGTATGAGAGGAATGTCTTGTATGGAAGAGGCAGTAAGATGTTCATCTGCTTGGTTATTATCATTTGATAAGACAAGTACAATTCCGGCCATTGATTATATAGATACGTATTATGATGCTTGCTGTTGGACTAAAAGAATCGGAATTGGTGCTGTATCAACAGAACATTCAGTTATGGCTTCAAATTATGCAGTAGACGGTGACGAAATCACATTTGTAAAAAGACTACTTACGGAACTATATCCTAATGCATCTTTTAGCATGGTATCTGATACTTATGATTACTGGAATATGATTGATAATATTCTTCCGGCTTGTAAAAAAGAAATCATGCAGCATAATGGCAAACTTATGGTTCGTCCAGATTCTGGGGATATGGTAGAAATTGCTGTAGAGACAATTGAAAAGCTTTGGAATACATTTGGCGGAACAGTAAATAGCAAGGGATATAAAGTGCTTGACCCGCACATTGGAATTATTTATGGGGATGGATGTACTCTTAACAATGTAGAGCAGGTATGGGAAGAACTGAAGAAAAAAGGATTTGCTGCAAACAATATCGTATTCGGAGTCGGAGCATTCTGCTTCTCAGCAATTGTAGAGCCTGATGGACATATGGTTGTTGTGACTAGGGATATGTTTGGTATCGCTATGAAAGCAACCTATGGAATCGTTAACGGCGAACCAATTATGATTTATAAAGATCCCAAAACCGATGTGAGCCATTTGAAAAAATCTCATAAAGGATGTTGCCGCATATATTATGATGACAATGAAGAATTACAGTGCGAAGACGGGTATGACGATGTATTTGGCGATGGAACGTTAAGAACTGTATTTGTGAATGGAAAAATTTATAATAAAGAAACATTTGAAGACATTAGAGAAAGATTAAATGGAGAAACAAAGATGAGTAAAATTACAGATTATTTATTAAAAGATGATGTGATTGTAGTAATGGATGTAGATGGAGTACTTGCTCCGTATGAGTTTTCTGAATTAAGTCATAGTATGACTGACGATGAATGGGACAGACTTGTAGCTTCCGGTGAGAATCCGTATAAAGATGTGCGTCCGATCAAATTAATGCAGGAGTTTATTCAGAAGAAAGGCGTGAATAAAGTATATACCTGTTCAAAGAGTCCTTTAAATGAAATTCCTGGTAAAAGAGCTTTTATAAAAGACAATTATGATCTGCCAGATGATAATATCTATTTCACTTTAGAAAAGACAGAAAAACTTACTGTGCTTCAAACGCTGCAACAAAAGCTCGGACTTAAGCCATCTCAGATTGCAATTGTAGAAGATACAGTTAAAACTTTGGATTATATTCGTGCACATAGCGATTTTGTAACTGTACATGTTTCATCATTTATGGAGTAGATATAGGGAGGTATTAAAAATGAGTTATTTTACTGATTCAGTTTCAGATCTTTGTCAGGGGATTATTGATAAAGTAGATACTTATGAAAAACGAATCAAATACTTAGAAGAAGAAAACAAAAAGCTCAAAGATGAGCATTATAAAGACTCTGAAATGCAGAGAATGAAAACAGAGTTGGAAAAAGCAAAAGATGATTTACATAGAGGATTTCCAATTTCTAAAGAAGAAGAGGAGAAAATCAAAGAGTGGCAGTTAAAACATGACGCTGAGAAACATGGTTTGAAAACTATGGAACAGAGATTGAGAGCTGGCGGATGTTGTGGCGGGAGATATACATATCAATTTGTTCCCACAAGCATTGGAACTATTGGAGAAGTGATTTGCTCCTGTGGCGAGAAGTTTACATTTCAGGATTTATAGGAAAAGATTTATGATTAAAATTATTGAAGGTAACATTGTAGATGCACAGACCGATTATATAATTCATCAAGTTAATTGCCAAGGAGAAATGAATACTGGAGTTGCTAAAGCATTAAGAGATTATGACGAAGGTATTTATATACATTATAGAAACGTTTGTAAATTACGTGAGTTTAATCCAGAATTACTTCTTGGAACATATGACGAGTACTTTATCAGAAGGAAAAATCAAGAGATATTGTCCTTATTTGCACAAGACAAGTATGGATATGATGGAAAACAGTATACTGATGTTAAAGCTTTTCGAGAAGGATTAAATTTTATTCGACAACAAATACCTGTTTATTGGTTTGATGCTGATAACAGACCTCACAAGACAACCATTGCACTCCCATATAAAATAGGCTGCGGAAGAGGAGGAGCAGACTGGGAAGTGGTTTATAAGATTATAGAAGAAGAATTAAGTAGTTTTGAAGTAGAACTGTGGAAATTGGAGGAGCAGAATGTTTAATGTAGAAAAAGCAACAAATGATTGTATTCAGTGGATTAGAGATTGGAGAGAAGAGAATGGTCCTGGATGTAATCTCATAGTAGGTATTTCCGGTGGCGTTGACTCTTTAGTAGCTGCTGAGCTATGTGTGGAAGCCGTTGGAGCTGACAAAGTTCTCGGAGTAATCATGCCGAACTATAAACAGGATGATATTGATGTGGCTTATGATATTTGCCAGCATGTATTAAACATTGATTATCTTACTATTAATATTGGATCAGCTTATGATGATATTATTGATCAAATTGATGCTGCATTTAATGTAACAGATCAGACATTAATTAATCTCGCTCCTAGACTAAGAATGACCACTCTATACGGGGTGTCACAGTCACACAATGGAAGAGTGGTTAATACATGTAACCTCAGTGAGGATTACATTGGATATGCCACTAGATATGGAGACGCAGCTGGAGATTTTGCTCCATTGGCACAGTTTACAAAGGGAGAGGTAAAAAGAATCGGGCATTATTTAGGATTGCCTAAAAATTATGTAGAGAAGACCCCGTCGGATGGTTTATGTGGTAAATCAGACGAAGATAACTTTGGATTCACCTATGCAGTATTAGATAAATACATCCGTACAGGAGTGTGTGACGATCCAGAAGTAAAAAGACGGATTGATCGTTTACATGAGAAGAATGAGTTTAAACTGAAACCAATGCAGTATTTTAATTATAAAGAGGAGAAAACAGATATGAATATGTCACCAGATGAGATTTTAAAAGCACTTGAAAAAGCAGTAGCGAAAAAAGAAAAAGAGCATACTATTGGAGAAGAGCTTAGAAGCTGTGAGCGTCAGATTAAAGATGCTTTAGGCATTGATGTATATATTGTACCTAAAAATAAAACTGATAAACAGGTTTGTAAAACACTTTCAAAAGATGATATCACATTTGTAGGAAGAACAAAAGATATTGCTACAGGAAAAATTAGAACTACTGTAGGATTTAAAGATGGTACACAGACTTCTGTAGTCTTAAATGATTGGGAAGATGAAGATGATACTGAAAAAGCCATTATGTGGTGTTTGCTTAAGAAGTGTTTCAAATCAAAAAGAAGCTTAGAAAAAGTAATTTATTCAATGGAGGACATGTAATATGAGATCAAAGAATTCCTGGAACAAAGAGTATGAGACAAAAGTAGATAAAAACGGAAAGAAACATACTAGAATGGTTAAACATGGGATGAAGCAGTCTAAGAAGTCACTTGCTTTTTCTAAACATGTAAATAAAATGAAAACTGATAAACCTAAGTGGAATAAGAAATCTAGTGGCGAGAGCCACTAGAAAGGAGGGCTCATGAAAATACGGAAAGGATTTGTTACTAATTCAAGCTCTAGCAGTTTCATTATTTGCTTTGCAAGGATTGCTGACAAAGAAAAAGCTCAGAAGATAATTGATCAGTTCAATCTTGATGTATTAGATGTTACTGGTGTAAATGATGAAAGAAACTGGTCTGGTGAGCTTGGTGCTAGTTGGTGCGGAGCGGTCATTTATGGGGTTGATGACATTTTAGAAAAGCACCCTGATGGAGAATATATTGTAATTAAGGACAGTAACGATGCCTATTATGATGAATGGGGTGATGCTGTATATGATTATGATTTCTCTATGAATGAAGCAATAGATGCTATTACGGAAGTAAATGGATTTGCTGATATAGAAGTTGCTGAAGGAGAAGGGAGAGATGGTTAATGAAAATAAGAAGAGGATTTGTTACTAATAGTTCGTCTTCAAGTTATATCATTGCAAAAAAGAAAGATGCAACATTAGCAGACATTAAAAATTCACTGTTGAAAGTAAGAGACAACGCTAAATCTTTTTTGATTGAACAGCATAAATGGATTGATCTTGAGCCGGATGTAGAAGAGTCAATAAGAAAAGAAGATTATGATAAGGCTGCAGATGCGTTTTTAGAATATGTGGCAGATTATTTATACGGTAACTTTAATGCTGGAACATTGGGCGATTGGGAAGTTGGATCGGATGAGTTCTGGAATGACGGTGGTGATCCATATGAAAATTTTATTTTAGATTCTGCATGGCTTATCGGTGATGAAAACTTACAGATTATCTGAGGTGTAAACATGGAAATAAAAGCAAAGCAAATAATTGTAGATAGGAGCACATCTTATAAATATTATAAACCTAAATTCTGTTGCAAAGCATTGGAAGAGAATCCTAGGATAGTTATTTCTAATGAATATCCTGATAACTACTTATGTAGAACTTGTGAAACTATAGAATGCCATGGTTGTGACTATAAAACTGATGAAACTTTTGGAATTTTCTTTTACATAAGCGAAGAAGTCCAAGACTGGGAAGATACATGGCCTGAAGACTATTATTACCCTCTTAAATTCTGTCCATTTTGCGGAGAACCAATTGAAGTTGATGTCATAGAAACCATTGATAAAACAGAAGAAGCAGAAAAGGTATCTGAGGTTGCAACGAAGCTACGAAAACAGTTATGGGCATGTGATAGCAAGAAAAAGTGTGCAGAGTTAGAAAAAGAGATAAGGAACTTAGACGATATAGTAAATTATTATTATTCAACAGGAGAAATTGATGAAAATAGAGAAAATCAAAAAATTGTTGAAAAGTGAACACTATGATTTCTTAAGAGCGAACGAGCACCTGGGGAGTAACATAATTCTATTAGGCTTAGGTGGGTCTCATGCTTATGGTACAGATACAGAAAACTCCGATCTGGATATTAGGGGTTGTGCTTTAAATAAAAGAGAAGAAATCCTGATTCCTATACATAATTTTGATCAGGTAACGGAAGAAACAACAGATACAACAATCTATTCTTTTAATAAATTGATAACTCTATTGTCAAACTGCAACCCAAACACAATTGAGCTGATAGGATTGAAGCCAGAACATTATCTTTATATTCATCCAATTGGTCAAGAACTTCTTGATAATGCTGAAATGTTTTTATCTAAGAAAGCGATCTATTCTTTTGGAGGCTATGCTACAAGCCAGCTAAGAAGGCTTGATAATAAAGCTGCTAGAAAGCTAGGGCAAGAAGAAAGAATGCAGCATGTTCTTAATAGTATTATGAATGCTTTTTATACTTTCCCTGAAAAGTATTTCAATTTTCCAGAAGATGCAATAAAGCTTTATGTAGATAAAGGTATTCAGGAAGATTATGAAACAGAAGTATTTATGGATATCCAGTTGAAGCACTATCCTTTGAATGATTATCAGGGGATGTGGGCTGAAATGAAAAATATTGTTAAGGATTACTCTAAAGTTGGAAAAAGAAACAGACATGCCATAGAACATAATAAGCTAGGAAAGCATATGTGCCATTTAGTGAGATTGTATCTTATGTGTTTTGATATTCTTGAAAAAGGCAAAATTATTACATATAGAGAAGATGATCATGAGCTTCTTATGGCTCTACGTAATGGAGAATATTTGGATGCAAACAGTCAGCCTATCCCAGAATTTTTTGAAATGGTAAACGAGTTAGAGAAAAGACTTGAGTATGATTCAAAGAATACCTCATTGCCTGATAAACCAAATTATAAAGCTATAGAAGAATTTGTAATGTCTGTCAATGAAAGAATTGTATTAGGAGAGATTTAAGAATGAATTTTAATGGATTAAAAAGTAGCGAAGTAGAGGTTAGTAGGACTACATATGGAAGTAATAAGCTTCCGGAACCTGAATTGAAAAAATGGTATCATTTTGCTAAGGAAGCATTAACTGAACCAATTACTATGATTCTAATAATAATTGCTTTATTCCAGTTAGTTTTAGGAGCTATGGGAGTAATGTCTCTTTCTGAACCTGTAATGATTATAGTGGTTTTAGCTATTGTTACTGGAATTGCTATTAAGACAGGTCTAGGCGTACAGAAATCTGCAGCAGAGCTAAGAGCAAAAACGGCAGTTAGATATTGTGATGTTGTCCGAGATGGAAGCGTACAGACAATTAATAAAGATGATCTGGTAGTAGGTGATTTAGTTCTATTGAGAACTGGACAAGAGATTTTTGCAGATGGATTTATTGTTGATGGAGAAATTTCTGTTAATAACGCCGCTATCAATGGAGAGACAAAAGAATGTAGAAAAATTCCTAGTGCTAATTATAAGCATGTTAAAACAACATCAACTACTGCATATACGGATCAGTGTTCTCTCTTTGCAGGAACAGTTATCATGTCTGGTGAAGGAAAAATGATTGTTACAGATGTTGGTGTTAATACAGTTAATGGTGATACTCTTGTCAAAATGCAGACTTTAGAGCCTCCTAAGACAGCTCTTGATATTGCTCTGGATCATTTGTGTGATTTTATTTCAAAATGGGGAACAATTGCGGCAGCATTAGCATTTGTAATTATGACAATTACAGGTATCTTAAATGCTGGAAGCTTAAGTCAGTATTTCTCAGGAAGTATTCTTGAAAGTATTCAGAAGGTAGCACAGAATGTCTCAAATGCATTGACAATTATTGTTGCGGCTGTACCGGAAGGTCTACCACTCATTGTAAAACTTGTAACTAAACAGAATGTATCGACAATGGAAAAATTCAATATTCTTGCGAAGAATACTGGTAAAATTCCTGAATTGGCATATGTTAATTTAATTTGTACGGATAAGACAGGAACTCTCACAACAGGTGAAATGACTTCTACAGTTATGATTAACGGTAACTGTCAGGATATTTTTAATAAGGAAAGTTCGCTCAACGAGCTAATTGATTTAAACATTTGTATGAATAATAGTGCAGTGTTTGATTCTAATGGGAATATCACTGGTGGCAATTCAATTGATCGAGCAGTGCTTGATATGCTTTCTCCTGAGGATGCACAAAAAATACAGAATAAAGCTATCATGAAGAAACGTGTTCCATTTAGTAGTGAAAATAAATTCTCTGCAGTTACTTTAAATAATGGAGCAAATGATTTTACTGTTTATAAAGGCGCGCCAGAGAAATTAATTGAGAAGTGTAAATTTTATCTTGATAATGATGGCATTGTAACTGAGCTGACAGAAGAAAAAAGAAAAGCTTTAAAGAGCCATATTAAGGGATTAACAGAGAAGGCAATGAGATGTATTGCATTGACTATCTCAGATAAAACTGATGATGGTCTCCCCGATGAAATGAATCTCCTTGGAATCATTGGAGTTGTTGACCCGGTTAGGAATGAAGTTCCAGAAGCAGTAAAAATTGCTCATAAAGCTGGAATTCAGGTAATTGAAATTACTGGTGACTGTATGGAGACTGCTAAGGCTGTTGCTATGGAAGCTGGCATTTATAAGCCTGGAGACTTAGCAGTTACCAATGATGAGTTTGAGGCAATGTCAGATGTAAAAGTAAAAGAAATTATTCCACAGTTAAGAGTAATTTCCAGATGCTCACCGAATACGAAGCTTCGCCTTGTAACATTAGCACAAGAAATTGGAATGTCTGTGGCAATGACAGGTGACGGTGTGAACGATGCTCCTGCACTAAAGAAAGCAGATGTAGGCTTTGGAATGCAAGACGGATCTGATGTAGCAAAAGAAGCAGCAGATATTGTTTTGACAGACAATAATTTTGCAAGTGTGGTAAAGGCAGTCGAACTTGGTAGAACATTTATGCATAACATTATGATGTTCCTTGAATTCCAGCTACCTATCAATATTTCGTTGTTGATCTTAAGTATGGTATTTCCAATTATTTCTGGTGGCTCTGCTCTATTAGCAGCAGTTCAGATCCTTATTGTAAATATCATCATGGATTCACTTAACTCATTAAGCTTTGGCGGAGAACCACCAAAAGAAGAATATATGAATGAAGAGCCTATCATGAAAGGATCCGGATTATTTATCCGTGGAGCGAAAGGGAGAATTGCATTAAGTTCAATTGTATTTATTGCTTTATTTGGTGTAATTACATTTGGTCCAGTTGGAAATATGTTTGCAACAAAACTTTCGGCTATGACAGCGAGATTCGCTTTATTGTGTTTAATGGCAGTATTTAATGGATTCACTATTAGAACAGATAGTATGAATCTTTTCAAAGGAATTAAAAATAACAAATTATTTGTGTATATCGCATTGGGTATTTTTGCAATGACTGTAGTTTTGTGTAACTTTGTAGGAAATCTAGTACAGACAACTCCAATGGATGTTAAACAGTGGATTGTAGTCCTTGTGACAGCATTTATGGTTGTGCCTGTAGATTGGATTAGAAAAGCAATTTGTAAGAAAGGAAGTAACTAAAATGGGATTTTTGGGAAAACTATTCGGAAAAAAAGATGAGGAAGCAGCAGTAGAGTTATCTTCTGCTGTAACTCAGCAACCTGTATATGAAGAAAAGTTACAGACAATTGATATGTCTAAGCACAGTGAAAATCTTGGCAAAGTACTTATTGATATGTCTAAGGGAAGCAAGATTGATATGACAAAACATACAGCTAGAGTAGCTCTTGCAATGGATTATTCAGGAAGTATGGATTGGCTGTATGATAATGGATCTGTACAGGAAACCATTTCTCGTTTGTTGCCTATTGCTCTAAGATTTGACGATAATGGAGAACTTGAGAGTTGGTTGTTCTCAAATGGAGCGGAGCGCTTAAAAGCTGCTAACGCTGATAATTATAGTAGTTATGTTAAAAATGTTATGAAAAAAGCTCATATGTATATGGGTGGTACTAATTATGCTCCTGTATTGAAAGAAATGGTTACATATTATAAAGATATCGAGCCAAGTGAGATTCCAGCATTTATCATCTTTATTACAGATGGTGAGAACAGTGACACTTCTGCCACCAATGCAGTTATTAAAGAGCTTTCAGAGTACAACATCTTTGTACAGTTCATAGGAATTGGGGATGAAGATTTTGGTTATTTAAAATCCCTTGACAATATGAAAGGTAGAAAACATGATAACACCGGTTTTACAGCAGTAAAAGACATGAATAAAATGTCTGATGAACAGTTATATACAGAGATTCTTCGTCAGTATAAAGACTGGCTGAATAATAAATAAAAAGGAGATAAAGAGATATGGCAGTAATCAACATGAGTAAAAACCAGAAAATTAGTATGGTAAAAGAGGATGGTACAGGTATTAAGAACTTCTTCATTGGAGTCAATTGGGATCAGAACCGTTATGCTGGTGAAGCAGATATTGACTTTGATATCAATGGATTTTTAACAGATTCAAGTCGCAAAGTAGTATACCCAGAAGATTTAGTAAACTATAAAACCTATGAAGATGGCTCTGCATATCCTTGGGTAGATTATTCAGGAGACAATAAAACTGGTGACGATTCTCAGGGAATGATTTTCAATGGAAAGCATTATGACGAATATTTCATTGTACATGCTGATACTTTCCCGAAAGATAAAACAGAATTTACTATCTGCTTAACAATTTTTAGGGCCTTACAGCGTATGCAGAATTTTGGAATGGTCTCCAATGCAATTATGACAATTTGTGATTACGACAATCCAGATGGTGATAAGTATGAATATGATCTGTCTGAGAATGAAAACTTTGAAAAATTGAATGCAGTAGAAATGGGTAAATTATACCGTTACGGAGATGGATTCAAATTCCAGGCATTAGGTTCCGGCTATGTAGGAGGTATGACAGAACTGTTTAAAAACTTTGGGCTTGATATTGATGAGGGGAGAGACTAATGAATATTACAGCTGGAGCAATTATTATAATTGTTATTTTAGTACTCGTAGGACTTTGTTTCTTTTTTAATAGTAAAATTGGAAAGAGAGTAAGGATAAGAGCATCTGGCACGGCAAACGAAGCTATTCAGAAAGATGCGTCTACACCTGAAGGAGCTAAAGCATATTATAATGCCGCTATTGAGAAGAAAGAAGATGAACTTCAGCAGGAAAATGTAAGATATCAGCAGATGCTTGGTAAGATTTCTAATTATGAAGATGATTTGTTCCATTTGAAGAAAGATGCCATGAAAGCAGATGTAAATGTAAATGCTTGTGTGGATCGAGGAGATGACGAAGCGGCAAAAGTCTACTTAAAAGAACAACAGGAACTTAATGATAAAATTGATTTTATTAAAAATACATTAAAAGAATGGAAAGAGAATGCTGATGTGCAGAAAGAAAAAGTAGAAGTACTACAGCAACAGCTTAATGATTTAAAAGCAGAAAAAGAAAGTGCTGTTTTAACTTTGGAAACAGCTCAGGCATCAAAAGCTTTTAATGTAACACCGGGAGTATCTTCTAGTGAAGAGGAAAAGATGCTAGAGAAAGTACGTGACGGAGTTAAAAAGCAAAAAGAGGCTGCTGATGGAGCTAGGATCGTTTATGAAAGTTCTACTATTGTGCAAAAACAGCGTCTGGATAAGAAAATGAAAGATGATGAAATTAATAAAAAGTTGCAGGAACTGAAAGCAAAGAAAGGCAAATAAAATGATAGTGTTAAATATAGGCGTGTTTGTAGTATGCTTATTAGCCTGTTTCTTAGTTGGATTCTTTGTAGGGAAGAGAAAATAAGTGTAGTAACAAAAGGTTAAGGTGAGGTTCAATTCCTCACCTGCACTTAAGGAGGTTAAACAATGAAATAAAATATGGAGGTGATATTACGCAAAGAGGAAAACGAATATTAAATAAACCAATTGATGACGCATGTGAGAAAGAAATTTTGATACCAACAAAAAGAGTGATCACTGTAGAAGCTGAATACGACTTGACTGATCCTGAATTAATTGGAGAAAAAATAACTGATAGAGACAGAGTAGAACAGCTAGTAAAACATAATGTCCGAGACTGTTTTGAATTTGATGAAGGATTCGTAAGTTTAACAGTAACTTGTAGTGATTATTAAGGAAGGAAAAAGAATGATTAATAGTTTTACTGGAGATTATTACTTTTTAAGTAACTTTTATATGGCACCGGTAAGTTATAACGGATGGGACTATACAAATAATGAAGCAGCTTTTCAAGCACAGAAAACAAAAAATCGTAGACTAAAATTCCAGTTATTTTCTCAAGCTAGCCCATCAGAGGCAAAGGCAGCAGGTAGAAAGATTGATTTGAGATCAGATTGGGAAGAAGTGAAAGATAAAGTAATGTATGAAATCGTACTGGCTAAATTCACTCAAAATCCAGACCTTAAGAAAAAATTACTTGCTACAGGAGATGAACATTTGGAAGAGGGTAATACTTGGGGAGATACTATTTGGGGAACTGTAGATGGAGTTGGAGAAAATAGGCTTGGGAAGATACTTATGAGAGTGAGAGATGAATTGAAAAATGGATGACTCCAGAATTCAAGTGCAAAATATGGTAGATTTAATTATCTCTAACTTTTTTCCCAAAATGGAAATCAATTGCTATGCCACAATTGTAAAAAAGAGAGATTATTTAGGGATAAGAAGCGACAGAGTTGTTAAATTGAATGGTATGTTAAAAAATGAAATTGTTATATCCGAAAAAGATTATTTTAATAATGATCCCAAACTTTTGGTAGATATCGTATCCCAAATAATTCAAATCATTGCGGCAAGAGATAATGTTTTAGCTTCTAATAGAGGCAGGTATTTTAATAAGTGGCTTAATTGCTATTTTGAAAAGTATGGTGTTATTACTACTAAAGGAAAGTATGGTTATCAGCCTGTAGAATGTGATCAAAAATATTATGATTGTTTTCCTAAATTTAAAACTAAAAAAGCTACTTTATATTTACCATACATAGAGGGGCACAAGAGTAGTACGAGAAAATTGATTTGTCCTGCTTGTGGTTTAACCGTGAGAGCAACTTCAAATGTGTCATTAATATGTGGAAGATGTTACAAAAAGAATAATATAAATTATTTGATTGTAGAAAAGAAAATGGAGGAAGATAAATAACATGGTAAAAACATTAAAAGAAACAACAGAAATGATGGTTAGCCCAGATTATAACGAGAGATTCAAAGCTGAATATTACCAGTTAATGCTTAGATTCAGAGGTTTGCAGTCTATACTTTTTAAATGGGACAATGGAAGTCTTAGTTTTGAGCCAACATGCCCAAGAAGCATTTATAATATTCAGATTGATGCTATGGCAAATTATTTAGCTATTTTAGAAGCTAGAGCTGTTATGGAAGGTATTGAATTATAAAGGAGAGAGCATGAATCCAGTATTTGTATTTTTAGTATTGGTTGGAGCAGTAATTTTATGGTTTCTATTATCTGCACTGTTTTATCCATTTGGGAGATTCTTACATAGGATCTGGAAAGATGCAGCAGATGAAATAAATAGAGAAGATCAAAACAAGGAGAAGAAAGATTAATGAAAAAAGGATTTTTAGGTAGTATTGGATTAGCAGTAATTATTGTAGCAGGATTACTTTGCGTAGCAAAGTGTAGCGTAAGAGTACCAGCAGGTTATGTAGCGGTAGAATACAAGATGAATGGTGGAATTTCAAACGACACTCTTTCACAGGGATGGCATTTAATTTCACCCACAGTAAAAACATCTTTGTATTCAATTGGTATTGAGCAGTCATATCTTACATCAGAAGATAAAGGTGATTCACCAAAGGATGAGAGTTTTAAAACGCCTACCGCTGATGGAAAGCAACTTCTTGTAGATCTTGAATTCTCATATAAATTCGACCAGGATCAAGTTGCTGATGTATTTACAAGATTTAAAGGTCAGTCTGGCGAAAGTGTAAAGAATACTTTTATTAAGCCAAAAATGAAAGCATGGACACAGGAAGTAACTGCTAAGTATCCAGTTACAGATGTATTTGGTGATAAGCGTCAGGAACTGAACGAAGCTCTTGATACATATCTGAAAAAGAAATTTGAGCCATATGGAATCATCATTGATACTGTAAACTTTACTTCAATTTCTACAGATGATGAAACTCAGGCTGCTATTCAGAAGAAAGTAAATGCACAGCAGGAACTGGAACTTGCAAATATTGAAGCTAAGACTGCAAAGGTACAGGCAGATAAAGATAAAGAAGTTGCTCTTATTGCAGCAGAACAGGATAAAGAAAAGGCCGCTATTGAGGCTGAACAGGCGAAGATTACTGCTGAAGGTAAAGCGGAAGCAACAAGAATTAAAGCGGATGCTGAAGCAGAAGCAAATAAGAAAATTGCCGAGTCTCTTACTCCAGAGCTTATTGAGAAACAGAAAATTGATAAATGGAATGGTGATGTGCCGAAGGTACAGGGTGGAAACGCTGCAACAATTGTTGACGCAGGAGAATTAACATCAGGCAATGTAGCAACTGTTGAAAATAAATAATTAATAATGAGGGTAACGTATAGCGAGATAGGAGCCGGCTGTAATTACAGTGCTGTTAAAAATAACGGTGTGGAGCTATACCAACACTGACGGTAGTAGAAAAAACAGCGAATATAGGGATTTTGCGTCAGTAATAACGAGGTGGCTGCGTAAGGTGAGGATAACGTTAACAACTACGAATTGTAATGTCGGCCAAAAGCAAGTAAGTATAGTTATGATATCTGCTGCCATAGGCAACACCTCCTTCAAAAATAATGTGTGATACAATCCCATATCACATTACCCATTCAGAAGATCCTCACCCGGTACAGACCTGGGATCAATAGTATTGTACTTTAGGTGAGGCGGTTTGTCAATATAAAGGAGAATTAATATATGGAATTTGCAAAAGCAATAGCATGGATTTCAACTGCTGTAGCAGTAATAATAGGTATGAAAATTACAGAATCTCCATGGTGCTTGTGGGCGTTTTTATTACCATTGTCAATGAGTTAAAGGGAGTAAAAAAACTAAAATGAATTGTCTCAATTGTGATTATTACAGAGAAAGTTATTTATTTAACTGTTGTGAGTTAACGCAAGAGGAATGCTTCTTTATAAAGACAAAAGAGCATCCATGTTACTATATTAATGATGATTATATTTTTAAAGAAGATGTTCCGTTCTTTGGATTTAAAAAAGGAACTGATTCTAAAATGCTTGGAAAATAAAAGATGGGCACCCATCTGGTGCCCGTATAATGTATTATGTATTATGTTTTCCCCTTTAATCTATAATTAATTATTATTGGTAATTTCAATCTCTATAGATATGATTTTAGATAGTAAATTAATTTTAATCAAATTAGTTTTGCTGTTTTTAAGTTGCTTAAGTATGATATATGTTATTACGTACATAAAACACAATAACATCGCTAATATAAGTGCTAAAATTAAAAATCCAATCTTAATCACCCCCTTAAAGATATATATTTTTTGAATCTTTATCTGGGATTTATATAGGGGATAATTGAAATTACTATACTAAATATAACACTATATTGAAGATTTGTCAAAAAGTAAGTGGATTATATGAATCATGGAAACAATGTAACTGGTATTGAAAAATTATTTGAAAAGGGAGAATAATGGCAAAATATCTAATGAAATATAAAGGTACTTACAGACTAAAAGCTGCAATAGATCAAAGTACCAACGATTATCCCAGAGATGACTCTGGAGGAATAGACCCAAGTTTTGATGATATTTATATCAAATGCTATGGTGGTGCTCAGATATATCATTATGGTTTTTCTACTCTTGTAGCTTACATTCCATCTATAGGAAGAGGACACAATATTTTAAAAGCTATAGCTAATGATATTGGACTACCGGAATATAAGACTTATGAAAAATTATACAAAGCACTTGAAGATGAAGGAACTGTACGAAGTATCATGGAAAATGATAAAGAAATAGAATTTAAGTTCCATGCTCGTAAGTTAGAATACATAGCATCTTTTCTTAAACCTGCAACTGCAGGATCAGATATTAGTCCTTTCTCGACTAAGAACTTACCCAAATGTGATTACCCTATTCCTGAGGAAGATTTAGCAGAATACAATGCTATTTTGGATTCTATGGACAACAAGGATTACTTGTTAGTCTCTAGGGTGACCGATGCTTTTTTGACCAATAAACTTCAAAAAAGTAAGCAGTATAGGACAATTGATTTGAAAAAAGATATGAAGAAAAAATGTTTAAAAACTAAAGAATATATCCATTCATTAGGTGAATGGGACAAATATATTAAGTATTTAAAAGAAAATATAAAATGAAAGGTCAGATTAGTTTATGACATTGCAAGGAGTAATAAAAGACTTCAATTTATCTGATGATATATATTATATTCTTAAAAAGAAAGATATTAGAATACCAATAAAAAGATATAAAAATATAGAAGTATGTGAGTATTGGTATGATGATGAGAGTCGTCCAGATATATGTTGCTGGATAGATGTTGAAGGTATTGGTTATGGATGGATATGGTGTGCTAATAATCTACGTAGTAAATCAAGAATTTTACAGAAAAGAGCAATAAGAAAATTTGCTATGGACTTGTTAAAACCAGAAGATGAAAATACTAATATTTTATGTTTTGATGATCCAAATGAAAAAGTTCATGTATATGGATTTATTCCTAAAGACAATAAAAATGTTTATATTCAAATCAGACTAAGTGATGAAGAATTACATTTTTAGCATGAACTTATCAATAAAAGAATCACAATATTACATACACAAAGGAGATTATTAATATGGCAAAAAGAGTTGCAAAATTTGAAAAAGTATCTTATGAACAGTTTGAAACAGCATGGAAAGATTCATTCAGTAAGCCGTCAATGATTACTGATAAAACAATTAAAGATGCATATTACCCTATTGAACTTCCTCAGAGAGCAACTAAAGGTAGTGCTGGCTATGACTTCTATTCACCGTTGTCATTTGTGTTAGAGCCGGGAGAAACAATTAAGATTCCAACTGGTATTCGTTGCGGAATGAACAATGATTGGGTACTAATGTTGTTTCCAAGAAGTGGTTTAGGTTTTAAATATAGAATAAGACTTGAGAACACAGTTGGCATCATTGACAGTGATTATTTCTATTCAGATAACGAAGGGCATATTATGGTTAAAATTACCAATGAAGGGGTTAAAACTATGAAAGTAGCTAAAGGTGATGGCTTCTGTCAGGGGATTTTCTTACCTTATGGAATTACAGAAGATGATAAAACTGAGGGTACTCGTAATGGTGGATTTGGAAGTACAGATAAATAAAAAATAGAGGCGCTGAATAGAGCGCCTCTAAAGAAAAATGTGTGTTGGTTGTGTACAAGTGAAGTGTATAGAACAACCATCTACACTATATCATACTATTTAACAAAAAGAAAGGATAAAGATGAAAATTCGACTAAATGATTCGACAGATGCTACAGAAATTGTCAGTATTGCCAATAGATTTAAAAATTGTGATATTGATGCACAGTTCGGAAGATATGTTATTGATTTAAAGTCTATTCTGGGAGTCTTATCTTTTGGATTACCAAAAGATATTGACATAAATATTATGGGTCCAGAAATAGATATAGAAATTTTTAATGAAGCTATTAAAAAGTGGAGGGTTTAACATGAAATTTGAAAGAACACATGTATATAACTTTGAAGAAGCACTTTATGGAATGAGACTGCCGTTAATGTCTCATAGTAAGAGTGATAGTGTTTCTTGTGTGCTTGCCGAATGTGGTGAATGCCCATTTGATGACGGGCCTTACGACCAGTGCGGAATGACGGATTATATTATTGGTCCAAATGACATGGATTTATGTCAGAGACTTATCAGTGCCGGACCAGAGCATAGAAAATTTTTAAGACAGATTTCTGTAGCTGTTACTATTACCGCACCGCTTTATTGGTGGAAAGAGTACGATACATACAAAGTAGGAACAGTAGCTAATAGTTCCAGTACAATGCACAAACTTGCTAGTACACCTATTACTTTGGAATGTTTTGAAACAGACGATTTCAATTCAGAGATTGAAGATCCAGCAGCTATTATTGATCAGTGTGAGTATTATAGACAGAAATATCTTGAGACTAAAGACAAGCGTTATTGGAAAGCTTTAGTACGTTGGTTACCTAATGGATGGCTTCAGACAAGAACTCTCAGTTTGAATTATGAGAATCTTCGTTCTATGTATTTTCAGAGGAAGTCTCATAAATTAACTGAATGGCATCAGTTTTGTGACTGGATTTTAACTCTTCCTTATGCTAAGGAGTTAATTACTTATACAAAGGAGAATGCCGCATGATAGTACTTGTAGGAGAATCAGCATCAGGTAAAAGTTCTATTGAAAGAGAGCTTATTGCTTTAGGTTTTAATAAAATAGTTACATATACTACTAGACCTATGAGAAAAGAAGATGTAGATGGAGAAACATATCATTTTATTACAGAAGAGCAATTTAATGATATGATAGAAAAAGATCTTTTTGCTGAACATGCTTCTTACAATGGTTGGCAATATGGAACAGCCAAAGAAGACTGTACAGATGATAAAGTAGTTGTCTTGACTCCTCATGGGCTCAGACAATTAAGGAAGAATAAAGATTTGCATATTATATCTTTCTATATTGATGTTCCTCGAAGGGATAGATTAATTAAAATTCTGGAACGTGGTGATGACATAGAAGAGTCTTATAGAAGGAATTTATCTGATGTGGGTCAATTTGATGGTATTAAGGATGAAGTAGATTATGTAATTCCAAATAAAGGCTATTCATGGAGTCCTTTAAATATGGCTCATATAATCAAAAGGAGTATGGAATGGATGAAATGTTAACTCCAACAGATATACAAAAACATCTAAAAATAGGACGTAACAAAACATATCAGCTTATTCAACTAAGTTCTTTTCCTAAAATAAAAATAGGAAATACATACAGGATTCCTAAAGAAAAGTATCTTAAATGGATATCTGATAATATACGTAAAACAATATTTTTATAATAAAAAATGGGAGCTATATCGAAATGATATAACTCCCTTATTTTTAATCAAGTAAATTTATGACTTCTGATTTATGCTTGTTCATGATATGCATATATATGTTATAAGTTGTGGAAACATCTTCATGTCCAAGTATCTCTGATATTACCTTGATATCTACAGGTTGGTTCTGTTCCCATCCTTTCTGTAGTAGCATAGATCCGAACGAATGCCTAAGATCATGTAGGCCGAAACCGTCAGATTCAATATCAGCTCTCTTGAGGATTGCTTTAAGCGTCCTGGTAAGAGTTGACTGTGATGGTGGAATATTATTTTCAGTTACGAATATGTGATCATCTCCGGATGCTTTCAGCCCAGGAGACACAGTTTTAAGCCAGAGCAGCTGTTCCTTTGCACGATTTGCCAGAGGAATGACTCTGATTGACTTAGGACGCTTTGGTGTATCTATGAGCCACTGATATTTGCTATCTACTTTGATACGCTCCATTGTCTTATCTATGTTAATGGTATTATTCTTAAAATCTATATCTTTCCATGTGAGAGCATAAGCTTCTCCTATACGCATACCAGTATAAAGAACTAACAGACAGAACCTAGCATTACGTCCATAGATGTAATCACCTGTCTTTACGCCTGGCAAAGCAGAATCTGCTTTCATAAGAGCCGTCTTATAAAACTTCTCAGCTTCTTCTAAAGATAAGAAAGAGTGCTCTTTCTTCTGTACTGCATATTTTGACTTATGCGGCATCTTAATCCCTTTTGCAGGATTCTCTGTGATGATGTTACAGGATACAAGATAATCGAAAACAATATTGAAAAGAGTTCGTGTCTTTTTAACAGTGCTCTCAGAATATTTCTTCGACATATTTGTATAGTATGTTTGAATAACAATCTTGTCTATAGCAGCCATCTGTACATCAGCAATCGGATTAGTTTTAATATAGCAGCGATTTGTAGACTGAAGAGTAGCATAGTTATTTGTCTTGAAAGTTGGCTCCAACGTCTGCAGGATATTATCTATACATTCCCCAAGAGTCATCTTACGATAATCTTTTTGGTTAACCCTCATACTCTTAGCTTCAAATTCTTGTATCTTGCGTTTTACATCAGCTTTTGTCCTTCCTACAAATTCTTTCCGGCTTGTCATACCATTATATTTCTTACGGTACCTATAGTATGTAATGTCATTCTTTGTTACAGTATCCCATGATCCTGAACCTTTTTCCCTTCTTGCCATATACATCCCTCCGTTGTACAAAATTACACTAATTTTACTTACAAAATAAAAAACTTTACTTTTTTCCAAAATTATGATAATATGAATTATGTGTTAAGTAAATTATAGCATACGGATAAGGATGAAGCAATAATTATTTCCCCCTTATCAATGCGGAAAATGAAATATTCCCCCTTATTTCCCCCTTATGAATTAAATTTAATAGGGTGAAAAGGGTATAAACTAACACGACTAGGTATCAAGTTTTACAACTGAATATCTCTTGCAAAGTGGCTTTAAAGCCAGTAAAATCAATGCTTTTCAGTATTTACAAAGGTTTCAAAAGATTGATTTTCAAGATACGCGCCTGTAGCTCAGTGGATAGAGCAGTGGTTTCCGGTACCATGTGCGGGGGTTCGATTCCCTTCAGGCGTGCTGCCTGGGACGTATGTACAGTTCCGGTGCGTTGTATCACAGGAGTTATCAGAATCGGGAACTGTCAGAAATCGTATGGCGGCAGTGAACGGAGCAAACGGTAACTCATAAGGAGGACAAGAACTTGGATGATTTTAGAGAATGGTTATCAGATAATCTCCGGTATTTT